TTCCACCCTCTTTTTATAAATTTTCTCGTTCTCATAACAGAACAAATAGGATATTGACTTCCTATATAAATAAGTTCCTTGTTTAAAATAGAACGAATACATTTCTTAGTGTAATCGAGTTTATTATCTCTATAACGATACCAAGCTGTACAGTGTACGAAATCGAAAGTTTTATGTATTTCTCTCGGAGTACCATAAAAACGTATCACTACTTGTATTCCATTAGATAATGTAATAGCATTGGGCGAAAGAAAAACAGGCACATATTTTTCATTTTCTTCTTTTACATCCCCCTCTAGCTCTTCTTCTGGAATGTCATCAGCTCTCTCTACAATATCTTCTACAATTTCCTCGGGAATGTCATCAGATCTTTCTACAATATTTTCTACGACTTCATCCTCTACTAGTATAGATAATCTCTTATCATCCCCTCTTTCTTCGAGAAACGCTAAACTACCCTTCTTTTTTTCATTGAATTTCTTTATATAATACTTCGCTACTTTTTTAACTGTTTCTCTAGTTTTAAAATAAACATCATAATCTTTCGGTTTTTCATTCAACATCAAAGAGACTATAGCCCCTCCAGTAACAATGCAATCCTGGTATATATCTTCTCTTAACTTTTCATCCTCTATACTTTTTACCCAATCTATTATCTTTTTCCTGATAATTCTTTTAATAATTTTGTCTTTCATCTATTTACTCCTTACTCTCAAGCATTTTTGTTAATATTTTTTTTTTGAATTTATTAAATAAAGAGGCAAAGTTTGTATAAGAGGGGAATATCTTAACAGGATGCCCCTCATACATCGGCCCCTATTTTTTTTAATTAATATGAAGTTAAATCTTTTAAAGACATCAATGCTATTGCCATTACTTTAATAAGTGCCTTTTCATATTTTTCACAATTATATTCAAGAGCGAACTCACAAGCATTACCATACTCTTTACCTAATATGGACACCCACTTTATTAGTGTCCGCCTACGATTACCCAGCATACCAATTTGTTTTTTTCTCTCATTTTTTACTTTTTTTAAAATTTCTCTTATACTCATAAATTATTCTCCTTTCCAATTGTTTTATTTCGACATTTCAAATGGGTGTTTTAACAAAATAATTCTCAACCCCCCTCTATTTTTCTAACAAAACGGTTCATTAACTATTCCCCTTTCATACTTTTTACAATTATATTATTAAAGAGTAATTTACAAGTTTTACCATACCCCTTAAACATGGATACCCATTCTTCTAATTTCTGATCACATTTACCCCGTATATCAATTTGTCTTTCATCCACATTTTCTATTTCCTTTGAAATTTTTCTTAAATACATAAACTATCCTCCTTCTCAATTGTTTCATTTTTTAATATATATTTTTTTGTTTAAAAATTTAACTACATTTACTCCATCCACAGGATACACATTGTACGCATCCCTCTTTATACACAAGGTCTTTTCCACATTCCCTACATTTATCAGTCAAAACCTTTTCCCCCTCTTTAATATATTTTTTAAGAATCCGAGCTACAGACCTTTCAAAACCTACAAAATTCTTATCTTTTTGAAGTTGATCAACAATAAATTGTAGAGGTACTCCATGTCGTAATGACATTGAAATAAATCTACTAAGTGATGAATATTCTTCATCAAACTCCTTTCCTATATTATCAATACAAATTTTTTCATTTCCGTTATCGATTGAAAGTTGATAGTGATTTTTTTTTACTTTTCTTATTATACCTGTCTTCTTTCCAATTTTTTCTATTTTATTTTCTGGATCATTTGTGACAAAAATTTCATAAAGCGTACCATGAAGCTTCCCCACTAATACAATATGCCTTATTTTATCTACACTTATTTCATATATATCGCACGGAAGTTCTGGAGGTCTCTTTGGAGCATAAGTTCTACATATATATAAAGGCCTATTACCATCCTTTCCATTTATTACATTGAGCACTCCTTTCATTGAGCCCACACGAAAACTAGTTACCCCCTTAACTTCTTTTTTATAAGCATAATAAAATAAATTGGAGTAGTCTTTCCTAGAATAGTTCTCAGGAATATTTATTGTCTTTGAAATACTATTATCAACATATTTTTGAATTACAGCTTGAATATCAACATGTCTATAAGGATCTATCTGAAGAGCTGTTTTAAAAAAATCAGGAATTTCCTCCCCCCCAAACTTCTCCCTATAGAGGAGCCAAGCGTAATCATAAATTCTTTCAATTTTATCTTCATTATCTACTTGTACAATTCTATCATATTCAAGTGAAAAAATAGGCTCTATACCACTACTACAATTTTGACCTACCGTAAGAGAAATTGTTCCTGTTGGAGCATTTGAATTTAGACAAATATTTCGAATTCCATATTTCCTAATATCTGCCCTAACATCAACTGGAAGATTTTTAATAAATTCTGATTCTAAAAATTTTTTATCATAATTCGGAAAAGTACCTCTTTCTTTAGCTAATTCAATCGAAGCTTTATAAGATACATCTCTGAAAAATTGAAATAATCTTGCAATAAATTTTTCGGCATCTTTACTATCATAAGATAATCTAAGCATTGCAAGTGCGTCTCCCAATCCAGTAACCCCTAAACCTATTCTTCTATCTCCTTTAGCACGATTTTCAATTTTTTTAAAAGGGTATTCACTTTTATCAACCACATTATCTAAAAATCGTATCCCAGTCATTATAGATTTTTTTAATAACGACCAATCAATACTCGCATCGCTTTCAAAAGATTTTACCACAAATTGTGTAAGATTAATAGATGAGAGGCAACAGACTCCATAAGGGGATAAAGGGATCTCGCCGCATGGATTTGGAGATTTTATCTCATACAAATAATACCCGTTATTATACTTATTTACGATAGAAAAATTAAATATACCAGGCTCATTATACAAATAAGCATTTCTCATTATTTTATCATATAGTATTTTTGCTTTAACTGTCTTAAACACTCTACCGTTCCATCTTAAATCCCAATCCATATTACTGGAAACAGCGTTCATAAACTCGTCAGTAACTCCCACACTAATGTTGAATTGCGTAAGTTTTTTATTATCATCGCCTTGTTTAAATTCAATAAATTCCTCAATATCAGGATGCGAAACATCTAAAATACAAATACTTGCACCTCGGCGGGCCCCTCCCACCTCAATTGTTTTACTCGCTTGATCGAATACTTCTAAAAAAGATAAAGGTCCGCTGCTTTTTCCACCTACAGATAGCTCTGCTCCTTTTGGTCTTAACTTAGAAATATTAAAGCCAACACCCCCTCCTTGTTTTAAAATTTTCATATATTCAGAAAGAGCATTTGTAATAGACTCCATCGAATCTTCAATATCAATTACAAAACAGTTAATATAATTTTTCAATTTTGAATAAGGGCGAGCATTAGCAAGTATTCTTCCGCCTGGAATCAATCTCCCCTGTTTTATTTCACTATAAAAGATATTTATTTCTTCTTCATTATTTCCAATTTCTTCTGCTATTTCTTTAAAGACCTGATCCTCATCTTTTTCTCCATGTATCATATATTTCATCTCAAAAATTCTTTTTGATATATCTTGTTTGAAAAAATCGCCCATTGATATTCCTTTTTTAACTATTCAATGCCCATTGCTTTAACATGAGAAGCATACGCTACAATAGCAAATACAATTTCATAACCGTTAGTACTAGACATCATGATGCTTGGCAAATAAATTTTATATAGATAGCTATAATTCTCATCTTTATAATATTGAAAATAAAAATAAATCGCATTATCAACTATTTTTCTGCCATTATTAAATTCTCTAAAAATTTCAAATGATAATATTACCTCGTTTCCTTTTACTTGTATAGGCTCAATAGTAGCGAAAGTAATACTGCCGTCCAGATTTTCTTCCTTGAAAAAGACAACATCTCTAAAGACATCTTTTACAGAAGGCCTTTTTTTATAAGTTTCACTTGTTCCGCCTTTTATTCTAAGCTCAGAATCCCAAAAAACTTCTGGAACATCTATATCCCAAGACTCAATCCTTTTTCGCACCTCTTCCTGCTGCTCCTCATTTAAAAGAGGTACCTCATCTGCCCATAGATTAAACATAACAATTAGAAACAAACCCAGAGTCAATATTATTTTTTTCATTCTTAACTTCTCCTTTCCGCTAAAAATTGTTCTTTTAAAATTTCATCTCTATTGTGGAAGTCTATACCAATTAAACTTCTTTCTCTCTGCTGTTGCTCCCCAATTCTCTTTCTAAAAATAATGCCTAGTACAACACCAATGGGCCAAACTAATAAAAATAAGTACAACAAACAATTTTTCATTATTCTACTCCTTATGTTTTAATTTAAAATTTTATTTACTTTTTCTTTTATTTCTTCAAATATCTCTGAATGGTCTTTTAAATAATTTATCACATTATCCATACCCTGTACTCTAAACTCTTTTCCATAAGAAAACCAACTACCAGCTTTTTCTATAATTCCATATTCAATAGCAAACACTACATATTCCTTCTCCAATTGTAATCCTTTTCCAAAAACAATTTCCACTTCTCCTTTTCTGAAGGGAGGAGCCGTCTTATTTTTGGTAACCTTAATTCTTGTTTTTAATCCGTACGGAATATCTTGTGTACCATTCTTCAAGAAATCAACTTTACGTATTTCTATCCTAATTGAAGTAAAAAATTTTAAAGCTCTCCCCCCGGGAGTAACTTCTGGATTACCTCCAAAAACTCCTATCTTCTCTCTAATTTGATTTATAAAGATAACAGTAGCTTGATATCGATTCAATATACTTGAAAGTTTCCGGCATGCTTTGCTCATCATACGAGCTTGTAATCCCATTTGCTGATCTCCCATTTCTCCCTCTATTTCGGCTTTTGGAGTAAGCGCAGCTACTGAATCGATTATAATAAACTTAACTAATCCTGTTTCAATAGCCTCTTCAGCAATCTGTAGGGCATCTTCACCGGAAGACGGTTGAGAGAAGATAATATCATTTGTATCAAGTCCCATGGTTTTCATATAATCCAGATCATAAGAGTTCTCTACGTCAATAACCATTACTTTTTCGTTTGGTTCGAGATTTTGTTGCACACATCCACCTAAATATGAAGCAATAGATGTTTTTCCGCCTGATTCTACGCCATACAACTCAATAATTCTACCTTTGGGGATTCCTCCACCTAGTGAATAAGAAATAACAGGTGAAGTCACTGGCCAACGAGGAACAGTTCTTTTTAACTTATCTATCGTATCGGGGGTCGATACGGTTCCTTTTCCATATCTTTTTTCCATATCCTTAAAAAAAGAGTTGAGTTTTTCTTTTGCTTCTTTCTCATTCATGATCTTATCCTTTCCGTAATTTTGCTTTTTAAACTATTATATCTTTCTTTACCCACAATAAATATCCACCACTGTTTAACTTCACTGTCAGTTATTTGCTCCCCTGTTATCGGATGCCTATACCGATCAAGCATCGAATGTGAGTATCTATTAAGTAATACAATATTATCTTTATCGTACTTTAATTCTGGATAGGCACCTTTACCGAAAATATGAGCATGATCAATTATGTTTAGCATCTCTTTCCATACAATATTACATAGCATATTATAATCGGTAGGTGATAATTTTTGCATAAGTTGGCATTTCCCTTTATCTCTTAAATTGACTTTATTATATACTTCCTCCAGCTTTAAATCAACAACTTCGTTTTTCTCCTCATTTTCTATTAAATATTTGTCAATTTGTTCCTTTCTTTTTTCTCTCATTTTTTGCTCTCTTCTAACATATTTATTATAATTTGATTGCAATTCTTGATTGCTCAACTGATGATTCGGCTTTAAAAGCTGATTTATACACTTCCCGTTACGATAATAATAATTAACAAATTCTTTATATGATAACATCATGTATTTATAATATACGATATAATCAAAAAAATTTTAAATTATTTTGTACTTTCTTTTTCTTTATTAAGCTTTTCTACAAGTTCGGCAAGTTTTATAAGAGCTTCGCTTTGTGCAGGGGGGAGCTCTTCTGTTGTTCCCGCAGAATTTATATCCTCCTTAGGATGGGGCTGCACTAAAGGGCTAATTGCCCCCTCTTTACTTGGTTTAAACACATCAAGTATAGCATTTGTAGAATAAACTCCCTGTTCACAAACTTTTTGATACAAACTAATAAGTTGTGCTGACGATAATTCGTCGTTATTTATTTTCTCTCTAATAGCATTTTTTATTTCTGATTTAAACTTCTCTTCTTCTTGTATAACATCAAGTCGCTTCTGAAAAAATCGGAAAAGAACGTTTTTTAACGAAAACAATGGATCGCTTTCAGCAATATTTATAAGATTAGTTTCTCTCTCAATATCTTTATCATTTATATGAGTAAATAGCTCTCCCAGTTCTTTTTTAGTTTTATCATCCATTATAAAAAGCCCTCCCTTCGTATTATTTCCTGTATTTTTTGCTTAATCCAATTATCGAGATTTTTAATTCGGATTCCATATTTTACACTTGAAAAATCAAAATCAAATTCATTTTTTATCTGTGTCCAATCTTTACCTTCGATTTCCTTTTCATAATATAACACTGCTAATAACAAAGCTTCTTCCAACTCTCGTTTGGTAGGGGGAACGAATTTCCTGCCGTCTAAAAGAGATATAAGCCGGATAAAATCATCTTTCTTATCTTTAAACAACTTATAAACTTCAATAAGTATTGTAGAGTTAGACTCTTGATAAAGAATTAAAGAAACTATTTCCCACAATATATCTATCTTATCAAATTTTTCTTTTTTTCTAAAAGCTCGCTTTATTTTATATTCCCAGGTGTTAGCATATACATTATCCATAATTCTAATGATCCTTCAAAAATTCATAAATAATAGCCATACTTTTTTCAATTAATTCTTTCGAATATAATGAGCCAAAGCATGTATAAAACTTTTCTATATTTCCCTGATTTATTATATATTGATAAATTCCTATAAGTGTAAGAAGCATATAATATTTATTATATTCTTTTTCTACCGTCTCCGATATTTTTTCAATTATACTTCGAATCCCTTTTAAAAGCTCCTCCTTCTCATGCTCTCTTTGTCTATAATCTGAATAATGAGGAAAAATTGTCTCAAATTTTAATACATTTGGAAGTTGTAAGATCTCTTTATCAATATCATCATTAACAGTATCGTAAATAGATTCATGATCCTCTTCATTTTGTAATTTTTTATTCCAGAGCACCTGTTTTATCTTAGTCTTTAAGAATCCAGCAAAAGATTTTTCTATCTTGAAATCAGGTTTTTCTAAATAAAGACTTATTATAAGACTGGCGGCATCCGCCGCCTTTTCTTCAACTCTATCAAAATGATAAGTGAATGTTTTGGGTAATGTTTTCTTAACAAGAGATTTGGCATACTCCACCATTAAAATATATAAGCTACTTAAAACTTCAGGGTCTCTATTTCTATCAAAATATTCTCTCTGAAGTAAAAAAAGCCTTGTCTCCGTAACTGGTTTTATATAATCATCTTCACCACATGCAGGACAAATCTCAGGCCTCCCCCCGTGGAAATATTCCACAATGTTACCACAATAGGCACACGTATTCTTATATAATATTTTCCCGTCCTTCCTCCTGCTTTTACTTTTAATAATTGCCTTTTCATGTGGCAATAATTCTTTTTGTTTCATCACAATATGTTAGTAATACAAAAGCTGTAGAAAAATTTTTTTAATCTCTATAGCATACCCTCTTTAAATTGTTGCAGAAATCATCTATATCTATTTTATTCTTAGTTCTTGATAATATCCACTCAACAAGCCTGTGACAAACAGAACAGAGAAGAACAACATCTGATTCTTTTTCCCTTCCATAGGCAGATTCATCAAAGTGATGAATATGCAGTCCTTTTTTCTTTTTTATTTTGCAAACTTCACAGGTATAATCTCTATCTTTTAAAATTCTTTTTCTAAATTCTTTCCATTGCCTGCTCTGTCTATATTTATTTTTTTCTTTAACATCCATAAAAACTTAGTAAAAAAATGATCGCCCACAATTTTTTTTCATCATTCTGTAGACGACCATTTTAAATCAAATAATATTTAAAAAAACTTTTTTTTAATCTAAAATTTAGCCCCACACCTCGGGCAAACTGAAAAACTCTCAGGAGTTATCATTGGACATGGATCATTCTCATCTTTAGAATTTATACATGCAAATAAATCTTCATCTGTACTATAAATAAAAGTTTCTCTTTCCTCGTCATATCCTACAATTATTTTTTTCTCATCACTAGTCAATGCATCGATTCCTTTAAATCCTTTTTCTTTAAAAAGTTCCACATCAAACTTTTCTTCTCTAGCTCGTTCACTGCTTGATCTTTCTCTTACAGGAAGAGGATTTTCTCCTACAGGTTGAGAAGAAGACCTCTCACTAGGGCCTTCATAAACATTAACATTTTCTTTATCTTCATCTTGTTCTTCCTTGTAATTCTTTCTTTCCTCTTCTGCAAGATATTCCAATTCTTCGTATAACCTATCGTTGAATTTCCTATCATAATCTTTTATAAAATTTCCTAATCTATTTAGGATTTTCTGATACGAAGTAACTTTATAAATTTTATCGAAATTGTATTTTTCCCAACTCAATTCTTCATCTGTTAAATCTCCAAGATGCACTTCTGGATTATAAAAAGGATATTCTTCTAGAAATTCTTGCTTTGAGTTAAAAGACCCCATAAACTTTTTCTCTTCTTCTGGGTGATACATTTTATACCAAGGATCCCCATTAAGCTTTTTAATAATAATATCATACTTTTTAAAGTATCCATACGCTCCTGCAATTTCATCACTCATTAGCAGATCATATACTGTCCTAGGTACTCCCGGCTCATATATAAAATACTGGGATCCATCTAAACGAGTTCTTAAAGTTGACTTCTTTGAAAGAATTACTGTATGCTTATTTTTTCTGTGCCAATCGTACATGGCTCTATCAATAACATTCATAACCACATACTGGGATGGTCTCCATCCTGTTTCATAAGGATTAATACTTTCCCTGCATTCTTTAGTCAACTCTCCATCTTCTTTAAGATCCATGTCTCTTATACGTAAATTTCTAAATACTCTATTGAAAAGCTTTGGATATTTTTTACTGTAATGATAAAGTTTACTATTAGTTTCTCTTATATAATCATAAGAGAGAACTTTATCCATTATTCGATAAAGTGGCCAATTTCTATCTTCTAGCCTATTAGGCCAAACTACCCGCATTCTATTTCCTCCATCGTCTTCTATCCAGGAAATATAAACAAGCTTTGGTGAATATAATGGATCATAAGCTAATCTGTGTTCCATCGGAACACCAATAATTCGTATAAACTTTAATTGATTTGTCTGAAGTGCAGAATACACTATATCTTCAAAATTTCTTACAAATGTTGCTCCTCTTTGAGATTCTCTCTCAATTTCCTCTTTGTGCTTCTTAATTGCACTGTTAAACATATCTTCTGTAAAGTCATTAATTCCCATTTATAGCCTCCTATAAATAAATATAAATAATTTTTTATATCATCTATTCAGATGATCTTTTAAATGTGATATACAATATCACAAATTCTACTTTACATATCTAATATACACATAAACAGAAAAAAATTTAAGTCGGCACTTGGCGGGCATATTTTCTATATTTTTATCATATTTAACAGGAGTATATATTAGGATCTTTTTTAAATAGGTTTACAATTCATATATTAATATTAATATATATATATTAATATAAGAATTGTTAATCTATTTAAAAAAGTCCCCCCTTTCAATCTCTTAGTCTATACATTCTTTTAGGTCTCCCTTTAGTTTTTACTTCTCTCGATTTTAAATATTTCTCTCTTTCTAAAAAATCAATTTTCTTTTTAGAGGTTGGAAAACTTATTGCTAATGCTTTAGATATTTCCTGGATGCTAAATTCTTTTTTTGGGTTGTCTAAAAACATATTTAAGATAAGATACCCTGTTTTGCCCAACTCCCCCCCGCCGAATATTCTCGCATTAGTTTTATTTTTGCTAGATTTAACAGATACGCTATCTATTTTTAGATTTTCTTTGGAAAAAATAGATTTAAGTATCCTATCTTTGTTTATGGTGTAAATTGTAGCTACTTTCATTTTACCTTTTTTTACTTTTGCTATAATTTCTTTTTTTATAAGTTTCTTAATATTATTATTAACCGCAGGAGGAGTTATTCCTGATTTTTTAGCTATTCTTCTTAAGGATAGTTGTAAATTATCGAATCGGCCTATAGTTTTTGCAATTCTTAAAATTGCCCTAAGCGTTACTCTTTCATAAACTGTCAAAGCTGTAAAGTAGTCTACTTGTCCAATAATTATATCATATTCATAGTCAAACTTGCTTTTATGGTTATTATAATAGACTCTGGCTTTTTGGATAGACGATCGGAGAGAGTTTATTCTGTTTTGCTTAAGATTTGTATTTTTCCAGATAAAAGTTTTAAAAAACTTTTCAATTATTTGATCGTCATACTGCAGATTAACAAGTCTGTAAATAATTTTATATTCTGTTTTATACGACGGTTCTTTTGTGTGCTTTGTGAAAAGATAATAAAGTGATTTTTCATTAGTAATGTCGTTAATAAGATATTGAAATTCTTTTTGTTTTTCGTTTAAGTTGGTCATAGGCGTTTTTTTTAAAAGATACATTATTTTAAGATTTTTTTCAATAGCGCATTATTTTGAGAGATAAACATATCATCTTCATTTTTTGTTTGCTCTTTTTTTATTTTTTTATAAATTTTATCTGCATTAAATGCTTCTCTGTTGAATTTTTCTTTCATTTGTTTAAATGCTGACTCCTTATCGACTTGTAATCTATATACTTTATTCTGTTTTGTATATACTATGAAAGCATGATATTTGTTTAGATGCTCTATTACTTGATTACCAGCTTTAGAGTTTATATATTGTAATATGAGTTGTTGAATTTTATCACGATGGAGAGTATGACTATCTTTAAGATTGTCATTAATATAATATTTCCATTTATCTTTTCTTTTTGGAAACACTATAAATACTTGAATTGTTGTTAAATTCTTCATAGTGTAATGTTAGTTAAAATTTTCTTAAAATTAATATATATTATATCATGTAAAAAATTAAGCATTAAGGAGAAGCAAATTGAAGATTATTACAGAGAAATTTTCTAAATTTTCTAACTTAGTTAGAATGGCCAATGAAAATCAGGTTTATCTCGATTTTAAAGAATCTGTTTTTAGAATAACTAGCGATAATTTTATTGCTGAAGTTCAATTTCAGCATACTGTTGATCCAGACAAAGTGGATAACTTCTATGTAGCAGGTAAGGAATTACTTGCTCTTTGTGCTATTTTTGAGGAGTTAAAAGTAAAAGAAAATAAAGCTTTTTGCGTGGGAAATAATGAATATAATTTATACTCGTTCTCTGGTTCTGATTTTTTTTATTATATAAATTTTGATTTTGATAATGCGAAGAAATTTAGCCTAAGTTCTGAGGGCATTCAAAAAATGATAAAAGGCTTGGAATTTGCCGGTGATGAGTCGGCTAGAAATTATGGGGGGGTTCGTTTTTATAAGAATAAGATTGTAAGTACGGATGGGACGTGTCTTTATGAAGCCGTCTTAAATAGTGATCAAGAAATAGATTATCATGCAGATTTTAACAGGTCGGTTGTTTCTGTTATAAAAGCATTGCCGTTCAGAGAATTACAAATTTATTTTAATAAAGATAAAAAACAACTTTTTATTTGCGATGAAAATAAAGAAATAAAAATTCAATTTGTTGAATATTTAGAATTAAAGATACCTGAAAATTTAGATTCAGATGATATTATAAATTTATACACACATGATAAATTTATTCATATTAAAAAAGACTCTTTTTTAGAAAACCTCGAATTTGTAGGGCAATTCGTTTATAATGAGGTAAATGAGAGAGTTTACATAGAGGCAATAGATGAAAAACACATATTAATAAAGTCAGATGACGACGCTTATACCAGAATTAAACATGTTGTAAACGTTGAAAAAATTGATGAAGATCAAATTGGGTATGGATTTTGGATCGCTAGAAGGAGCTTTTATGAAGCTATCAATGTTATTGATGACTCTGATATTCTAATTCAGATTGATCTTACTGATAAAGATAAGAACGCCTATAATATTATAGGCTTGACTAATAAAGAGATTCATGTTGCTCTATCCAAGTTCAAAGATTACTAAGATATAGGAAACGAGGTAATACTCAAATGATAGTAAATGATGAAAAAATTGATGTGAGAATTTTTCTAGATGAATTTGAAAAAAGATTTAAAAATTTTTGTTCTAAATCCCCCCTTTTTTTACATAATCCTATCATAACGGATAAAGGAGTTACTCTTTATCATTATGTAGGAAAAGATTACAAAAAGAAAAAATTATTTGATTTTAATTTTGATTTTACAAAAGATGTGAAATCGAATATTTATGATATACGTCAAAAACTTATAAATGAGCATTATCCAATTATGATTCAAGTTGTTAAATATGAGCAGAAATTTACAACTGAGGAGCTTAACTGTATGGTTTCAAGGGGGGATATATCCCTTAAGGATATTACACCAAGTGGGGGGATTATTCAAGAAAAGGAAGTAAAATGGCGAATAGAAAAAGTAATTATGAAAGTAGATGAACTTATAATAAGAAATCTTGTAACAAATGAAATAAAAAGATTTAAATTAAAAATTCCTTGTACATATTTTCTTAAAAAAATTTTAAACGATATAACTGATCCTCGTAACAGATGGAAATATTTTGATAATAAGTCGAAGCTCGTATCTGAAGGATATGAAGTAGATAAATATAATAACGTTATTACAAAAAAAGTGTAGGAGAGCATAAATAATTATGAGAATAATAGGTCATGTTCTTTTTTATACTGAAGAAGATGTAAAAAAAATTCCAGAAGGAAAAAATCTTAATGATTTTTTTCCAAAAGGAAAATACTCTGTTGTCAGAAAGTTTGAAGATTACGCTTATCAAAAAAGATATGTTGTTAATAATCGAACAATTATAAAAAAGTTTCTTACCCTGCCCGGAATTAAAAATAGAGAAGAGAGAAGATTAGAGGCTAAGAAATCAAGAAGGAGGGGGCATAAATTAGATTTTCATCACAAACAGATTAAAAAAAGAAGGAGAAAAAAAGGGGTTGGATAAAAGATTTAAATACTCTACAGAGTGGATTCGTTTTTATTTAAAAGAAAAAGGAGAAGATTGGGTAAGAAATAATATAGATCAGTGTAAAAGGGAGGTTTTAAGTAATTTTACTTATGAAACTTTTAATGATAACATAACAAGAATATTACGTGTAGAGTTTAAGAAAGATTTTAACAATTCAAATAAAACAACTATTACAAGAACAGTAAGCGACAAAAAACAGACGATTGTATCGGTATCTCCGGATATTAAAACTTTAGAAGATTTGATTACTTATGCTGAAATCGATATGGCGGTATGGAAAGTAAGAAATTATACAATTACTACGAACTACTGGGACGTATCAGCAAAATATAAAGAGCAAGACTTGTCATGGAACGATGGCGTTATAAACGGCACATCTACTAAAAAGAATCAATGGGTAGTAAATAGAAATTATCAATGTAAAATAAAAGCTGTTTTTGAAAGAAGAAAAGAGGAGTCTATAGAAACAGCAGCTAAGAAAATTAAGAAGTTTCTTAAAGATTATAAATTTGAATATCCCGAAATTAAGAGAAACATAAAGAATAACGATCTTATGTTAGAAGTTTCTATTCCTGATACACATCTAGGACTACTTGCATGGGGAGAAGAAACGGGCGATGCAAATTATGATATTAAAGTTACGAGAGAAAAATTTATAGAATGTGTAGATAATATTATTAAAGTTTGTAAGGAATACGATATTTCGAGAATTTTGTTTCCAATAGGCAACGATTATTTTAATGTTGATAATGCTCAAAACACAACGTTTTCCGGTACCGTACAGCATGAAGACTGTAGATATCAAAAGAGCTTCACTTATGGAGTGGAAATGGCAATACGAGGAATCGATATGCTTTTAACAATTGCCAACGTTATTGTTCCTATTATTCCCGGAAATCATGATGTACAAAGGGCCTATTATCTAGGTGAGACATTAAAGCATCATTATCGTACAACAAATCAAGTAGAAATTGATAATGAACCTAAGCTTCGGAAATACTATAGATGGGGCAAATGTCTTATCGGATTTGATCATGGTACGAAAAGTGGCGGGAGAAAGAAAAAAATAGATAGTATTCCGCTTATTATGGCAAGAGAAGTGCCTGAACTTTGGGGTAAAACTGAGTTTAGAGAGATTCATACTGGGCACCTTCATGCATACTCGGTAATGGAAAAAATGGGAGTAAGAGTACTTGTACTCCCATCTATTGCTCCTATAAGTGCATGGGCTTATGCTGAAGGTCACAGTCATCTTAAAGAAGCGCAAGCGCACTTATGGCATAAAAAAAGGGGGAAGATTTCTACCTTTTACTATCAACCGGATTACAGTAAGGTGACGGAGTAACTATTAATTAGTATTAAAAGGAGCAGATTAATAAATTATGTCGGCAATTATACATGAACTTAAGATACAATACATTTATAAAGACTATAGTAATAATGTAGATGATAATTATACAAGTACCTTGGATTTAATGGGGGATGTTAGTCCCGAAGAGTTGATAGTTTTTATTAAACTTTTTCTTATTAAATTAAATATATTCTCTGTTGAGGCAATTAATAAATATATTCCGTTTAACTTGAATAATGAGAAAATAGAAAATGAAGAAAAATTTGAACAATTAATAAGAAGATATGATGCTTTTAAGGAAACAGATATTGAAAGTATTGTAAATGATAATAAAAATTTAGATAATTTCTTACAACAAATAAGTTCAAATAAGAATATGTTAAAAGAAATATTTCGATTATATTTACAGGATACATTAACTGAATGATACTATATGTATGATAATATTTTAGTAGATTCAAATCTTTGGTATACTCGAAATTATTCTATATTTAAAAATATGACCCATCGAGTAAAGGGGCGCACTATAATAACAGGGGGGATATGGGGATTTTTAAATTCCGTATTGAAATGGGAGAGGAATTTCGCTAAAAAGAATACAAAATTTTGGTTTTTATTTGATAACCATGATTCTAAGTATAATTTACGACAAGAAATGATTGATCCCGGTTATAAAATGATTCGATTTAGAAGGCCTAAACATTTCTACAAGGGAATGGACTATTTACGACTTATTCTTCTTAATAAAAGCGAACAATATGTAATAGTTTATGGTACAGGATATGAGGCCGATGATATTGTTCCTTATATATTAAAAAATATTTCAAAAGAAAGTAAAAACTTGCTTATATCTGAAGATCTAGATTGGGCTCGCTGTATTAGTGAAAATACACACCTATATAGAAATAAGCAAATTATTGATTTATGTGCTTTTATTAATAAATATAACTTTAAACCCACTGTAGATTCTGTAACTTTATACAAAGTGATAAAAGGTGACGCAAGTGATGAAATTCCTGTTGGTGTGCCGAGAATACAGACTAAAATAGTTGAGAGGTTATGTAGTGAATATAAAGATGTGTATGAAATACTAGAGAATTTGGATATTATAGATTACATAAGCGATAAAGTTAAAAATGAGTTTAGAAAAAATAAAAACAGACTTAATCTTAATCACCAGCTTATATCTTTCTTTCCAATAAAGGAAGAAGAAATTGATCAATACATTATACCAGGCAAATTTAATCCGAAAGCGCTTGAAATAATTTATAAAATTCTGGGATTTGACATTAAAGAAATAGATAAAAAAATGTATATTTATATATGTAGAGAGGATGCAGAAAAAGAAAAGGATCCTGCAAAAATTCTATTTAATCCGCCCAAAATGAGAAGGAGATAAAAAAATGATTAAGGTAGAGTATAATGAGCCAGCTAAGTTGGTTGGTATAAAATTCAATGGTGATTATTTCAATAGTATAAAAGATATTATAAAAAGTACTAAAGAATTTCGGTATGACCCTGAGTATAAAGCATGGTATGGTAAGGCTTCTTCTTTTATAAAGATTAAATACAAACTTGAAGAGATTGATACGATTATTGTTAGAAATGAAGAAGAAATGATGCAGCAATCTCTTAAAGAAACACAACCGGAAACAGAATTTAGAAGGAAAATATTTGATGAGAAGTATCTTATCGTGCCGCCTATTAAGGGGAAACCGCCCTATGAGAATTTTCAACTTGACGCAATACGAAAAGGTATTAAACAGAATAGACTTGCATTGTTTCTTCAAATGGGTACTGGAAAGACGTATATTGTTACTTCTTTACTGAATCAATTGTATGCTGAAAACGAAATTGATAAAATCGTAATCGTATCGCCTTCAGAAGGCGTTTATAACTGGAGAAGAGAATTACTTCATTTCTCTAATTTTCTTACGAAAGATAATATATTAATATCACAAGCGAATAGTAATAGAAATCCATTTGAACAAGACCTGTCTAATGTTAAGGTAATTATCATGACATATCGGCATTACTTAACGCTTAGTGATGATTGGTTTAGAAAGTTAAATAATGGTAGGTTAAATAAAAAATATAGAAAACCTGTCATCCCTTGGGATTTATTTGGTAATAAACGAGCTATTATACTTGATGAGTCTCATAATATTAAGTCTATTCAATCTCGACAGGCTAAAGTAATTCTTTTGCATAAACAGTATTTTGATTTTCGATATGTGCTTACTGGAACTCCTACTCCAAATAGATTTGATGAAATATACAATCAGATAACTTTTCTTGATAATAATATAATAGGCAAATCATACTACCAGTGGATTGATGATATTGCTAATATAGGTAATAGATTTAGTGATTATGCCGTAAATTATGTTTATAAAGATAAACAAGAATGGTGGGAAAAGCAGTTTAAAAAGTTAGTAGTACGATATAAATCAGATGAAGTTCTTGAATTGCCTAAATTATATATTAAAAATGTATATGCAGAATTAAGTGATTTGCAGAAACAAATCTACGAGGCTCTTGTTAATTATGTTATTACAATTATCAAGAAAGAGAACGATGGAAGATTAGTACCAAAAAAGTTAAGAAATAAATTTGCATATATTTCGCTCGCTTATGAAAATGCTGAGTTGTTAAAAGGGAAGATTGACCCTGTTTATTCACGCACATTAGCAGACCTTGTAAAAAAGTTTAAATTTGAAAAGCATCATGGAAAGATTGATATTCTTGATTCTCTTGTAAATAATTATTTAAATGAAGAAAAGGAAAAACTGGTTATTTTTGATTTTCATCCGAGAACAATTGATTTACTTTCAGAACGGTATAGCAAATATAATCCAATTACTATACACGGCAATACTGAAAAAACTCAAGAAGAACGAGATGCTAAGATAGAAAGATTCAAGCAAGATAAGGATAGTAATCTGCTCGTTGGCAGTTTTCGAGTAATGAGTACAGCAATAAATTTAACTGAATGCTCTCGGGTAATTTATTTCAGTCGTGATTTTAGCTATACAAATTGGAGTCAGAGTATAAAAAGATTTCACCGTATTGGACAAAGTAAACGGGTTATTATTAATCCTATAATTTTTGAAGAAAGTTTAGATGAGTATATTGAAAAAGCTTTGATTCAAAAAACTGATCTCGATGAGAAATTATTTCAAAAAGAAACTTTAAGTAAGGACGAGTGGAAAAATATTTTTAAAGGCGATGTGTGAATTTTAATTATCTATTATTGAGGAGAACATAAATAAGATGTTTAAATTTATAAGGAAAGAAAGCGAATGTAATTTCTGTCCATTTAAAAGACAAAATAAGGTGTGGGGCGAGGGGGCGTATGGAGGTAGGATCATATTTATGGGAGAAGCTCCTGGAAAAGATGAAGATAGATTAAAACGCCCTTTTGTAGGGCGGGCTGGGCAAGCTCTTAATAAAATGTTAGCTGAAGTAGGCATTAAGAGAAATATACAATGGGTGACAAATAGAATTTCTTGCAGGCCGCCCAATAATAATTTTTTTCATCCGGATTCGATAAAAGCGGTTCGTTACTGTAAGAAAGGTTTATATAATGAACTTAAATTCTTAAAGGAGAAAGGATATACTATTGTTGTGCCTTTTGGAGATAACGCATTAAAAGCCTTTGGACTAAATGGTATTGGTAAGTATAAAGAGAAGATATTACAGGATGATGATTTTGGGTATACAATTTTTCCTTTATATCATCCCTCGTACATTATTAGAAATGTAGGAAGTTTAAAGGAGGATCTGAGTAATAATAAAATATGGAATGAATGGAAACATGGATTTTTAAAATTAAAAGAACTGGAACTAAACAATGATTGAAAGAAATATTGAGTTGTTTTTTTAGTTAATGTTTCTTAAATGGGGGTTTATGTTTAAAATGAATATCTTATTGACACATTATATAGACTTGGACGGTATTGCTCCTATAATTTTATCTAAATATTTTGAACTGCCAATTGATCAGTATATTCCTGTTATATATGGTGAAGAGAAAAATGATGACGAGAAGTATATAGTTGAAGATTATAAGGGAAAGGATAATATTATATTTATAACTGATTTTTCAATTAGCGTTTCTTTTTTTAATTATATTAAATGTAATTTTAAAAATTACTTTATTTTTGACCACCATGAGATGTCCTTGGAACTCCCCTCAGACGATAATATTTATGTGGATATATCAAAATCAGGAACTTTACTTTTTTACGAATGGCTTATTAAAGATAAGAAAAAAACAATTCCTGAGATTGTGAAACATTTTGTTGATTTAATAAATATATATGATACTTGGAATAAAGGCTCCCCTTTATGGGAAGAAGCTCAAAATCTTAATAGAGTACTTTGGAAATGTACAGATTATGAAGCGAAAGAGAAAACCTGGCAGAAGTTTATGCCCTTTATTCATCTCCAGCTTTCTAAATTTGAGAAGGGAGGAGATTGGTATTGGACAGATTATGAACATAACATTATACAGGAGGGCATCGCTAAAGAACAGGAAGAGCTATTAAATGCTGAACAGAATATGAAAATTAGAATTGATAATAGAGGAAATAAATTTATTCTTTATTATGGTTCTTCTAGAGTAAGTATTGTTTGCTCTAAGCTGCTTGAGAAATATGATGATATTGTATATATAATTAATATTAATACATTTCAGGGGGGTAATAAAAAGGCTGTAAACGGGAAAGTGTCAGTGAGGGCTAGGGAAGGGTTTGATGTAAATAACTTGCATAATATTCATGGACATAAGCAAGCGGGAGGAGGTAAATTTCCCGAATTATATCTTGTTAAATTGTGGAATGGAATGATCAAGCAAATACCTTATGTTAATAATGAAAGATAAATAATTGTTTAAACTTTATTAAAGCAACTAATCTTGAAATAGATATCGAAGCAAAAGGGGAGCAAATTGATTTTTAGTAAGCCTCTAAATAGAAACCTCGATATTAAAAAATATTATAATATGATCGATTCAGTAGTATTTAAATCTAATAAAGATCAATCTTATGATTTTGTAGTTGTTTTAGATAAAAATTATAATTATAAAACTAGAGAAATTTTCTTAAGATTTATTTCTAGTATAGTTGATGCAGATATACTTGTCTTGAACTGTTTCAATTTCAATTTAGATAAAGAACCAAATAAAATAATTGATTTTTATGCCGACAGATGTATAGACTTGAAGCAGTATATAAAACCAAAAAGTAAAATTATTACAGTAGGCAGGGCGTTATATTCTATTATTAAAAGCGACGATTTAGATATCAAAGGTTTTTATGATATTATATTTAACAAAACTTATTTTTATGCTCCTGATTTAGATTCTATAATTTTCCCGATTGACAATTTATATAATTTTATCAACCCTAGAAAAAATAAAATCCTTGATAATTGGTCTTACATTTTTGCTAAACATCAAATTAGAAACGCTTTTATGATAGAATTTCCGAAAATAGAAAAACAAAGAATAAAGAAAGAAGTAATTGAGGACCCTAACGTGTGGCTGCAGGCTAATAAAGATAAAGCTTGTAAGATGGCCTGTGATATTGAAACTAAATTACTAGATCCCTGGCATCCTGATAGCGAAATACTCGAAGTAACTATCTCCTTTGATGGTATAACCGGTTACTTATTAGATTGGAAGAAAGTTGATATATATCTTTTTTCAGAATTTATTAAGAATAAAATGCTTATCATGCAAAATGGAAAATATGATACAAAATTTTTCATTCTAAAAGGGGTTCCTAGAGAAAATATCAACATATATCATGATACATGGAATGCCAGTCATGTTATAAACGAAATGCAACGCTCATCACTTAAAAGTGATGCATGGCTCTATACAATACACGGGGGATATGATAGAGAATTAGACTTGTATAAAAAGAAATATCCTGAATGTAAAAATGATTATAGCAGGATTCCAGAAGAAGTTAGATATCCCTATGCTATTATGGATGCTATTGTTACATATCAGATATATGAACAACAAGTAAAGGAAATAGAAAGAATTGATAGAGCCTTTCCTGTACAAGAAAAATTTCCTGAGAGCCAATGGAGTTTAAAAAAATATTTTTATGATATTGTTATGCCAGCTGTGAATGTTTTTCTAGATATAGAATTAGAGGGGATGTGTGTTGATTGGAATTTACTTGAAAAATATTCATTAGAATTGGAGAAATTAATAAGTGAAAAAAAAGATGAAATAATAAAATCTTTAAAAGTTGACTTTGACCTGGATAGCGGTAATGAATTGGGGGCTGTATTGGAAATGTTAGGATGGAAAGATTATGGCAGAAGTAAAGAAAAGCCTAAGCCCGGTTTAATTAAAAAATTAAATGCAGATTTAAAAATAAATAATATATATTTAACTGGAGATGATCAGTTAATTCAATGGATTAACGATGGACATAAAGAGGCTAAGCTTATTCAAGAGTACAGGGCCCTGAAGACTCTTATGAATACCTTTGTGGGCAAAAGAGAAGATAATTCAGGATTCTTTCAATATAGGAAGCGTGATGATAGAATACACCCCACATTTGGCCCCTTTCTTACAAGTTCTCACAGGAATTGGAGTCAAAACCCGAATGGACAAAATATTCCGAAACACGGAGAAAGAGCTAAATGGTATCGCAGGATATTTATTCCCCCGAGCGAGGATTATGTTATAGATGAAAAAGACGCATCGGGATTTCAGTTACGTATTGGAGCTATTTATAGTCAAGATAAAGAAATGAAGAAGGTTTTTACAGAATTGGGTGGCGATATGCATAGTATGACTGCTCAATTTGTACTAAGAAGGGATTTATCTCTTGAAGAGTTTATTAAATTAAAAAAAGCTGGGGATGATAATATAAAAGAGATAAGATTTAAAGCCAAGGGAATCAATTTTCAATTAGAATTCGGTGCAACAGCTTTTAATTTTGCTAAAACTGTTATTGAGAAAGAATGGGGTGAGAGGGACGTAATTAAATATATAAATGATTTTAATTTGCAAAACAAGGTTGATAAAATGCTTTCATTATTAAATGATGATAAATCTGATATGTTTAAATCTATTTCTAATAAATCTTATTTTGCTAAATGTTGGGCAGTAGCTAGTGATATAAGAGGTAAATATTTTGAAAAATATAGTGGATTGAAGAGTTGGATAGATAAAATTGTGGGTACAAATGAGATAAAAGGGCAGGCTGAAATTGATGGGTACGTAAGAAGCCCGTTTGGGGCAATCAGGAGACTGCCACAATTAAAATATCAAGGAAAGGATGATAGAAAAGGAGTGATTAAAAATCTTAAAAATATAGCGTTAAATTCTCCAGTACAAAGTTATGAAAACGCAATTATGATATTAATGGCTATTAAATTAAACAAATATATTAAAGAAAATAATTTGAAAAGCAGATTATGTGGAAATGTACATGACGCTATTGTAGGATATACACATAGAGAAGAGGTAAATGAGTTGTTTAAAGTAGCAAAAGAAGAATTTGAGAAAGATAGACCGGAGAATAAAGGAATTCCACTTGAACTTGAAATAAATATAGCTGATTATTATGATAAAAATCAGGTATGGGGATTTGGGGATGAGCTGATATAGCAATCTTAAATTTGACAGGAGAATTAGAGATTTTAGAGATATAGGAGTAGTAAACATGTGTTTACTATTTTTCCAGAAAAAAATTAAAATTTTTTTATTTTTTTAGAAAAAACTATTGACTTTTTTTGCAAAGGGGGGTATAATGCAGTTAATTAAAAATGAAATTTCGGTGAGTGTCCCACCGTAAAAAAGTCCCGGACGCCTGGCTGCAGACAGGGGCATCGGCCGCAAGGTGAAATTCCGATGCGGGAACCGGCATTAGCCGGGGTGGGTTCGAATCCCACGCGGCTGGAAACGAAAAAATGATTAGATTAGGAGGAAAAATGACAAAAGTAAAATTGAAGAATGGACTGCGAGTTGTAAATTTCTCCAGTCCGCACGATTTCAAGTTCACAGATGGCACGGTGCTGTCACGTGTCGACTGTGAAACTGTAAGAAGATTCTCGGTCAAGCAAATCGAGAAAAAGATCGAGAATTCTAGAGGTTGGGTCGATGTGGAGATGGCTTTTGAGCTGCCTCCAGCTATCATTCAAGCTCTTGATGAGCTTGAGGCTGACAGCAGCGTCGATATCGTTTTGGTGTCTTTCCCGACGCTAACCGCAATAAAGGCAAGCGGTCGGCCGTTGGGAAAGGCTAGGGTATGCAAACTAGCTGATCGAGTATCAATGCTGGTTTGCGTAGATCAGTTTTGTATTTAAATATTTAAATGAAACTCCTCCAAGTAAAGAACGGCTCGAAAGGGCCGTTCTTTGGAAAAAACGAAAACGGGAAGGTGATTTTGATAGATCGCCGTTCTTGTTTTCAGCCCACCATTGGCGAGTGGTGGGAATGTAGATTGGTTGAAAAGGAGCGGTTTTTTATCGCCACACCGCTCCGAAAAGCAGAGCCTCGGGTTGAAATTAGAAAGTGGGATTGGCAAGTTCCCACTAAAGTCAGCCTGAGGACATGGACTCCCAGAGTCTCTGTCGTTAAGGTTTTCCCTGACGATAGAGAGGAGAGGATTGCTGTCTTCTACCCGAACGAAGATGGCAGTTGGGAGTCAGGAATTGAGAAATATTTAAAAAAAGAAGAATGGCAAGCGATGGGAGAAGCCTATCGCTTGTATAAAATAGCTGAAAAAGAAGCCAGGGAAGCCGATTTAAGAAAACGGCACCAAGAAGCCCTGGCTTGGGGGCGTAAAGTTTTACTGCCCCGATTTAAAAAAGTCACCCACCTGAAAAAAGAGATACTCCCCAAAATTAAAAAAATTCAAAAAAAGATTACTAGAATGAAAGGGGCTCTATCTTCTCTCGGCGAAGCTAAGCGCCAAGCTGAGAGAATTGAGCTCGAAACTCGGATACGTGGAAAAATATCCGAAGGAGAGGGAATAAAAGGAATTCTTAGTTCTAAACTTATTGAGATTGACCTTGATGAACAGCGGGTATATACGGTGTACCCTGTTCAGAGAGTTGAAAGTCATTATATTGAGGAATCCCCCGATGGTATGAGGGGCGGCTGTTGGGGGGAAAAGGAAGTTACGTCTTATGAAAGAGAAAAAGATGTGACTGAGAAATATAGGGGGATACTCAATGAAAAAATAATTGCTCAAAAGAGCGCTGAAAGGAAAGTAAAAAAATACAGCGCTAAAATTGAGCAACTAAGAGAACGGGTTAATAGCCTATTCAAAGAACAAAGGAAACTGGAAAAAAGCATTGAGCTTTTTCCAGATAAAGAAGACGGCACAGTTGACATGATGTTAAGCCGTCTTAGTAATTACTTCCAGACTGATAGTATGGAAGTAATTATAAAAAAGCTAGAGGAGGGAGAGAATGGAGAAAATAGAAAAAACCATTAAAATATCCGGCAAGGTTTTTAACCTTGTTGGTGTGGAATGGGTACTTGGAATGAGTTCCGGGTATCCGATTGAGCCCTGCCCTAAATGCGGAGAGCAGGAGCTTCAGGTAACCGGATTGGAGGGGGATGATCCCCTTGTTCGCTGTCTTAATTGTGGATGGCGGACAAGCTAATAAAATTTTATATGGAGAGAGAAAATGAGAAACAATGCTATGTACAATGAAGCGGTAGCGCATCCTTTGCGCTATCACGTCAAATGTTTAATCGAAGCATTTGACATTGATGATTATATATCTTTATCTAATATAAAGATATATAAGTATGGTGGTTCATTATATTGTCCGTATTGTGGAGGACAATATAGTGAAGAGTCATTAATGAAGGAAAGCAATGAAATTATAAGAGGAGAGAAAAATGAATAAAGAACCGTCTCAAATTATGTCGGGTGATGATTGCCCGTATTATGATTACACTTGGAAGTCGTCCGGGTTGTCATGTTCGCCATTTGGTGGCGGATGTAACTCGGGAGTAGATGAAAATGGTAATGTCTATTGTGACAGACTAAAGGAAGAAGAAAATGAAGAAGAAGACAATTGACGAAATTTTAAGAGATGCTGAATCTTGTCCGTATTGCGGGCTAGAGAACCCTGCAGGGATTCTCGAGTATCCGGAAGACGCTGAAGGCGTCTGGCATGTGTGGTGGGGTCAAGGTGATGGCGGCGAGTTTTGTGATAAACACGTGCAGATGCTCGCTTGCGCGGGAGCATATATTTATAGCTCCCGATGGGAGCAATTTGAGGAATAGAGGGATTGCCGTCCTGGTGGTTAGGCCCGGGTTCGATTCCCGGACACGGCTGTAACTTGCCGTATGGCAAGTAGAAAATCATTAAATGGAGAAAGAAAATGAAAAATAGTACTATGTATAATGAAGTGATAGCGAATCCTTTGCGCTATCATGTTAAATGTGCAATTGAAGCGCTTAATGTTGGCGATCCCATATCTTTATCTGATATAAAGATATATGGGTATGGAGATTACTTATATTGTCTATATTGCGGGGGGCATTATAGTGAAGAGTCTCTGTTAAAGGAGACTAATAATATTATTAAAGGAGGAAGAAAATGAAGCGGTCTTTTAGAATTCGCCCTAGATTCTTCTGGGATGGGGCAAAAAAGCATGGAGTGCCAGACCCGCACTCAATGACTTTAATAATTCTCACTGACGGAGAGCGGAGTTTCTCGTCAGTAAGAGATATGAGGGAAGCCCTGGACGGGCATGGCTTTATCTGGACTATTGTTAATGATGGCCCAGATGTGAGAATCGAAGTCAAATGTGATATCAGGGATATGACATTTGATCAATTGTTCTTTCTTGGCCAAGTTGGAGCAACTCTCAATTTAGCCGAGAGAGAAATTCTCTCAGTTATGAATCAGGCTAACCAAGAATATGTCACATCCGATGATGGGAGCCGAATGAATCTTCTCGACAAGTTCTTGGACATTCACGGTGGGATACATATCCGACCTGTAAGCTTGGATTTGGGGCGTCCCGGTGGGCCCGAGCCTGCACTTTTTCTAAAATTTTAGAGGGGGAAGCTGGGGCCAAAAGTTCGCTAAGTGATATATTTATAGGAATATAGCTCGCCGTATGGCAAGTAGAAGATTATGAAAAAGAAAGGAGAGAAAGATGGAGAAAAAGTGGGTTGTGGTTTCCTTCAAAAGGGCAGATGTCCTCTTTGAGGGGAATATGGAAAAGTGCTTTGATTTCGTCAAAAATTATGAGGACTTAGAAGTTCTAAGTCCTCGAGCATATAAAATTAGACTTCAAAAGGTTCTAAGAAGAGAACCTGGAGAAGATTATTAAAATGGAGAGGTGAAGAAATGAGAAATGACGTGGTAAAAATTTGGGAGAACGGAAAGAAGGATGAGATCATTGATCTCATGTGGTTTCTGCAGCAGCAGGAAGATCATCCATACAGAATTATAAAGAGAAGCCCTGGAGCTGTAGAAAGATATCTTCGCAACCATACGAGAGAAGACGGGTTTATCGTTCATCCTATTCGCTATGAATGGGATGGGTATGTGTGGCTTTTGGAAAAATTGCAGTACTAACAAATTGGAATTAGCCGTCCTGGTGGTTAGCCCAGGTTCGATTCCTGGGCACGGCTGTAAGCTTACGTTGTAAGCAGAATATATTATAATGAAAGGAGAAATGAGAGAAATGAAATATTCTTTTTCAATCCGCCCTGGATTCTCTTGGGATGGAGTAAAGAAAGAAGGAGCTCCAGCCCCTCGCTCTCTATCTCTAACGATCAATACAAACGGGAAGTATAAATTCCCATCTGTAAATGATCTTAGGAAAGCCTTGCGGGGGCAGAGTTTTCCAAAATGGATCATTCTTGCTGATGACCCATGGTACAGAGTTGAAGTTGAGGTTAAAAATCTCAATTTCGGTCAACTCTGGTTCTTAGGTAATGTTGGCGCTTCCCTATCTCCAGCTGAAGAGGCAATCTTTCTTACTCTTGATCAAATCGATCAAGAGAATCTTCTCGAGGGCTTTCTAGGAGCTTATGAATTAGAACCGATCATGCCCATCGGGTTTGACGTTGGACGTCCTGGGGAGATTGAACCGAGAGTTTATTTTAAATTTGATAGATAGAATAAAACGGAGGATAACAAAATGAAAGAAAAAGATCAGATTTTTATTCATCAAGATTTAAAACCGCTGATAAAATACTTGAAGGTAGCTGCCGGGAAAGGCACTCGGTTGCCGTTTTTCGGTCATATCCTCTCAACAGGTTATTCTCTTGTAAGTACCGATACTAAGAGAATGTATATTGTTGAAACTACAGACGAGGATATAATTTTGCCCGAAGGAATTTATTATATTGATCTAAAAAATAAATATCTGATTCAATCTGATAATATTAATTTCCCAGATCACAAGCGGGTGATGCAGAAATATAAATTACAAACTCAATATTTAGTTCAATATCCTGTTAGCTCGATACCGCTCATATACACGGACATAATCATTAAAATGTCCAAAAACTGGAACACAAAAGAAACTTGGACTATCGAATACGATCATTTACGTGACTATTTAAAGAATATTCCTTCCGGTTATTTTCTGGAAGTACAAATACCTGCGGAACCTTTTAATCCTTTGATTCTTGTATCATCGCAGCAGTATAATAAATTCCGGTATATGGCTTTTATAATGCCTGTTCTTTTTAATTATTATGAATAATTCCCTGGTTCAATTCCTGGGTACAATTGTAAGCTTACGTTGTAAGCGAAATATAATATTATGACCGGCGGGTCTAAAACGTAAAGGAGATAAGGATGGGAGATATTATTAGGATAAGCGACCTTCCCGATTACCTTATTTATGAGCAGGGTATAGATGTAGCGATGTGCTTCTATACGGATGGAGAGATAGATTATCAAGTATTTAGGGATTACGCAAAAGTAATATTTTCGGATCACTCTTGGATAGAGGAGGAAACTTTTTATAAGTGGGTAGATGACAGTGAAAGAAGAGAGGTTGTTATCTATGGTGACCCCCCTTCAAGTGTAGAGTGGGAGAATGCTATTGAATTGTACACAACTAAGAGTGGGAGAATAAAAGCAAGATTTTATCATAAATAATTATAATTCCAATTATTCATTCTAGTGGTATAAGGCTCGGGTTCAATTCCTGGGCATGGTTATATGCTTATGTTGTAAGCAGAATATTATGATAAGGAGAGAAAAAATGAAAAAGGTAGCAGTGAAATTTACTGTGCAGTATGACACAGTAATAAAAGATCAAGTCGTCGACAAGGGCGAAGATGTTTACGCAGTTTTCTTTGTTGATGACAACAAGGTTTGGGAAGGCATGGATAGCGTTGATTTTTTCAATGCTATTAAAATTGACCCTTTCGGAGTCGGAGGCCCGTTTGGCTGGGCGGGAGCTTCTGTCAAGAGTATTGAAGAAGCCAGCGGGCATGTGGTTTTATATGAGCCCGTCGATGCTGATGTAGTTATTTTATAGAATAGCTATCCTGGTGGCTAGCCCCAGTTTAATTTCCAGGTGCAGTTATATATTTACATTGTAAGCAGAATGTAGTATTATAACTAATGAATTTAAAATGTAAAGGAGAGAAAAATGAATGACAATGATAAGACTAAAATCAAGGAATTAAAAAAAGAAGCTAAAAGAAAAAACGGGAAATGGTACTTCCGTGGATATGAAATCATTAAAGAATCTAGAATCATTTCCCGATCAGGTAACTGGGATGGTTATAAAACCAAATTCTTCTGGAGAATTTACAAAGAATGTAATGGAATAAGAGAGACTTTTGGTACTGAAAATACGCTTGGTGAAGCTTTGCTTAGAATTGACAATCAAGGAAAGATTCGCTGTCTGTATGAATCGCATTTGAAAATAAAAAGAAAGCTATCTGGAATTTAATTCCTAAAAATTAAATGATGTTAAGGAGGAAAATAAAATGAAGAAGATATACAATGACCCTCGTCCACATTTTCCCTATGCTCTTGCCATCGCTTATCGACGATGGCGGTGGTTAGAAGAAGAAATGCCTCAAGATTTTAGGCAACAAGTAAGTTTAGCTTGTTGTGAAGTTACTGAAAAATCAGTTGATCTGGCTCGAGCAGTTGATCGATACATGTATCGATTAGCACGAGCAGAAGGATTTTGGAGGCCACAGAAAGGCCTGCCTCGTGGGAAAAGTGCAAAATGGAGACGGTTTCATGTTTACATTTGATAAAGAGAATCCGTCTAAGTTCGTGGCAACCGCATGTACTAAAATTGTTCCGAATCATGAATCAGATCCGATGGTATGGACTCCAAATTTAAAGGAATTTTATACCAGAAGGGTCTTTATCGTGTGCAGTTTAAATTCAAGAGGAAGAAGATCTTTTAGATTTTATCCTCTTCAAAAAAGGAATGATAGGCCGCCTCCAGCCTTTTGTATTGTAGATAAAAAGAATAAATGGCTTTCTCATACGGGGACTCATAGAGTTTTTATGCATGAAAACTTTGAAATAATTAGGCCATTGCCTGCTGTAATAGCGAAAGCCAAATACTCAATAAAAAAGAAAGACATTGAATATATTCCTATTAATCTTCTCACGCTTGTTAAACATTGTTATTTTCAAGACCTAATTGATGATGAATTTATTGAAAAAGCTGAGAGGCAATTTGAAAAAATTTCAAGCATAATAGCGAGAGCTGAGAGTACTGACAGCGAGGGAGAATTAGAGGCTTGTATTGATCGGCTCTTTGTATTATGCAATAAAATATTAAATGAAATAGAAGAGAGGGTAGAAATATGAAAAAAGCTTTAGTTTTTAAAAAAGATTCAATGCTATCATTGTCAGATAGCTTAAAAAAAGGTTTAGCTGACATAAAAAAAGAAAAGAAAAGAATTGAAGCGCAATCAAGTTTAACTTTATTGCTTGATTGCTCTGGATCGATGTCAGAATATGTGAAGGGTAAATCCAAGTTTGATGCTTTAATGGAAGCAATTCAAGACTATCCAAGGGCATCATATATTTCATTTTCAGAAAGCGCTTGTCTAGGAATTGAAACATTTCCAGCAGGAGAAACAAATATGGCAGAAGCTTTCCGTTTATGTACGACATTGCCGCGGAGTAAAAGACAAACAATAATTGTTATTAGCGATGGCTTACCCGATTCTGAATCTCAAGCAATAGAAGAAGCGCTTAAACTTGCAACGCCAGTCAATATTATTTATATTGGCCCTGGTGGAGATAAAGGAGAAGAGTTTATGAAAAAGCTTGCAGAAATTACCGGAGGACGTCAAACTACAGTAAACACTAAAGATACTTCTCTTTTGTTAGAGAAGGAAATTAAAAAAGAAATTAAACTGTTAGAATAAATTGATTACAAGGAGGATAATATGAAAAGGTTTTCTAAAGAAGACATTGAAAATATAACAATTGGGGATATACTTCCCAATTGTTTTGGCCAAATGAAAGAAGTTATTGAAATAACCTTTAGAGGTAAAACTCCAAAAGGCAAATTGTTTGTCGGAGTAAGGCAACAGTTTTCTGATAATTCTACTTTGACAAATACATATATAGAAGGGGAATATCCCTCGATAATAGGGGGTATTTCATGAAAAGTTATGCAAATCATTTTTTTAGGAGCTTATAACTTATGACTAATATAATTTTAAGGAGAAGAAAATGAGAAAGATAAAAGAAGAAATTAAAAGCGATAAACAATTAATAAAAGAAATTAAGAATAATAAGAATGTCAAATATAATATGGAAAAGCTATGGCAAAAGTATCAACCTTTAGTTAATAAGGTAAGCGGGAAATTACTGAAATGGACAAAAAATTATGACGATTTCCAAGATTTTAAAATGGAAGCTTATCTTATATTAAATGAAGTTGTTAAATATATTGATGTTAATAAAATAGATGATAATTTTGATATAACAAATATCTTTAAAATGAAGTTAATGAATGAGGCTAAGAAGTTTTTCAAAACAGAGATGAAAAACCATTCATTTGTAAAATTAGATTATGAACAGGGAATATATAGAAAGTTAAGATTATCGTGTCTAAATAAAGATTCTGTGATCGATGAGGAAAATAATTTAAATTTTGAAGATTACATTGATAATCATCTAGCGACATATAAAAAGATCGAATACGATAAAAGAAAGATTGTAAATAATCTATTATTGCAATTTTTTCACAATAATAAGAAATATAAGAAGTATGAAACTTTTATAAAGATGAGATTATCTCAATCAACAATTTCTAAATATGATAAATATCGAAACGAATTCTCTAATAAAAAAGAAAAACCTGTTTCTTATGTTAACTGGTATATGAGTATCAAAGACAAAAAATTTGTTAGAGATCTTTCTAAGTTCCTCATCAAAGATGTTGGATTTTGTGAAATATGTAGTGAGGATTTATATAAGAAGATAGCATACCATGCTTATATGTGATATAGGAAAATGAAGAATTTTGTAGTTATATTATTGTACTTTTTTACTCATTTATATTCTTTTAGTTCCCCTTTAAAAGACTTTACAATAGATAAATGTAAAGAATATGATATCCCCTCTGATATAGCAATTGCAATAATTGAAGTAGAATCAGGTTGGCGGAATATCAGAGGGGTATCCGGGGATATCGGTATCTTTCAACTAAATCCTGTTTATATAAGTTATTTTGAAAAGAAATTCTGGAATAGAGAAAAGAAATTTAATCCCTGGAACCCTTATCATAATATAGAGGTGGGTTTAAAATATCTTAAGTGGCTATATACTTACTTTAATTCATGGGAAAAAGCCATTATGGCTTATAATATTGGTCCTAAAGCAGTTACTAATAATTACAAAGTACATCAAGGAAACAGATACTTTGTAAAGGTTGTGAAAGTTTTAAATCGCCTGTAGGAGAGGTTTTAAAATGAATGAAAAATTATTTTGGAGATTTCTTTTTCTTTTTTTTATATTTTTTATTATCGATTTAAATATTTGGTATCAAAATAAATTAAGAAAAGAAGAAACCGCATATAAACAGGAACTTGAGAAAAAAGAAAAGAAAATAAACAACTTGGAGAGTAATCAAATTAAGTATAGAGAAACGCTTAAAGATATTGTAGTTTCTCTTTATAATAAGGAACAATATATAAATATTGGCGGTATTGATAATACTGTACAAAATACCTCTATAGAAAATTTAGTGACAGCAATTAAAAATGGAACAGGAAGCTTTGATAGCTTCTTAAATAATGTTCAAAATTTCTTTGATAAAAGGAAAGAGTATACTCATAATATTCCCAATGTGTTTCCTGTATGTTATAGTCCGGAGGTTAGAATTACATCGGGATTTGGTAATAGGATTTATCCTTTCACAAAAGAGATCTTTTTTCATAAAGGTATAGATATAACTGCAAGTGATAGGACTAAGATAATAGCTACCGCTGATGGAATAGTTACAGATGTTTGGATTTGGCACCCTGTATATGGAAAGATGGTAAAGATTAAACATAATGGCGGATATACTACTTTATATGCACACATGAGTAGAACTTATGTAAGAGAAGGCCAAAAGGTAAAACGAGGTCAAGTAATTGGGTTAATGGGAAATACGGGAAAATCGTATGGGATTCATCTTCATTACGAAATTAGGAAAAACGGGAAACTTGTTAATCCAATCGATTATCTCACATCTACAAGCGAAATAATTTTAAGCCAGTAGAAGAGAAATACTAATATAATAGACTCAAATTTTTTTATTCTATCTTTGGAGTAGTATAATATGGAAGTTAAGATAATAGCTGAGATTGGCTTAAATGCATTCTTTGGAAATGATAAGTTAGAGTTTATTAAAAGTGCTAGAAAACTTATTACAATTGCTAGTGCTGCAGATTGTAATTATGTAAAGTTCCAGAAAAGAAATCCGGATATCTGCGTTCCTGAAGATAAGAAAAATAAAGAAAAAATTGTACCTTGGAGACAAAAGCCTATTACATATTTGCAATATAAAAAAGATATTGAATTTAATGAAGACAATTATGCTGAAATTGATAATTATTGTTTTAGTTGTGGAATAGGCTGGTTTGCATCGGTTTGGGATTTAGACAGCGCTTATTTCATGAAGAAATTTGTGGATATTGTAAAGATTCCATCTGCTCTTATTACCAACGACGCACTTCTTGAATTATGTAGAGATTTATTTGATTATAGGATAATGTCGACGGGCATGAGTACTGAGGAGGAAATAGAAAAAGCTGTTAATATATTAGATCCTCATGTTATTATGCATACAAATAGTGTGTATCCTACTTCTATTGATGATTTATATTTACAGTATGTAAAATGGTTGAAAGAAAAGTATCCTCGAAAAGAAATCGGTTATAGCTCTCATTATTACGGAATTAAAGATGCATTTGCAGTGCTTGCGTATGGAGTTACATGGATAGAAAAGCATATAACGTTGAATCATAATCTGTGGGGTAGTGATCAAGCAGCTTCAGTTGAACCTAATGGTTTATTTGAGCTTGTTAAAGGAGTAAGAGATATTGAGAGGGGGTTATCCAAAGGATACGGGCCAAGAGTATTATATCCAGGAGAAGAAGAGAAGAAAAAGAATTTAAGGATCGGAGGTAATTAAAGTGTGGAAAGAATTCAGAAAGAAGCCAATCATTGTGAAAGCAATAAGATGGGATGGAAATAATTTGGATGAGATAAAAAAACTTTGTAAATCTCATTGTCATTTATCTGTGGAGTCAAGTAATGCCTTAGTTATAAAAACGTTAGAGGGGGACATGAAATGTGAAAAAGGAAATTATGTAATACAAGGAGTAAATGGAGAGTTCTATCCCTGTAAAATCGATATATTTAATAGGACATACGAAGAGATATAAGAGTGAAAATTATTCTACTGTCAATGATAGATAATGCGTTTATGCCCGGCTTTATTGCTTTTTATAAATCGGTGGTAAAAAATAGTCCCAAAATATTAAATTATAAATGGCGATTTATTGATATGGGGCTTTCTAATTCAAATAAAGGTTATATGGCTTCTTTATTACATGATAATGTAGAGTTTGTAAAACCAAGATTTGAAAATTATAAACACATTAATATGTCAATAACAGACGATTGTTTAAAAAATACGTATTACAAACTTGATATTTTTTCTTATACTGATTGTGATAGAGTTGTTTTTATCGATATGGATACTATTGCATTAGGAGATTTAAATCCACTTTTTCGATGTGGAGCAAGATTGGCGGGAGTGCAGGCTTATGGATCAGGAAGCGATAATCTACGAAGCGGAATAAATACTGGCGTCATTGTTGTAAATAAACCCTATCTAGACTTTAAGCTGTATAAAAATATTTTACAGTTTTCAAGGCGGGGATTTTCAATGCCGGATCAAAAAGCTATTAATAAATACTTTAAAAAGATGATTCACATTCTTCCGAAAGAATATAATTGTGAGAAGAGAATGTGGAAAGGTAAGAAACATAAAATTTTCTTTAGTAGAAATAGAGATTTATTGTATAGAATAACTAACGAAAAAGTAAGACTACTTCACTTTGTAAGTCAAAAGCCTTGGGATAAATCCCCTAGGGATAAATTAAATAAAGGGTATGATGAATTAGAAGAACTTTGGATGTATTATTATCGTATGGAGATATAATGGAAAAAATTAGTATACGAAAAGCTAGAAATGCAAAATCGGGACTTCAAGATTTATGTGCTTATGTAAAGCGAATAGATCCTACTATTGCCAAAGTTGTAGAAATAGGCTCTTACGTAGGAGATAGTACAGAAATATTTGCAAAAAATTTTGATCAGGTTATAGCGATTGATGCTTGGAAAAACGGATATGATAAAAATGACGCTTCTTCATATAAATATCCTATGGAAATAGTAGAAAAGCAATTTGATGAACTTTGTAAAAAGTATTCTAATATTTATAAAATAAAAACAACAAGTAAAGAAGCTTGTAAAATGTTTCAAAATAACTCTTTAATGTTTATTTATATCGATGCTAATCATAATTTTCTTAATGTAAAGGAAGATATTGGCTTATGGTGGCCAAAATTAAAAATAAATGGCTTCCTGGCGCTACATGATTATAGTAATAGTAAGCATCATCCAGGAGTCAGAAAGGCTTTTAATGAAGTACTTAAATTTCCAGATGAAATATTTAAAGATACATCCTGTGTTATAAGGAAGAAATATTGAACGTAGAAAAGTTATTACAGCAGCAGGTAGAAGAGAAACGAGTAATATTTGTTGGCCCGTCTCCGATATTACAAGGGAAATATCTCGGTAAAGAAATAGACAGTTTCGATTGCGTAATAAGAACAAACGGCGCTATTTTTCTTTTAGATAAAGTTGCTTATGTGGAGAATTATGGTAAGAGATGCGATATACTTTGTATGAATGTACAATTTAATCGTGAAATGCAACCGGCGGGGTATTTAAAAACATGGAGAGATAAATATGGGGTGAAATTATTAGGAATGAAAACAAATCAGAGGAATCTTATTGATAAATACTCTAAAACCATTCCTACATTTACGCTTGCTGATACAATAGCAAAACTTAGCAAAAAAATAAAAGGCGTACTGTACGGCCCTATTATCATGGAACATTTTTTACAATATAATCCAAAAGAACTTTGGTTTACTGGAATAGACTTTTATTATATGAAACCTGATTTATTTATTCCCAACGATTATAGAGAATATTTTCCAGACTATCTGCCTAAGAAAATTCGTGATAAAGCAAACATAAAAAATCGGGGTCGTGTTGATCCACATGATCAATATTCTAATGCTAAGTATATGTGGCAATTACTACAAAAAGGAAAGATAAAAACTCATGATTTTATTTATAATATTGTAAAAAAAATCATAGAACACCCCGATTATTATAATTATGAGGCACGATTAAGAAGAGCAGGTAAGAAGAAATGATAACAACAGTCGATGACTTAAGAGAGCCTTTTCTGCCTACTTTAGAAAAAGTACCGAGGAAGCCTCGAAATAACAAGGCTTTACTTATTGGCTCCGGCCCTTCTATAGATACGCTGAATATTAAGAAACTGGAAGGGCAAAGGCAGTATGATATTTGTACACTTACTGATGCTATATCTATCTTTACAGCTAGTAAGAGTGTTCAGTATGCTGTTAATTTTCATTATCAAGGACTTAGAAGAAATGTAGATAAATTACATTTAGCTCAATATGTATTACTACCGCATGCTATCTTTTCATTTCATATTGAGAAAAAGGAAAAAAGAAATGATAGCCCATTAGATATAGAAATAATTATGTCACTTTATGAAAAGATAAAGAATCTGAAGAACATATATTTTTTTAAATCAAATAATATTGATGATAATGATATCCGGAAGGGGAGCTTCAATACCGAATATAAAGATAATATAATTGTACAGGCACAAGGTTCGGTAGTGGGAGCGTTTTATTTTCTTACAGCGTATATGGGATATAAAGAAATATATTATGTTGGATTTGATGGGAGTTATATTGAAAGTGCTGAAGAGAGTGCGCAATACGCTAAGAGTATCGAGCATAAAAAGAAAGTTGGAAAACTATCGTTCTCAAGAAAGGATTATCTCAATAGTTGGAAAAACTTACATTTAATGAAAGACAAATATTATAATGATGTTGTCTTTAAATTGTTTAACGATGAGGAGTTTCTACTAGATGAAAATATTGCATCTTTGTAGATCACCATTAGCAGGAGCGCCGGTTAGGTTAAGTAATTTTTTAAATAAAAATGGGATAGAATCAAAGTGCATTCAATCTCGATTAAGTAGTATGAAAATAATACCAGATGTTGTATGGGGTAAAGGTAAAGAAGATTTAAAACAATTTAAAGAATATCTTAACTGGGCAGATATTATACACATTCATAATCAGCCTCCTTTACATAAAAATAGCAAGGGATGGCAAATGCTAAGCAATATTAATAAACCGTTTGTGTACCAGATGCACGGTGAGCCTGAGAAAGTAATTAATGAAATGTTTAATGTTATTAAGAAATGGGTAAGAATAGACAGAATAGCTTGTATTGCACAGTATCAAGCGGTAAGATTGAAGTCTTTACTTAAAGATGATTTTTATCCAGTGCGTAATGTTGTTGATATATGCGACCCTTTGCTTCAATACAAGGAAGTTAATAATGAAAGAATAAAAGTTACTTATAGCCCATCTAATAAGGAGCCGTTGGAAAAACTTAAAAAAAAGAGGAAATCCACATGGGCTTATAAAAGTTATAGCGAGGTTTCTGCTATATTAAATGAATTAGAAAGTAAAGGTATTATAGAAAAAGATATTATCTACGGAGAACGATTTGATGAGTGTTTAAAAAGACGAGCCTCAGGTGATATTCATATTGACGATATTTATACTGGCAGCTATCATTTATCATCATTGGAGGGGCTATCACAAGGGAAAGTAGTTATGTGTAACTTAAAAGACTGGATGATTCAATACCTTACCGAGTTCTTAAAGTGCGAATTGTATGAATTGCCCTGGGTGCTGGCAGATAAGCACTCTTTAGCTACTACAATTACAGAGTTAAATGAAAATAGAAGTTTGTTAAAGAAACTTCAGCGGGATTCAAGAGAATTTATGGAGAAGCATTGGAATAATGAAAAAATATTGAATGATTATTTAAGAATATACGAAGGAGTTTTCAAATGAATATAGGATTTTTAGGTCTTGGAAAGTTGGGGCTACCTTGCGCTTTAGCAATAGAAAAATTTGGGCGCCATTCAGTAGTGGGATATGATCCTTCCGAGAAAGTTAAAGAAATTATAAAAGATAAAAAAATTCCATATAGAGAAGAGGGGGCTCAAGAGCTACTCGATAATAGTAATATCAAGATATTACCAATTAAGGATGTAGCGGGGCGTTCTGATATAATTTTTATTGCTGTACAAACGCCTCATGCTGAAAAATATGAAGGAATTACAAGATTACCGGATGAAAGAAAAGATTTTGACTATAGTTACTTAAAAGAATCAGTAATACAACTTTCAGAGGAATTAAATAAAATAAAAAGACATAAAATTGTGGTTATTATTTCAACAGTGTTACCAGGGACTATTGAAAGAGAAATTCGTCCGTTTATGTCTCCTTATATAGATCTATGTTATAATCCTTTCTTTATAGCTATGGGAACCACAATACCCGATTTTATGAACCCCGAGTTTGTATTATTAGGAACTGATAGTTTTGCAGCGAAAGAAACAGTAAAACTTTTTTATAAAACTTTACATGATCGTCCTGTATTTGAAACAACAATAGAAAATGCAGAGCTTATAAAAGTGGTTTATAACACTGCGATATCGACAAAAATAGTTATGATGAATACCGTTATGGAGATATGTCATAAGACTCCAAATACAAATGTAGATGAAGTAACTAGGGCTCTTTCACTTGCAACTGATAGAATTATATCAAATAAATATATGAGGGGCGGAATGGGAGATGGTGGAGGATGTGTTTTATATGATTCAAAAATAAAAGTTAATAATGAAATATTTACTATAGGGGATTTCTATGAGATTTTCCACTCATCAGAAAATAAAAAATTTTTTATAGAATCTATTAATAGCGATTGTTCTGAAAAAGAAGAAAAATTAATAAAAGACGTAACTAAAAGAAAATATAAAGGCAAATTGTATAAATTCTCTGTTCAGGATGAAGAATTTATTTGTACTGAGGATCATTTAATTCCTGTATTTAGGAATGGTAAAATGGAAATTATTCGAGCAGATAAAGTAAAACAAACGGATAAATTATATTATGATAATAGAAATTAAAAGAAGATTAGCTAATAGGAGTGTTAAAATATGAAAAAAAAGAATATTAAAAAAATTGAAACATTATATTATGAAGGGGATGTGTATAATTTAGAGTTATTTCCAAATCATCAGAATAATGATGATTTATTTTGGATAGAGAAAAAATCTAATATTGTTTCGCATAATTGTCATCCCCGTGATAATATAGCTCTTTCATGGCTTTCTAGAAAACTTAATCTTTCGTACGATTGGTTTGAAAATATTATGCTTTGCAGAGAAAAACAAACTGAATGGTTGGCAGAATTAGTAAAAGAAAAGAAAGAGCAGTTGGATTTGCCCGTAATTATTTTAGGAAAAGCGTTTAAAGAACAGACTAATTTAGAAGTTGGTAGCCCCGCTATCCTTTTAAAGAATATACTAAGGGAAAAAGATATAGATGCTCAAATGTATGATCCGTATATTGATAAAAGTCCCCCTCCATTACAAGAGCCAGCTATCTATTTTATTGGAACAAGACATAAAGAATTTGGAACATATTCTTTTCCAAAAGGCTCTTGTATTCTTGACCCCTGGAGATATATAAAAGATCAGCCCGGAGTGGAAATAATTAGAATAGGAGAGTAAAAAGTTGATTAGTTTACTAGTGCCAACAAGAAACAGACCGTCAGGAATGGAAAGATTATGCAATTCAGCATTTTCTAAAGCAGAGGATTCTAATAGTGTTGAAATTGTTTTTTATATTGATAATGACGATAAAAGATCAAGAGATAAAGCACTAGAATTGCAAAAAAATTATAATATAAAATTCATTATTGGTGAAAGGATTGTACTTAGTAATATGTGGAATGAATGCTACAGAAAAGCAACAGGTCCTATTTATCATCATGCAGGAGATGATCTTGTTTATAAAACAAAAGAATGGGATAGAATTGTTAAAAGCGAATTTGAAAAATATCCTGATAAAATTTTATTCGTATACGGTAGAGATGGAATTGTAGATAGTGGGGAGTTAGGAACCCATGGCTTTATTCATAAAAATTGGATAGAAACAGTAGGATATTTTGTACCTCCCTACTTTAGTGCAGATTATAACGATACTTGGCTTACTGATTTAGCAAAAAGAATAGATAGGCTTGTATATATACCTGATCTGTATATAGAGCATTTACATTTCAGTGTGGGTAAGTCAGAGTTGGATGACACATATAGAGATCAAAGGGCGAGAAGAAAACGAGATAAAGTAAAAGCATTATATAGAGAGAAAGAATGGGAAAGAATACGGGATGCTGAAAAATTAAAGGAGTTTATTAAGAATTTTGATAGCAATATATAGATGTCTTTATGGGGAAGATTTTGTCCAGCAGTCTATAAATTCGATAACTGATTATGTGGATAAGATATTTATCTTTTGGGATGATATTTCTTGGGGGGGTGTACAAGGGTGTAGATATAAAGATAATTATAAAAGCTGGCCTAATGGGCATGGGTTCTTCATATTACAAACAACGAGAGTATAATAATATGGTAAGTGATAAGTACAAGACGATTTTTGTAAGTATTCCTCGTACTGGAGGGCATACGATAAATGCATTATTTGATGAAAATATGGTCATAAATCCAAAAGAAGTAGGTGGGAGACATGCCTTCCCAATTCGATACATACAAGCGTACCCCAAAAAATGGGATAAATACTTTACGTTTACTATTGTAAGAAATCCTTTTGATAGACTTGTTTCGTATTGGTCACGGGCAAACAGAGGTTCACTTTCTCAAAAAGATTTAAATGACAATAAAGTATTTAGTGCTATAAAAAAAGATTTTAACGATTTTATTCAAACTCAATTAAAAGAGTCTTTACATAAAATACACTATGTACCGCAGTTACGTTGGTTTGCAATTCCTAAAGGTAGTAAAAATTATGATTATATTGCAAGATTTGAAAACTTTGAAAAAGAAATACGCCACATATTTGATTTAATAGGAATACCACAGCCTAAACAGATTAATAAAAGTTTCGGAGCGCCACGAAGAAAAAATTATAAAGAATATTACGATAAAAAATCTGTTGATATAGTTAGTACTTTATATGCTGATGATTTAGAAAGATTTGATTATATTTTTTAAGTGACTAATATTATATGAATAATATAATATCGTTTGTTCCTATAAGAAGTGGCAGTAAAGGAATAAAAGATAAGAATATAAAAAAGATTAATCATAGACCTCTAGTATATTGGGTTTTAAGTGCTCTACAGCAAAGTAAAGTTAATAAAATAATAGTTGCAATCGATTCGGAAGAATATAAATTAATAATAAAAAAATTTCAATTTAATAAAATTATCTTTTATGATAGGGAACATAAAAATGCACAAGATAATTCAACAACCGAGGATGCTATATTGGAGTATTTGGGAAAAGGATACGAAAATAATGAAGACGTTTTTATACTTGTCCAAGCTACTAATCCTTTGCTTAATTATAAGGATGTTAATAAAATGATTGATGAATATGAAAAGGGGTCATACAATTCAATGTTATCAGTAGCGGATCTAAATCACAGGTTTTTATGGACTGAAAGTTTTTCCCATAAATATCAAAAATCTCGGGCTATTCCCTTGAATTATGATTTTAAATCTAGGCCTTTAAGGCAAGAGAAGCGTTTTTACAAAAATAACATTTATATGGAAAACGGGGCTATGTATATAAACACGATTAGTAATATTATTAAATCAAAAAACAGGTTAACTGATCCGGTTGGGCTTTTTATAATGGACTATTATACCCATTTTGAAATAGATGTAAAGACGGACTTTAGAATTGTTGAATTATTGCTAAAGGAGAAATTTAAGTGAAAGAAGTTCTTATTATAGGTAACGGAATATCAAGATTAGAACATCAGGATTTTATACAAAAATGGCAAGGAGAAATTTGGACTTGCAATTGGGCTTTTAAAGACCTGATTGATAAAAAAATTCCAAGAATAGATATTCTAATAGGAGATAAGGATGCATTAAAAGAAGCTTATAGAGCTAAAAAAAGATATAAATTAAATTATAAATTATTATGTAAAAATACAAAAGCATTAAGTATACCAGAAGTAAAAAAAGTTGAAATTCCAGAAAGATATATTAAAGATTCCGGGTCAACGCTTGTTGTAAAGGCATTATATGAAAATTATGGTAAGATATTTTTAGTAGGATTTGATCTGGGCGGAAAAGATATATATGTAAAAAATCATGAAAGAAGAAATAAAAGTAAATGGGTGGATAATTGGAGAAAAATAGCAAGGGTGTTTGGATTAGAAAGAATTCATTTTGTGGGAATAGATCATAAGCCTTTCATATTAAGTGAGATGCCTATAAATAGTTATGCTAGAAAATATATGAATGGAGAAGATCATTTAAAAGAAAACTTTTTTGTTAATTATCCTGTAAAAAGTTATCAAGAAGAGAATGTTAAAAGAACTAATAACGTGCTTATTTTAGGAAATGGAAGAAGTAGAGAGAATTCTCTTAATAGAAGATTTATAAAAAATTGGAGAGAAGAAATATGGGTTTGTAATGATGCATATTACAGAGAATATAATAATCTTAATAGAATTGATAGAGTAGGAACCAGGTTTACGCATTTAGTTTTTGATATGCTTGAGTTTAAAGAGAAGCATAATCTTGATTATGATGTTTATACTATAGAAAAAGTCAACAAAGATGTTAAGCTGTTTTATACTAATTCTTTTAAAACGGGCATGCTTCTTTTAGTACAAGCTTTGTATGAAGAGTATGATATGATATGGTTAAGTGGTTTTGATTTTGGGGGAGATCATATCTATAAGAACAGGGCGGTAGAAGGGCTAACGTATAGAAAACAGATGAATTTAATAAGATGCTGGTTTAATGTAAATAAAATTAAATTTGTTGAGGGGCAACCAAAATTCTTAAATAGAGAAAAATATATAGCATGAAAAATCCTTCAATTATTGAAAATAAAAATTTAAATAACAGCCACCAGAATTCTATAAAAAAAATAAAAGAAGTGCTTATTGTTGGAAATGGAATATCAAGATTAGAACATCAGGATTTTATACAAAAATGGAGCGGGGAAATTTGGGCCTGTAATTCAGCTTATTTAGAATACTATAACGGTTCGCTTCCAAGATTAGATTTAATAATTGGCGATATATCGGCATTAAAAGAAATTGTAGAATATAAAAAAAGATACGGGGGTAAATATCGCATATTTGGAAAAAATCCAAAAGCTAAAACGCTTCCGGGTGTAGAAATGATTGATATTCCTGGATTATTTATTAAAGACTCTGGCAGTACCTTGGTAGCAAGGGCTATAATAAAAGGATATGATAAAATTTATGTAATTGGATTTGATCTAGGTGGAAAAGATATATATGTACAAAATCATCATATAAAGAATAAGGAGAAATGGGTAAGGAATTGGCGACTTATACGAGATGAGCTTGGACTGGATAAAGTAATATTTATAGGGAAGGATCATAAGCCTTTTATTATGAGTGATGAGCCTTCAGATTATTATGCAAAATTGTATTTAAAGGGGATAAATCATCTTGAGGTAAATAATAAGAACGCTCATATTGTATTAAATGAAAAAGTTTTAATATTGGGGAATGGCAAATCTCGTCTACAACCATCAGTTAAAAAATTTATAAATAAGTGGCGACATAGGATATGGGTATGTAATGAAGCATATAGAGAAGTGGAAAATGTAAGGACTATTAAAGCAGTTGGCTGTAGAGAAAAATATATGGTTGATAAGGCGCTTCAATATAAGCTTAACAATAATTATGATTATGATATATTTACTTTAAAGTTTGATGGATTTGAAGAATATGAAAATAAGCAATTGGGAGTCTTTCTATTCAAAGAACAGAGAAATTGGAGTACAGGAATTCTTCTTGTTTTACAGGCTATTTATGAAGAATTTGAAGAGATTGTTTTAGGAGGATTTGATTTTGATAATTCAAATATTTATAATTCCAGTGAACAAAATGGGGCGCTATTTAAAAAACAGTTTTTATCTGTTAGTAAAGAATTTGGGATTAAGAATATGTCATTCATTGGAAAACAGCCCGATTTTTTAATATGAAAAGTATCCTAATTCTCGGCAACGATAATCTATGTAAAGAATCTAAACAATTTGTTAAAGAATGGAAAGAGGAAATATGGGGATTCAATTTTCGTTTTCTAGATAAATCAATTCAATTTAGTAAAATATTTGTAGATAATCTTGGCTTGTTTAAAGCGCAGGAGTATAAAAGAGAATTTGGTAAAAATTTTGATATATTATGTAATACGGATGGTTCTAATCTCAATTTATTTTCTTTTGCCATTTATCATGCATTAACCGAGGAATATAAGAATATCTATATTTGCGGAATTAACCTAGGAAGAACCAATCACGAAAAGAAGAATAAAGCTAACTGGATACGGGATTTACAGAAGCTATCTCATGATTTTAATTTTAGTGATAATATATATTTTATAGAGAATGATTATGATGGAATTATACAAGAAGAAGTAAAATTGTATGGGGAAACCATATATAATGATTTCTCTAATAAGGTGCTCATTTTAGGTAACGGGGTAACCAGGACAGAGGAGCCTGATATTTCTTTTATACAAAATTGGAAAGGCGAGCTATGGGGGTGTAACCATGCATATAAAGAAGATTTGCCATTTACTCGTATTGGAGTATTGGATAAGAAACTTTTTAGAGAAATACAAAATTATAAAAGTAAAAAGTTTAGTTTATATAGTACAAGAGGGAATAATGTATTTTACTATAATGATAGAAAAGGTAATACGGGGTATTTTTGGATTTTACAGGCATTGTATGAAGGTTTTGACAAAATATTTTTATCAGGGTTTGATTTCGGAGGAGGCGATCTATACACAAAGTATAAAAGTGGCGTATCCTTTAGAAGGCGATTTCAGGAAATAATAGATGAATTTGGTTTAGATAGAATATGTTTTGTCAGAGGATATCCTGACTTCTTAGTTTAAATTTTTTTAAAAAAAGTATATATTATTATTATTAAAGAATAGCGCCATTTTTAAAGACGGGGAATAATATAGATGAAACTAGATAAATTTAGAAATAAGCTAATAGTATTCGAGGGAATAGATAAAACAGGCAAGACATCTGTTGCTAGAGCGATGGTAAAATATTTAAATAATACAGGAATTAAAGCGATATTTACATTTCAACCTGGGGATGATAATTATGGTATTTTAGCCCCCTTGCTTAGGAGTTTATGCAAGGATAAGCGTTGGCAAATTCATGATTTAACAAATTTTTTTCTATTTCTTGCTGATAAAGTAGAGCATGTCACTAAGATAGTATTGCCCGCTTTAAAAGATGGGAAAACCGTAATTTGTGACCGGTGGTGGTATAGTACATTTGCTTATCAATTGTATGGGAAGCAAATTATATATAAATATGATCTGGATAAAGATTTACAACTTTCATACTTTTTAAGTAAAATATCAGTTCTGAATCTTGAACCTGATATGGTATTTTATTTCCCTTTTCAAATTGCTGATATAAAAGAAGAAAAAAACGTAAATGATATATACGAAAACATGGATACAGAATCTATTCAAAGAGTAAGAATTGCATACGAGTATTTGTCTCAAAAGTATAATTTTAATAGAGTAATTCCCGGAAATAATGTTGAAGAAACTCTTAAAAAAGTAATGGGGGTGTGAAATTTATGAGCAGGTATACATGTAAAGATTGTTTATATTGGAAACAAAAATTAAATAATAAGAAAATAGGAGAATGCAGGTTTAATCCTCCTGCGATATCTGTTACGATATCAAATGTTACAAGAAATCCCGAGCGGTTTCCTGTAACATACGGAGCGGAAGATTATTGTGGTAAATTTCAAATAAATGATAGTAAGGGGGTAATATGATGAGAGTACCAAGTGAAATTATTAAAATTAGCGGTTTAAGTAATGACTTTGAAAAATTTAAAGCCTTATTTGTGCTGTTAAACAGCAATTTTAAAATTATTGATAATAGTATCTATGCAGAAGGAAGAAGATTTGATTTTAATGCTGAGCATGGAGAATTGATCAATATAGAAAACTTATAAAAAATTTAAAGACAAAGGAGTATAAATATGAAAAAGATTATGTGTGTAATTCTAATGGTATTGTTTATTGTTGGTTTTTCATTTTCACAAGAATTGTCAGAAGATGATGAAATCGCATTCATTCAGGATATTAATCAAATCACCGAAGCTATTAATAATCGGATATTAGGAGAACGGTTTTATAGTAGCACAGATATTGCAAGAGAATATTTTGTGCTGGGATTTGCTTTAGCTCTTATTGAATTTCAAGAACGAATTGATAATTACGGTTTTTTAAGTGAGGAAAATAAAATCGAAATGATAAACGATATTAAAATATCAAGAATATTGGGCTACATGGTAGAATACCTTTTCGATGAGTATAGGAAAGAAAATATTAATTGGCATAATGTAACTCTTAAAGAGGTATTAAAAGAGAAAGTTTGGGAAGGGGAATAAAAATTAAAAACAGGAGTAAAATATGGAAGAAATTTTTCAAAGATTAAGAGATGCTATAGACAAATTAGAAGGGGAGTATAAATATGCAAAAGATTATATGTGAAATTCTAATGGTATTGTTTACTGTTGGTTTTTCATTTTTACAGGAATTGTCAGAAGATAATGAAATCGCATTCATTCAGGATATTAATCAAATCACCGAAGCTATTAATAATCGGATATTAGGAGAACGGTTTTATAGTAACACAGATATTGCAAGAGAATATTTTGTGCTGGAATTTGCTTTAGCTCTTATCGGATTTCAAGAACGATTAGAAAGAAAAATAAAAATTAAAAACAGGAGTAAAATATGGAAGAAATTTTTCAAAAATTAAGAGATGCTATAGATAAATTAGAAGAGGAATATAAAAGAAAACAAATCGAAGAGTATAAAAAGACCCCTCATATTCAATTTAAAACTGGAGACATAGTTACAAACGGAGAAATTATAGGTCGTGTAGTGTGGACTGAAAATCCGGCATTGAATATTTCAGAAGAAGAAGGGTTTATGGGGGTGGATATTCTAAATGGAGATTTAGGATTTCTAGGCCCTTGTAAAAGAAATGATTTTAGACTCGTTAGCCGAGATACTTTAAAATTGTTGATGCAACCACATGATATATTTATCGAGCTGACAGGTGAGCAGATATATGAGTTACTTTATTATATCGATTCTAGAGATACAAGTTATCGCAAAAGTAAGAATATATTACGAGAGAAATTGGAGGAGAAGATACGAGAAATTGATGTCATAGAGACTTTTTAAAACCTCCGTTAACTAATATATTATGCCTATAATAGGGATTCTCTCAATAATATCTGCTGTTGTTCTTTCTATTATATCAGCAATTTTCTCTATTACAGGTATACGCACCATATTTAGCGGCGCTTTATGGGGAGTTACGATAATGGGCGCCTCTATGGAGTTGGCTAAAATATCTGCCACTCTCTGGCTCTATAGTACATGGAAAAAATCTAAAAATCTTATCAAAGTTTATTTCTTTATTGCTATTATTATTCTTATTATTATTTCAACTATTGGGATTTTTGGATATTTGTCAAAAGCTTATGTAGGACAAAGAGTTGTAGCAATCCGATATGATAATGAAATAGAAAGACTTGAAAACTTAATTAAACGTGAACGGAGAGAAATAGATCGAGCTCAAAAAGATATTAATTTATTAGATGACGCTTTACAAAGTTATATTGATTTAAATGTTATAACGATAGCTTTGAAAAAAAGAGAGGAACAGGAAAGCGAAAGAATTGAATTAAGAAATCGTATTAAACAAGCAGAAGATAATATTGCTCAGTATCAAGATCAAATTTATAAGTTAAAAAATGAAAAGGAGTCTTATGAAGTGAACGTAGGCCCAGTTAAATATATAGCAATGATTATTTATGGAGAAAAAAATGCGCAAGATTTTTATGATAATGCAGCTCGTGTTCTTATTATTCTTCTATGTGTTGTATTTGACCCCTTTGCTGTACTGCTTATGGTAGCGGGTAATGTATCAATAGAGTTTTATAATAGCGATAAAAGAAAAAATAAAGGGATTAAAAAGAAAAGTAAAAAAGATGAGAAACGTGTAAAACTGAAACCTGCTGCTCTAGCAGAACCTAAAAGGGAAAAAATAGAATCCTCTCCTATTATAAAAAATGAAGAATCTACGGTAGAAAAAGAAATTGTGAGGGAAATTGAGAAAGATTATGTAGGAGATGTGCCAGGAAGAATAGAAAAGAAAATAAGACGGCGTTTAAAAAAATAAATTTTTTAAAAAAAAATTTAAAAAAATTGGCAAAAATTTATATATTATTAATAGATAACAATAAATGATTAGGAGGGACTTAAAATGCAATTAGTGATTAAGAAAAAGAATGTAAAAACTAATCTCCAAGGGCAGAATTTTTCTATCACTGCCAGTCCAAAAGCTTTTCAAATTCTCTCAGATAAATTATATACAAATAAAATAAAGGCTGTTATTCGTGAGCTCTCTACCAATGCATACGATTCACATGTAGAGGCAGGTAAAGAAAGAGAACCATTTGAAGTGCATCTTCCTAATTCCCTTGAACCATACTTCTATGTTAAAGACTATGGTACAGGAATGAGTGAGGAAAAAGTTTTATCGTTATACAGTAGCTATTTTGGAAGCGATAAAACTGAAAGCAATGACTTTGTGGGTGTCTTGGGTTTGGGGAGTAAATCTCCTTTTGCGTATAAGGAATCCTTTACTGTTGAGTCGGTATATAATGGGGAAAAGAAAATCTATGCCTGTTATCTTAATGAGGAAAACATTCCTTGTATTTCAAAAGTAACAGAGATGAGTACTTCTGAGCATAATGGAGTTAAAGTACAAGTTGAAGTAGATAAGGGAGACTTTTACATGTGGGAGGCAAACGCTAAAGAAGTATTTCGCCCCTTTCGGATTAAGCCAAGAGTTATAGGTGGAGAAGGTGATTTTGCTCCACTTGAATACCCTAAAGATGCTATATTTAAAGGAAGTGATTGGAGAATATATAAAGGACGATATAACAACGGTCTTATTGCTGTGCAAGGGAACGTTGAATATAGAGTTGATTCGTTATCAAAATCGGGGTTGATATCTGATAGCAATCTTTTAAACAATGAGCTTAAGACTATCATTACGCATTTTCTTCGTAGTTTACTTATAGTGATAGAATTTCCAATTGGTAAGCTTGATATTGCCCCAAGTAGGGAGGCGCTTTCATTAGATACACGAACTGTAAATAATCTTATATTAAAATTAAAAGAAATTGTAAAGAAAGTTCAAGATGAAATTCAAGAAGAATATTTCAGTGATAATAAGACATTGTTAGAAGTGATTAGAAGTTACTATACTATCGTTTCTAAAGTTGATTTTTTTCGTGATTTTATTAATAGAAACGTTTGGTATAAAGGAAAACCTTTACAAAAGGCATTGGAAATAGATAATAGTGATGATAGAAAGAAAATAAAATTTTTTAAAGTTCAAAAAAAAGGTTCTTTTTATGATACTTATGAAGATAGAGTAGTTTTAAAATCATCTGTTTTAAATTCATTTATTTCTTATAGTGAAATCGGGTCTCCTAAGACAAAAATTTTTATAAATGATGAAAATAATCCAAATAGCGGAATATACAAATTAAAACAAAACATGAGACAATATAACTTTCATGCATTAGTCATTCCAGAAGATTATATTCAAAAATTGGGAGTTGATGGAGAGCTAAATAAGATAAGTGAACTTAAATATATAAGAAAACCAGGTAGAGAGAGAAGTAAAACAGACTCTTCTGCTACAGAAAATAAAGATAGTAATAGATTTTATACTATTTTACATAACTGCGATGGCATAAATAAAAGTTTTACATATAAAGAATTGCTAGAAAGTGATATATACAAGAATAATTCACAGTTATACTATGTAATAAGATATAGAAATTCGTATAAAGATGTTAGAGATGAAAATAGAAGAGTTCCTAATTTAAAATTAGATATTTTGAAAAGTCTTGAAGTGCTTAATGACAGTATTCCAATATTTGTAATTAATGGATACGAAATTAACACGAAAAGATTTAAAAAATTAACAAAATTCAAACCATTCTTTAAATCAATAGAAGTATTATTGAAAGAAAAATTTAATAGCTCTAAAGCTATAAAACAATATGGATATACAAGTTTTTTAATGCATCATGATAAATCCTTATCATATATTGAAAGAAAACTTGTAACTATACTAGAGATAGTTGACGATTGTGATAAAAAAGTATTTGAGAGTGACAAAGATGTGAAAGAGTTAATTAATAGAAAAAAAGGAAAAGGTAGTATACCGGAAATTGAGAGGGATTTAAAGAATTTGAAAAAAATAATATACGATTTTGAATATTCTGTAGATGAATTTGATGTATTAAATAATAAAAAATTATCGGAAATGTTTATAAAAACAAGCGATTTGCTTAAAAAGGTAGAAGATAAATACCCGATATTAAAAATAGTGGACAAGGATTCAATAGAGGACTATTATGGAGTAGGAATAAAAGAAGAAAATGTGAAGATATTGATAGATTTACTTAAAAACTATCAATAAAAAATATATATTATATATTAGGAGGATAAATAAAATGAATAAGAACAGATTGCAGTTTTTTATGACAAAGGATGAAATTCAGTTGTATATGGACGGTGTATCTTATGCTGTTCATTCTACCGAAGATAACTACAAGCCAGTAAGTCACATGCTACTTGCTTTTGATCAATGGGAGGATGAGGATTCCGTTAGTCGTTTAGTTCAAAGTCTTAAGAAACTACTGGACAGAAAAGTAAAATTTGAAAATTATCTGAAAGATAGTCCAATCACCATTGAAAATGGGCTTATCAAGTATAAAGATACAGTGATAAGATCCGCTATTGTTGACAGACTTGAAGAAGTTATTGATCAACAAGGAGATTGGAAGAGTATTGTAAAGTTTATTGAAAACATGATGGAAAATCCCTCTCCACAAAGTGTAAACGAATTGTATTTGTTTTTAGAACACAACAATTTACCAATTACTGAGGATGGATGTTTCTTAGCTTATAAGAAAGTAATAAGGAATGAAGAGGGCATATTGGTTGACATTTATACCAGGAGTATAAATAATTCTCCAGGTGAAATAATTGAAATGGATAGGGACAAAGTTGATCCTGATAGATATATGACATGTTCTTATGGCTTTCATGTATGTAGTTATAATTATTTGCTTTACTACGGTACATTAGAATCGGAAAGGGATGTAACTGTATTAGTAAAAGTTAATCCAAAGGATGTAGTAACTGTACCAGCAGACTATAATAATGCTAAAATGAGAGTATGTAAGTATGAAGTAGTGAAGATTATCGAAGATTGGAAAAATACTAAAATTAAAGATTATTTTGTATCTGATGGTGATTATCTTATATATGATGATGATGCAGATAGAGAGGAGGAATATGAAGAAAAAGAAGATTATTACAATTATTGGTTAGAAAATGAATATGGGCTTACTGAAAACGATGGAGTAAAATATTTAGAAAATTTTTCAGTATTATATCGAAAAGCAAATTGGCAACATATTAATAATGATTATAAAGGATATATTCTAACAACTATCGAGGCCAATGAGACAGTAGATGACGCAATTAACAGAATTGAGAATATGGAATTTATGGAAAATTATCGTATAAGGAATGGTGTACGTCATAAACAGGCCACATCATATAAAAGATATTTAGTGGCTTGTATCGAAAAGAATGGAAAAAAATTGTCAGTTCCAGAACTCTTAGCCCCTTCGGTTGAGAGAGTAGATAAATCCTCCTAATCATCGTCAGGAGCTGAGTGGTAAATATATCGCTCGGCTCCATTTTTTAAATGGAGGCGGTATAATGAATGAATTGAAACAAATTATAGAAATATTAAACAACATTGAATATCTTTCATCTAATAATCAAGGAAACGATAAAGATAGAATTAGTGAGAGATTGCAAATTAATGTACTTAGTATTCGAGCTTTACAATATTGTGATATTTTAAATAGAAAAATAAGGAGATTAAAGCAACGATGAGTAATATGCTAGGAATACAGTATAGACCAAAAACTTTAGATGAAATGCAAGGCAATAAGAGAATAGTAAAAGAATTTAAAAATAGAAGTCTAAAAAATAATTTTCCTTCCTATATGATGTTCCTAGGTCATAGTGGAACGGGTAAAAGCACACTGGCATTTATTATAGCTAAGATTCTCAATTGTAAAGAACCTATTATAAAAAAGGATTGTGTTGAGCCTTGTAATAAATGTGAAGCATGTAAAGATATAAACGATGGCAGGTTTAAACGGGATACTACTTATATAGATGCTACGGATTTAGGTAAAGAAGGGGTTAAAAGTTTATCGGATATGCTATCCTATGTTCCTTTCTTTGATAAGAATAAGGTAATAATAATTGATGAAGCACACTTGTTAAATTCAGCTCAAGCAAAAGGGGCTATGCTTTTATTAAGTGAAAAACCTCGTAAGAACGTATATATTATTCTTTGTACTACCGAGAGTGAAAAGTTTCATTTAGCCCTTAAGACACGATATGAAATTTATAAGTTTTACATGGCAAATTATGAAGATATTTTTAAATATATAAAAGAAGTGTTTTTCAATCTTGTTGATACTTTATATGCTGATAAAAGATTCCCTAAAACTTTTGAAGAAGAAGCGCCCGAAATTCTTTTATTAATAGCTAACAATGCTCTTGGTTCGTATCGTAATGCTTTACAAATGCTTGATAGAGTAATGGAAGGGGAGTTATATACTGTAGAAGAAGTACAGAAAGAATTGGGTATTATGAATCAGTCTAATCAGTTTGAATTTATACATAATTTACTTAATGCCGAAAAAGTAGATAGTATTTTTAATTTAATAGAGAGCCCTTTATTTGAAAACGAATATCTTTATAATCTTATGTATAAATATCTTGTCGATGCTGGTGTATTTAATCAGTTAAATAAACTACCTGAAGAATTTAAAGAGGAGGAATTTGTTAAGATAGTAAATAACGTAAACTATAATAAATTGTTAGATACGGTTTTAGATATTGAAAAATCAAGGGTTGGATATTCATTTAATGAAAAATATTTTAAAGCAGCTCTATTAAAGTATATTAATAAAATAAGAAGTATTCCAATAATACGCAAAAGAGAAAAATATAAAGTACGTGAGCAAGTTAAAAGATGATTTACTTAACGACTACTGAAATATTATCAATAGTTCGTGAACTTGGAATACAATTCGAAGATAAAGGTAAATATATAAAATTTCGGTGTATAAATCAAAATCATAGGGATAGGAATCCCTCAATGACAATGTTAAAAAACAACGGCTATTGTAAATGTTGGAGCTGCGGTGCTACGTACAATTTTTATGCATTTGTTACAAAACTTTCTAACGGAAATTATAGTAAATATATTAAAAGCGATGAGGTATTATCAAGGCTTTTTAATCAGACATTAGGTCAAAATCAACTTATAGCAGAGAAGAAACAATTAAAGAAAGAGTTAAGAATATCAGGTGGGCGTTTATATAATCCTTTGTCAAATTCGCAGGTTCTTACATATCTTAAAAAAATAAATGTTAATAAGGAAATGATAGATGAATTTGATATTCGTTATACAAATAAAGCGTATATCTCTTTTTCTAAAGAAAACAAGAAAGGTACATTTATTAAAGATAGAATATGTATTCCATTATTAGAGAACGGCGAAATAGTGAATATGGAATGCAGAGATTATACGGAAGAGCAGAAATTGAAAGTAATCTACCCGAAAGGCAGTAAGGCGGATATATTATGGAATTGGGACGGTATTAGTTTGCGAAAGCCTTTATATGTAGTAGAGGGAATAAAAAGTGCTTTTCGTATCTGGAGGTATATTTCTAAAAATGTTGTAGCAACACTAGGTAGTTCGTTAGGTACCGGTCAAAAGAAGCTGCTGAGTAAAGTGAAAAATCTTATATTGTTTCCTGATAACGATGATGCAGGACGCTCTATGATTACACAAATAAATAAGTTTTATGATTATGATTATCTCATTGTTTTTATGCCGGGGGCAGGTCAAGATCCTGCTGACAGTACTCTGGAAGATCTAGAATACGCTGTTGAACATCCTATAGAGAGTGCAGAATGGCGGTTATCTCAATACGATTTTTATAATAAGATAAAGAATAAAAAGATAACATGGGAGGGAGTATTATAAGGTATTTAATAAAAGCCGTTTTGATTTTTTTTCTTATAGTATCTTTTAATTCTTTTTTTAGTGCAGAAGAGGAAAAAAACTAGAATGAATTTAGAAACTGAGAATATTAGATCAAATATGTTAAAACATTATTTGATCTTGAAAAAAATTAAGATGGAGGAATGATTATGTTAGTTCAGTACATAAGAAAAGAGAATCGTCAACCTTATGGATGCTTAGTTGCATTAGAAAAAGACAGGATCGGGTGGTCGCTATGTCATCCAAAGGACACCTTTTCTAAAGATTTAGGAAGGCGTATCGCTATTGAGAGGGCTAAAAAAGAACCACACTACGTAAGTTTTAATCGACATCTTAATAAAGCAAACAGCGAACGACATCCAACAGATCCTGAAGATGCTAAGTTTGATTTTTATAAAAATATTCCAGAAAAAAATAACTTAAGAATGGAAGAGTTAAGAAAAGAACTTTTTTATTTCGAGGCGAGAGTATATAAGTATTTTAAAATACAATTCTAGTCATGTCTGCCGCTTTTCTCCTTCTTTCTTCATTGCTTCTTCATATATTTCGGGGAATAAAGCGGCAGCTTCATCATCATATTGCATAATTTCAAGCCATTTTCTGTTGTTAATGTCCCTACATCTCTTTAGTGTGGTTATTATTTGTTCTTCGATTTCAGAGTTTAAATCACGGAAATCTTGTATTTTTCCATAGTAAGCTTTCATATAAATTTCTTTAGTAATGCTGAGTCCTCGATGCCAGTTAACTGAAAGCTCTTCAATTACTCGGTTAATAACGTTATTAGCCCTGTTTTTAGCGTATAGGATAAATTCAGCTTCATTGTTTGGAATGCGATTTTCTTTCATTATAAATCGAAATAAATCTCTTATTGTTTTCTCTCCTAATTTAGCAATATTTTCAAAGATTTTATGTTCAATACTTGAATTGACATCCTGTATATCGGGCTGTTGATTTTTAAGTATCTTATCAAAATGAAGCTCCATTTTTTTTCTTATATCATATACAATCTGATCTACTAGGTTCATTTGCTCTCTCAGTATATCCAAGTTTATAATTCTATCAATCTCTGTTTTTAGTACCATAAGCTTTGATAAACGATTCCCTAAATCAATATAATTAATACAACTTATGTGAGGATTTTCACATTTTTTTCTTCTGATTGTCTTATTTATAGAAGGAATACGTATTATTCCTTTATAAATAAGAAATATTAAAATTCCAAGTGCGATGATAAGTGTTAATGTATCTTGTGATTGTAACCATTTAATAAGCTGTACCCATGCCATTACGTTATGACCGCCTTTTTAAAGTATTCATTATCTTTTAATATGTGTGAAAATAACCAATTTATAAATTTATCTAGCATTGTCCGTATTTCTTATTTTAATTTTAATTTTTCAATAATTGACTGCACAAATTTAAGTATCGCTTCGTAACCAAGTGTTGAGAAAGCCAATACAATCAATCCAGTAAAGAGAAAACTATTTATCGTAAAACCTTCTATAAACGTTAAAAGAAGACTAGCCGCAAATGAAAAACCTAGTGGGAATAGTTTATAAATCTTTTTTAACTTTTCCTTTTTATCCCAACTTTTGACATACTCTGTTAATCCGATCACTATAACTGCGCATGCCATGATGTTATTCCAATTTAAATTCATACGTTCTTCTCTCCTTTATTTTTTTATAATCCGTTAAACAACTTTTCACTACTGTACCGTATTCTTTTTTCCATTCCATAGTACCAATCTTTGTATTCATATAAATAATCATTTATTATACCTACTACTCTTCTAGCTTTTTTTAAATTATTGAAATGGTCTAAAATTTCTTCAACTTTTTTATTTTTAAAAACCCTCTTTGATCTATAAAAATTTATTATGTGATTTTCCGTATAGCTATTATAAATATCTGCTCCAAACTTCCTATATAGGATAACATCCAGTATTTTGTTTTCTTCTTTAATAGATACTATTTCTGTATGGGTATGTCTTCCACTACTGGCACTACCGTATGTTCCGCAAACCCCCAAATAAGTATTTCGTTCTATGGGTTGATTGTTGGTTAAAAGTTGATATGCTGTTTTATCAATATCGGTTTTTGGATTCATGTGGACTATACGCATTTCAAAGCCATACTCATCGTTAAATAAACGTATTAGGCTTCCATATACATGATCTGCACCATAATCGTGTAGTTCGCTTCTATTAAAATAAAACGGTGCATATACGCTTCCGTTCTCTCCCCAACTTCTATCAACACCTGTATGAATTCTAACAGAATCAAATATATATTCGTTGTTTACTTTTCTGTATCCGGCGACTAATCCAAAGCTAGAAGTAATTGGAGCGCCAACTCTAAATTTTAAATCATCAAAATCAAGATTATCATTTATATCATATTCTTTTAAAAACTTGTTTATTCTCTCGCTGTACATATAATATTAGTAATATCTCTGAAATTATTTTAGAGGAGGAGGCGCATCATCAGGATCGTTTTCATCTGTGCCCTTGCCTTTTGGAGCGCCAATATTCTTGCTGATCGTTTTACCCTTTTGTCCCGCTACGTATGCTGTAGCTATTGTAACAAAGGCGGTTGCAATGGTAGCTAAAGGAATATCTGTAATAAATTTTTCTATATCATTTAAACGGGTTATATCTATTTTATTTTTTATTAAATAATCGATGGTACTTTTTTTAAAGAACCAGTCTGCTATCCATGCTAAAGGGTTAAGTAAGAAAGCTGCCCAGGTAATTGCCTTTGTACTACTCTTTATTTTTTGTTTATCCATTTTCTTTTCCTTTCTTTTTCTTCCTCTATAAGTAATTTTCTGTAATTATCAAACTCATGACCTTTAAAAGTTATAAAGCTCTTTTTTCCTATTTTTATCTTTTTTCCGTGTCCAATGTGCCAGAAAAAACAAAATATGAATTTTTTATTAATTAGAAAAAAATAAGGGAGAAGAAATAACAAGATAAGATTAGGAGGCATTTTACAAACAATATCACCCCTTACTTGAATATTGTGTATAAAGGCGTTTTCATTTTTTTCTAATAGTCTTTTAAATTTAAGATTGCCCACTTTAGGGGATCCAAGCAAAAAAGTTTCAATTTTAACATTATCAGATTTAAAAGTTAGAGATAAATATTGAGTAAGAAACAATGCTGTAGTACAGCCTTTTGAATGCCCCATTATTGTTACTTTTTTATAAGCCCCCTCTTTAATTATTTTTTTCATTTTAAGATTTATTCCGCTCTGTATATACTCGTTATACCAACCTGAGTGCACTTTAGCATCTGGATAATAATACGACATAGGGAAGAATATAAAATTTGTTATCCAATCTCTAAAAGAATTAGTGCCAGGAATTCTAATAATAAGCTGGTTTTCTTTTTCTTCTACATACCATTCTACTCCGGCATTATTGTTGTTATCATTATAGAATGTGCCCCCAAATTGCAAAAGTTCTTCATAATTCATCTCTGCCTCCCCCATTTAGATTTTATGTTTATATTTTCCTCGCCTTATGCATATTATAAACTTTGCACATTAAGTTTATGATATTTTCTCATCACTATCGGGTTTATATAATCCCAGGGCCTCCAGCCTATCTAAATCCGCAACACTAAATTTATTATTTTCTATATCGCTATCATCAAGAATGGGAGCTGGTTCTATATCTATCTCGCTGTTCATCATTTCGTTTAGAAAAAGAATTGCTTTTTCATAAGCTTCCGGATTGGAGTCTCTATTTAGTTCTCCATTCTCACCGTGTTTTAAAATATAATTATTCTTCTCTTCTTCAAATTGTCGTAATTCTTCCATAAATTTTTTTATTATTTTTCTTAATTTTAAAACTTTACTTCCGGGCAGATCCATTTTGTTTATTTTTTCCAAAATATTTTGATTATTAACTATTATTCCTAATTTCATATAGCCGCCTCCTGCTCGCTTTCACACTCCTGTATAAGCTTATTTTCAAGCGCTGGGTAGAGAACATCACGGTTATCGCAATTTTTCATCTGCTCAATATCCTCATCAGTTAATGTCCACCCCCAACCCTGAGCATATCCGCTATCTTCTAAGAATTTTTGTTGTACTTCATTATCAAGCATCATTGTTAACCCCATTTTCAGTTTTAAGGTCTATTCTATTAAGATATTTAGAAACCTTTGGGTGCTTAGAGATCACTGTTTCAATTGTGTTAGAATATTCCATAAATTCTTTTAGTTCTGGCCAATTAATATTTGCTCCTGAAGCTTCCAGTAGCATAATTACTCTTTTGAGTGCTTTGCGAAGTTTCTTAATTTCGATTGGGTATCGTAGTTGCCATTTAATTTGATTTTCAATTCGCTCTCGACGTATTCGGTGTTTAAATGTTTTCGATGAATATGGGTCAAATGGTTCAAAAGGATCTTCTCCAGCTTCATACTTATCACGGTTAAATGTATACAACGGATAATTATTCCACCCTTCCCACATTTTTGTTTTGAATTCGCCTTTTTCGTTAAAATAAAAATACTGAGAATATTCCTCAATTACTAGATAATATGTCGTTTCTGGTATTGTTTCTGATAATATGATCGTTGGCGGGTATAGAGCTTCAACTCTATCTAATTCTAGTTTTTTTGTTTCAAATCCTATATACATTTTTACCATCCTTGTCCATCTGGATTAAAGTGTTGCCACCCCCATTGAGTCCCCGCACGAAAGGTATTTAAAGTACTTGCATATACTGCTAATTTACCATTCCCACTTCCCGGATCACCTATACCATATCGCACATAAACAGATCCAGCAGTATTTGCAATTATAGCTCCTGTAGCTTGGATATTACCCGAAACATAAAGTTTCTGGCTTGGATTCGACGTCCCGATGCCGACATTGCCTGTATCATCTATAGTCATTCTTACCTGAGGATTATCTGAACCAGCAGAAGCAGCATTAGTCAAAAATTGCAAATAAGTATTCCAACTGCCTCCACGATATGCTCTTATACCTGCAGAACCCGCACTAGCAAAATGCCATTTCAAATCTTGGGCAGAATTCATATTAGTTGGACTGTTTGGACCCCAGATTCTTATTGCTTCTACAGGCGAAGATTGCCCTTCGGAACCCGCTTTTACTTCTAATTTCGCCCCCGGACCCGTTGTCCCGATGCCGACGTTACCGTTTCCTTGTACTGTAAACAATGTCCCTGCCGACTCTATAATTCTAAAAGGAATGCTTGTATCATCATAATTTGTTCCTAGTGCCGTACTAATGAGAAGCCCCAAGCCAGAAGCAGCTGTTGGAACAATAACCTGCAATTTACTCTCTGGACTTGGCGTTCCGATGCCGACGTTGCCTGATTTATCTACCATAAGCTTACTTGAACCATCATATTGAATATCTAGCAGTTTTGCTCCAGTCTGGGTTCCGCCAATATTCTCGGGATTAATCAAAAGAGCCGTCGGCCCATTGTTAGTATTCCAACTAGGAGATATTTCTACGACATTCCCCCCACCATCTCCTGCGCTTCCAGCGACTTTGAGAGCATTGCTAGAAGACGCACCACCTGTAATTAGGAGACCTGAACTTGCAGCTATAGCTGTTTTTATCTCTAATAGTGCACTTGGACTAGTCGTCCCGATGCCAACATTTTGATTATTATCTATAACTATTGCATCAGAAGCTGATTGTGGGTCTGCATTACCCGTTCTTAATCTTATCTCATTTAAATGGCTAATGATACCATAAGCAGGATCAGCACCCCCTGTATCTTCGGTTGTCACGTAGATAGGAGATTGAAGAGAGGGGGGTTCTCCTGTTAAATCACCTTCCATTGAAATTGAAAGTTTTCCATTTACTAGAGTTTCTAAGGTTGATGCATATATTGCATCCATTTTAAGCGTTAGAGAACCATTTCCTGAGGGGTCATAATATATATAACTACTAGCATTGCCTACTCTAAATCCCCCGGTATCTAAGTCCCAATAGTTATAACTGTCGCTTGCAGTAATAAGAGTTTTATTTATTGTTATTTTTCCACTATTTGTATCCCATTTAAAATAAGGAAGACTCTCTGACTCTTGTCTACCGAAAAATACGCTATCGAATACTTTTAAATTTTTTATATACACATTATAAGGATCTATGTAAATAGTATCAGATTCATTAGCTATAGAGTTGATATCATAATAAGGTCGTTGTCTTTGATAGTGTTGTTGTACTTCCCAAACTTCTTTTTTCCGTGCAGTATAGGCAAGATTCCATATAAAACCTTCAAAATACTCTGTATTATTATTCGTCTTAGATCCAATTGTAAGGGTGGGAAAAATAGGGGAGAAGCTATCAATGTTTCCACTCCATGTTTCATCTACTATTACTCCGTCTATTATTAACTTTGTTCCTGTTGTATCTCCTGTTCCTAGATCTGCTATTATTGCTATATCATGTGCTTTATTCCAATCGCTTTGTGAAGTGTAGGCAGAAGATTCTAAAATCGCCTCTCCCGTTCCTCTTTTATATAGTAATTGAATCTTTGCAGAGTAGAATCTAAGCATATAATAATTATTTGAATCTACGTACCAGGAGGCTATGTAATGGGTTCCAGCAGTGTCGTAGTTGCAGAAAGGCCAGATTTTGCACTCTATTGTATGCTTTTCTGTTAGCGCTCTTTGGGTTTGTAAGAAACAAGCATCACGGTCGTTAGGAGTATAAGAATAAGGAAACACATTATCATATACCTGTACTGCAGTCCAATAGGTATAATCCCCGGCAGAGCCTAAATCATCTCCGTCTACATCACAATATATTCGATGTGCATTAGTATGAGTTACTGCATTAGATACAGCGTATACTTGCACTGTCTTATTGTCAAGCCAAATAGCATGAATTAAAGAACCGACTGCCCCAGTAATTGTTTTTGTAGAAAAGTTGATTTTAAGATATAATTTATTTGTAGAAGTACTTGCATCATGTAAAAAAAATCCTGCTGGATCATAATTTCCTTTTCTTACAATTCCAGTAATCGCTTTTTTCTCAGATGATGTAAAAGTAACAGTTTGATATGCTTGTGCATTGGCGCTAGTAGCTGTAAGTTTCGTTAATCGATGCCCCTCTACATATTGATCAGTTAATTCAGTTGTACAGTGGTAAGGAACCCAATTTGCTGTGGTAAGATTTTCTGAATCTGAAACCAGAGTATTGATTTCATTAAATACCCCAACTGTATCGCTTTTTGTTTCTTTCTGTTCAAGATATCCGTAAATTAAAGGTTCTGGTTTTAATTGAAATGTAGGATCTCCAGTGTCGGTAAGAGCCCCCGACCAAATTTGTAAAGAGTGTATTTCAGAATCGGCTTGTAGTCCAGTTTCATATTGTCCCACATAAAAATTATTAAAATTAGATGTAAAAGTATCAGGGGTTCCATCCCATGTTGTATCTTCCGAGAGCAGATTATCATCTTTATCATAAATTTTAAGAAAACTTCCTGAGCCATTAGGATCAAATGCTACATCTATTTTCAGTCTTTGATTAATATTGAGATAAGAGGTACTGTCATCAAATTGAGGAGATCGAAGATATCTAACAGTACCTCCATCTCTCCAATATATACAAATTTTATCATCAGATGCTTCGTAATATAATATTAAACGATGTGTATCATCTATATACCACTCATAAAATCGATGATTAATACTCGTACCATAATTAAACCAAGGTGTTACTTCCATTTTTATTCGCATTTGTGATTGTAGAGGAAAATTGTATTTCCATCCACTTTTAGGTCGGGTGAGCGAGGGGTATTTCTTTGGAGAAATAAAAGCTACGGGGTAATTAGTTTCAGTAACCTGTACAGCAGCCCAATAAGTAAAATCTCCCGCTAAACCATTCCATGCTGCATAACATCGTAATTGTAAAGTATTTCCACCAGTTACATCGACAGAGTATTTAATTACGTACCGTCTATATTGTTCTATAGTTATTACTTCATAAATTGTTGAACTATCATCTGGAGTAAAGGTTTCAGTGCTGAATGTAAACAGCCCTCTTTCAATATATGTACCTGCAGTAGAATCATAAAGATATAAAGCTGTATTATCCGTATTGCCTTTTTCCACCACAGCACTCACCGCTATTCTTGAGGCAGTAGGAACAAAGGTTTGATAAACATACCCCGAAGCTGTTGACGATTCAGCTTTGGTAAACGGAAAGTTTACTATCTTTTTTTCTACAAGTTCAGTAGTGCAACTGTTTTTACTCCAATTTGATGTAGATAAATCACAAGGGTCTTTTAATACGTTGCTTGTTTCTTGAAAAACCCCCCCGCTTTGTCCAAGCCAGGAGTGCATTTTTGGTTGAAGTACTACATTTCTATTTAGAGGCTCTGTACCAAAAGATGAATTACAAGCAGAAGAGGTTAAAGGCCACAATTCTGTATCATCATCTACCGCCTCCCCCACATGTTCTCTTTTTGTTATATAATCAGTTCCACTGTAAGCGTCTTGAGACGCCATATACGCTATCGATCTAAGAATTTTAGCTTTTTCATCGTAATAATTACTGAACTTGGATCTAAAAGTATCGCCTACGATATCAGAAGTAGTGCTCGTATCATTTAATAATCCTGTACTTTCATTATTCAGGTAATCATCTAATTCGTCGTAAGCCGATTTAAAACTAAAAGTATTTACCCCCTGCTCTACAGCTTCTTCTATTATCGAAGGATACTCTTTTCTAATTATCTCCCACTCTTTCTTTGTAGCTAGCTTTTCAGTAGGACTTAATTTATTATCTTCTGTTATATCATCCAGTTCTTGACTGAATCTTAATTTTCTTTCCCAATGAGTATTTACAAACGGATAGCCATCTCTTCTATGCGCCTCCTCATCCGCTATGCTAGCTACATAAACCTCTCCCTTATCAAATGTTTTTGTTGTACTCCCATCAAAAATTACATATTCCTGCCCTGGCACAAATATATCTTCACTTACATAACTATCGCCTAGACTTGTATTAACTTCCCATCGTTCTTCCCCCGCATTATATTCACAATTAGGTGGAGAATCAAATACCGATGTTTTATACTTGGCTAGCGTATCATCGGTATATTTTATACTTAATCCCCAGTGGGCGTTATTAAATGCGCTAATTTCATTTACTGTGGTAATATATACAGAATTTTTTTGAAATTCTTTAGTAGTAGAACCATCATTATTAGAAAATGTAGCTGTGGGGATAAGTAAGTCTCTAGCCTGATAAAAGCTTGGTAAGTCAGCATCAGAGGCAGGAATGTAAATTGTTCTCAAATGATCAGCATCAATAAATGCTCGCAAAAAATCAGTATTAGTCTCTGTTAACTCTTCCCAAGACGCTCCATTGTATCGATACTCTTTAAATGTATCTGTAGCAACTAGTAAATCATCTGCTTGGAGGCCAGTTAAATTGTTTTTATCCTCGTCCTTTACTGAATAGACTTTAATAGAGGTTCTAGTAACATTATTTATGAAATCTACAAAGTATGTTGTACTGTCTATTTTATCATTTTCGATATCGATCATATAGGTATTATTTACAAATCTTGTTCTCATATCATCAGCGGATACGTCAGATATCGCTTTGACTAATTCTTGTTTTGCATCATAATAATCTCTAAACTTTCCTCTTAGCTCTTCACCGTTTATGTCTAGAATAGCAGATTCGACTATCTCCCATGTTCCTCCAGAAGTATGTCTGTAGAGATAATCTCCACCGTCAGTATCTACCCACAGGTCATCTTCATCGGATGCGGGAATACTAGGCTCTGAATCTTGAAAATAAATTACAATCTCATCATCACTACCCGTTGTTTGTTTTAATGAAACTATTTTTAATCTATCCTCTTCTGAAACACCTGTCTGTTCTATCCAATTTGAGCCGTTCCATTTATAAAGAATATCTAACTCATCTTCGGTATTTATCCATAAATCTCCTGCTCCATTTGCTGTAGGAGTAGAATCTTGAAAGAATAAAAAGATAAACCCATCATCTCTGGCCGTAGCTCCTGCAATATCTTCTATTACTTGTAAGTAGTTTGATTCTTTAAGAATTCCATCTATTATATTATTTAGATAACTATCTAGTGTATTATAAGCGCTTATGTAGTTATATTTCTCGGTTTCAACACCACCGATTTCTCCTTCTTTTAAACCAAATTGAGTAAGTAATACTATTTTTTCTTTAGCTATCGTATTCCATTCTTTCTTTAATATTAATTTCTCGGAAGGAGTAAGGACATTATCATCGGCAATAGTTAATTTAGTTATATTTGGTTGATTTTCCCATAGTCCAGTATAACCATTAAAAACTTTTTTTAGCCCAGTATCGATTTGATACCAAATATCCCTATGATGATCTAAATCGTCTTTACTTGTATCAGGCCAACCGTAAACAGGATGATATTTAGGGTCTTGTGAAGAATGTGTTATATAATAATCTAATTTACCATCTATTTGATCCTGGATATCCCAATCTAAGTCATCTCTTTTTACTTTTAGCGGGATAACTATATCTGATAATAGCTCACTATGTCCTTCTTCGCTATTTGCACTCCCTGATACTCCGTAAGAATTTACCGAGCGGTATCTATACTGATAACATTTAGTATAGTCTAAATTTTCATGTATTATTCGAGTAGAAAGAGATTGATTTATTACTTCCCAATCTCCCCAAGAAGGAGATGCAGGTACCTCATAACCACCGTATCCATCTGGATCTGCCGTAGCACTTCTTGATTCAACTTGGTAATATAAAATATCTTCAAAAGATGGCGATCCTTGAAATTTTAAACCGATTTGTTTTACCCCGGCACCTGTTACGATTTTATCAGTAGGTCGAGATGGTTCAGGAACCGTAGGAGTTGTAATCTCCTGATAATCTGTTAAATCAGAACGATTTAGAAATCTATCTTCCGCTCTTATTGCATAACGGTATCCTGTATTAAAAGATAATTTTTCATCTACGTAATCAGTTTCATCCGCTGGTATTTTATCATATAAGGTTAAAGTACCAAAAGTTCCACCCGAGTTATCTGTCTTATAAATAAGAAAATTTTCTGTTAATATATCAGAAGATGTATCAATCCAGTGAAGTGTAATTTTAGGTTTTTTTAGACCCGTTCCATCTTCTATTATTTCTAAGTCGTAAGCTGGGGAATCCCATTGAGGAATATCGGGTGGTTGAGTTTCTTCTCCATTGACATACGCTTCAACCGCATCACCAATTGCATTAGTATAATCTCCATCTACATTGTTAGCGTACTCGGGATTACCGGGATATTTTTCCTCAGTGGTTATTTCAAGATTAGATTTTATCTTTTTCCCAACTATATCATCAAACTGCTCAGTACCCATACCTTACCTTTGATAACACTTTCTTATATAGATAACAGAATAATATTGGGGAACGATGCTAAATGCTGAATTAGCAAACCCCCCGTTCCCTGTATTACCAGAATGATTGCTAATAGAAATAGAATGGCTATGCGATGGTGCAGAAACACCTGTATTTGCACTACTTGAACCGCCTGTATTTACCTCAGACCGGCCTGCCCATAACTTGTTAATATTTTCTGTAACAACAGTAGTACGATGATAATCAACGGTAAATCTCGTATATTTATGCGTATGTGCCATTCCATGACTGTGACTGGGAGCTGTAGCTCCTATACTTGCATTGTGAGATAAACTAATACTATGAGTATGAGGAGGTAGATTATTACTATTTAAAGTAGCAGTATCACTACCTCCTGTTACTCCATAGTCAACTCCTTTAGTTCCTTTACTGCCTCCTCTTATAAATTTATCTTCTAAATCAGGAGCTCCGTGTACACTATTTGCGGCTACACAAGCATACCATCCAGGCAGAGTAACATCATCTTGCCAATTACTTCCGTCAAACATCATTATAGTTCCTACAGGAATTCCATAGGTCTTATCTATTCTATCGCTATTTGTATTTACATCTGTCTGTAAAGAACTTATGCTGTTTTTATTCGTAGTTACTTGATCTGATACTTGAGCAATTCTATCTATAGTGTCTTTCAGGGCTTCTCTTATTTTTTTACTGTTAGCAAAATCTACATTAGTAGCTTCTGAAATTACTTTAGATATTGCGGTTCCTAGAGGAAGTAAATCCCCGTCAATTTGATTTTGTCCTGTACCAAAATCAACATGTCGTTCTTTTACAGAATTGTCATCTGCTCCACTTAAATCAGCTAAAGCATCAAACAGTATTTCAATAACATTGGAAGTAATATCGGATTGTGTAACACTATCTATTGTACCGCCGGTGGTTATATTTTTTCCTATAGGAATATCATTACTGTTTATTTGAGTTGCTGAAGTGCCAAAATCAATATGTCGATTCTTAACCGCATCGTCTTCTACTCCACTTAAATCAATCAATCTGTTGAACACTTCTTGTATTGCAGTTACTATATCAGTTTCCCCGCTTAAATTAGTTTGAGTTCCTCCGGATGGGGAACTTACTATCGTAGCTGACTCTCCTAATCTAGTGGTATCAGCATCCCAAGATATATAATCTCTTTCGGTTGTATCAAATCCAGTTAAATCCCCGTTAGTAAAAACCCCACTTCCCAGTATTAAATCGTACTCTCCTATTAAACCTCCTGCTACTGTTTTAACTTCCATGTAAGAGACAGGATCGTTATACCATTCATAATGACAAATCACAAATGGGTCGGTTTCGTCTATATTTAGAACTATATCTTCAGTGGTTTCAATTCGTACTGATAAATCAGCACTAGATTTATTAGAATTCTCTATAAATACAACCATTGGGGATATTCTAACTTGTGATGTTGACTCAACTGATAAACTACCCCCTCTATATAAACCGCTTCTCACTACTTTATGCATTATATTATTAAATTCTTCCGATATTGCCGGAGCAGCATAATCAAAATAGATTTTTTGAGTTCCAAAATCTGTTATATTTCTACTCATTAAATTTTCTCCCTTTGTATATTATATAATATTAGTATGTTATCCTAACTCTCGCTGTTATAAACAATACATTGTATGCTTAAATAATTATTTTCATTATAAAATTGAACTAATGGAAAATTTCCTTCTATTACTGCATTTTCATCGCTATTTAATACTCTTATCTTAGAAATTTTTAAATCTTTTTTAGTTTTATATCTTGTTTCGATATTAGTTCCATCATCAGGGGCATAACTTATCTCCTCCCCATCGTCATAGGTTATTATAGTATAAGCTCCCGTAGCATAGGTGATTGAACCGTGTGTACTTCCATCATCACTTGTTATATTACCATTCCCATCATCGTACCCTTCATAATTAGTTGCATTATGCACATAGAGCACTTTAAAAGTATTAGGAACTATCTCAGGATGCTCTAATAATCCGTAAGTATTGCTATCAAAAGTGGTATTAACTCCATCTCCTTGTGCTATTATATCCGGATATATTTCCCTAGCTGGAATATAAGATTGCATCATAAAATATGTGGGATTTGTTTTAGAATCTGTATATCGTTCATTAAAATTAATTTCTTTTTTATAAAAAAACCCATCATTATCATTTCCGGCTAATAGATAAATAAAATCTTCTTCATCATTTAAATATTCTGTAGTTCTACAGTATGCTTCAATGTCATATATAACATTATAATCCCCGCTCATATCTGTTAATAATGTTAATTGCCCCCCTATATGAGGAATATCGCTTACTCTTCTTCCGTATTCTGTAGCCCGTTCTAAATATCTAAAATATTCTTCTGTAATTAAGAAATTACCACTTATGCTATTATCAAATTGTGATACTATTTCATCTAATATAAATTCAACCATAATATGATTGGTAATTTTAATTGTAGACTCAAATAAATCAGAGTCTAAATACCATGTCGGGTCTTCATCTAAATGTTTTACCGGGATATCATCTAGTCCTTGTATATCTACTGTTAAGTCAAAGAAAGGAAACACATTATAAGTTTTTACAAAAGGTGTAGAAAAATCATGATTTTTTACTTCTCTTAAAGTTCTTTTATAATCAATCGCTTTAAAGATATAATCGGTATCGGTTACATAAGCGATATATAGATTGCCTCTTTCGTAAATTCTATTAAATACATATTGAAAATAATCATACACACCTTTTGTTCTTATCTTATAAGTAATTCCTTCGGTCTCCTGCTTCATATAGTTAATTTGTTCTTCTGTGGTTTTGTTTTCAAAAAGAGTTAAATCAACTTCTGTACCTAAGGACTTATTTATATCAGTTAATTCTTCTATTGAATCAATTTCTTTGACATTATAAAAATTTTTCTTCTTTTCTATTTCTGCTTGAATATTAAGAAGTTCATCTTTAATGCTCTCAACAAATTGAGTCCAAAAGGAATTCCCTCTCATTATTTTAGGCAAATTCTTAGTTATGTCCATTCATCACGCCCCTATTCGGTAAGATAAAGAGTTTCAACATTAACTTCTCTTAAATAGAAAATATGATTTCTGCCCTGTAAAATTAAATCATCTTCCGATGTGCTATATACCACTTTCATTTCATATTTAGAATAATCTCCACTCATTCCTGAAGACTCTTTTATTTGAATTGCTCCTGTATTATAGTTAATAGTACTTCCACTTAAATCATATCCTTCTGTTGGATTAAATCCCCCTCCACCATTATCTGTTCCTATATGAACGTATGTAGCATCTTCATCCGAAGTGTCTTTAATATAAACGTATACCGATTTTGTTTTTACAGGAATCATAATAGCAGTTGCGCTAGCTTCGTAAGGAATTGCTTGACTATAGTCTCCACTTGTAAAGTCTTCAACATTATAAAATTGTATAGTTGTATTATGATACCTTACTTCATCAAAATTATCGATAAAAGCTTTATAATTTGTTTCATAGATATTTTGTTCAAAATCTAAATTTGTAATATTGTATTCCTCTTGGATAGCTTGCTCTAAGAGTGTTTTAGTTTCTGACAATAAATAGGTGGTACTTGATAAATAGGCTGTTGTGTTAAAGATCATATTAACGAATACAACATCTTTAAAAATAATAATATCAGTAGGGGGCTTCTTTTCATTTATATCTTGTATTATCTCCACTTTTTGATTGTTTTGTAATTGAGTAGGGGTTTCTCCTGTTGTAAATGCTGAAATGTAGACAAGGTTTTCTTGAGTAGAGATCCAATCCCAAGGGTCTTTTCCATCATCAATGTTCTGTTCATACGCTCCCCATACAACGCATTTTTGTATAAAATCAAAATTATTTAATAGATATATTTTGTAATCGTTTTTACCTACTACATTATAACCAGACTGGAACGTATATTTTGCATTACTTCTTATATCCTCTATATGCTCTACATCCTTACCGCCCGATATAACTTCATCGTTATAACAATATCCATCAACAGTTTCTCCCTTATTGTCTACTAGAGTGGAGACAACAGTATTTACGACACCTTTAGATAACGCATCACCTAGTTCCCCTAAAGTTTCTACATATTTAAAAGTTATGGTATCGCCTGCACTTAATTTTTTCCCAGTTAAATTATTTCCAAATCTAATAATAATTCCTGTAAAATCTAATTTATTTAATATTTGGTAAGCTTTATCATCAGCTTCGGCCTGTCTAATATCATTATATTCTGTCCAAAGATCATTATTAACTCTTAATTCATAGAAACTGTTATCTATACTATCATTTTCTATTTCTATTTCTTCATAAATTAAACCTTGCGCAATAGTTGTAAATGTTCTCGGTATGCCCTGTACTACATCAATTTCTGCATAGTTCTCAGTAGTAAGCAAATCAACCGAGCTCATTGATGTAAAATAGATATCATTTTCTGTTTTAAATATGCTGTATTTAGGAATACCTATAACAGAAGAATGAACGGCAGTGGTTTTTTTCCAGTAATTAGTGTTAGTAGGTTCCACTCCTTGATTATCTACTAGCGCTTCATACAGTGTATTTTGTTCACCATAGCGTACCACATCTCCTGCTTCATAAACCGTATATTGATTCCACTCAGGAGAAAACGCTTTCTCTTTAGAACTAACCCACAATTTTTGCCTAGCACCTATTTTTCTATGAGGTTTATATCCCAGTACTGCAGCTTGCGTTACTAAAGATGATTTGTTTCTAGCTAAATCCCATTTTGTTTCTCTAGTTAAATATTCATCATACCTAGCCAACTCTTCAATCTCTTTTGCAACTGCTTCAATAAGCCGCATATTGGTGGAGAAATAAAGTATATTTGCCCATTCGGACTTACTTCTTAAACTTGTTATTATTCTATCTTTTATACTATTAAAAGAAAAATCCAATTTTTTAAACTCCTTTTATTTTTTCATATAATCCTGTAACATACTTTAATTCTTTTGAATAAACTTCCATATAAATTTCAAACACCCTTTCTTCATAATTGGGTGTTATTTCGAGTTTCTTTATCTTTAAAGTGGGGCCGTAATCCATTGCTATGCCATCACGAATCGATTGCTTGAAATTTTGTATATCCACTTGACGCATAGGTTTTAGAAGATGTTGTACAACTCTTCCTCCCGTATTGAGATTATTAATTAAATCCCCTTTAAAAGAAGAAATCCATAATTTAAGACTATTTACTAGAGCCCTATCGCCCCAAGTTTCCCTTATAAACCCTTGGGCGTCTATCCCGCCCCTATAATCTAGATCATAAACTTGAGGATAATCTATTTCTTTAATGTCTTTTATTGCCATTATAATATATTAGTAAAATTTTCTATGATTGAGTTTTTATTGTAGTTGATTTAGCATTAGTTTTGATAGCATCCCAAATAGTGGTTTTCATTTGATTAAAAGGAGCTTGAGGTGGCCCTGCAACTCCTGTAAGAGGATCAATCATTACCATGGTCTGAATTTGAGTAAACATTGAATCCAATGCGGTAATTAAATCTTCATATTTAACTAAACTTTTTGCATTGCCATCAAATTCAAAACTTCCATTCTTAACAGTAAAGGTAGAAGTATTTGAATTATTTAATTCTATCTCCCCGTTAGAATCTATTGTGATTGAGCCATTATCATTATAAATTTTAATATCTCCGGTTGAATAAGAAAAAACATTTCCATCTTTATCGATTACATTATAAGAACCGCTTTTATGATAAATTCCTGTCTCCCCTGTCTCAGAATTGTGAAATACTATAGTTCCGTCTTTATATCTTGTAAACTTCGGTTGAGGATAGGATTGAGAGTCTAAATCACTTATAGAATCAATATCGCTTTTTACAGAGTCATAATCAAATAAATCATCTAAAAAAGTTGCTTTAATGTAAAAGCCATATTTAAAGTACTCGTCTAAAAAGAATACCCAAACTGTACTACCTTCTTCTAAAGGACAATGAGATGTTGCCTCCTCCGTCATATTCTCTACTAGAAAAGGACGTACCCAGGGCAAATCAGACTTTGCTACATCTTTCATCTCAGGTAATAATCGTACCTGTATTTTTGATTCTTTATCAGGGTCGTTATTCTCTTCTACTTTTCCGTAGTATAATCTTATATTGTACATAGTTTTATACCAAAAGTTCTTTATATCTATAATCACTAGGAATATTAGGATCGGTACCGCTAGAGGGTACTCCAATAAGCAATTTAGAAAAAGCTTTCTTTAATTGTGCACTCCATATCTGTTCGCTAGCTTCAATTATATATTTTCCACTGAGTCTTTTTGATCTTACAGGATTCTTTCCCTCCCCAGATAAAAAAATATTTAACTTTATCGTTTCTCCTGCTTTTAAATTAGGATCATAGGGGCAGGTAATCATCAACTCATTTATAAAATAATTCTTTTTTAATTTATTAATAATTTGTCCTTTATAGATATTTTCTCTTTGCCCTTTTTCTTTATATAAGAATTTTTCGTATCCTTTAGCTTGATTATCATCTCCTATGTGAAATAACTTACCGCTTTTATTTATTAAATGATCTTTAAATTTATCTGTTTTTTCTATTATACTACCGCTCTCTTTATCTATATAAGTAATGGTTTGATTCAACAAATTATCATAATCATCAGAATTAACAGTCCAGTGTTTTAAAACAAATATCATGCTTTCAAATTCTTTATAAGATGCAGGAGTAAAAAACAATTCTTTTACTGGTTTTTTGTCAAACATTTCTTTTGCGCTAATAAGGTGAATATTGTTATCGTATGTGGTATAACAAAATAAAGGAGTATCGCTACTTGAAGTTGAATACACATTAGGCAATAACTGTTGTTGTATAAAATCAATATCATTTAATAAAGGTTGATACCAAATATCTCTATCGTGAGTTGTAGTAATATCTTTATTTTTAAATTGATAGCTATTCGCAAGTTTTAAAATTATATTAGATATCGTATCATCGTAAGCAATGCTTTTTATTTTTTCATCTGCTGATCCCCAAGCATGTTCTACTTTTGTTTTTATTTCTCCTGTTATACTATTTGTACTCTCTGTTCTATCTATACTGTTACTTTTTATATTATAATTACATTTATTAATTGTCTCCCCTCTACCAAAAGTTACATTTACTTCATTGCCGTTTTCCAATATTAGAAATTCTCTAAAATGTCCGCCTATATCATAGAACGATATAGTGCCGAAATTAAGTAAGTTGAAGATACTATCTGTAAGAGAAAAAGAGTAAAGACTAGGATCATCGAGATCAACGCTCTTATTAATTTTTAATTTTATATTATATCCGTAGTATTTCATTATTCTATAAAATCTTCGATAAACCTTTCTAAATCAGATTTAGTAGGAAAAATTATTGTTCGTCCTATTTCTTGATTCCAAATATAATCGATATTATTAATATCGAGTATTAAATCTTTGTATCTTTGATTATTATAAACTTTGCTTATTAATATATCAAATCTGGATATATCAATATCAATTAAAGAATAATCTACACCGTATTCAGTAAATCTAAATTTTTGAGTAGAGAAAGTTAAGGGATCGGGATAATAAGTACCATCCGAAGCTAAAGTATTTGAGCTTTTCATAAAGGAATAACGTGTTAACATTACTAAATTGCCCTCCTCTAAAGATTAAGGCCCGCTTAAAGGCGGAGGCGTATACTTTGGTTCGGGAGAGATCTTATCTACAGGAGAAGCGCCTTCTCTTAATAAATCTACAGTAGCGGTTTCTATTGAATTTATATCTAAGTTTATCTGCCCCCAAATGGGATATCCCCTTTCATCACATTCGCTTGTAAAAGTGGGCTCTGCTTTAAGTATAACTATTCCTGAAATCGAGATTATATTTCCTATTCTTATAGAATAATAATTTGTAAGGTCGGATAACGCTGCCTTAGCCTCTTCACTCAATAAAGAAGCCACCTCTTCTACTGCTTCTGCACCAGTTGGACCAGGAGCGGTTAATACACTATCTAAGACACCCAAGGAAGGCAAGGGCAACTCACATAAAGTCATAATCGGGTCGTATACTTCCTTCTTAGCATCATAAAGCCCTCTTAATCCTCTAAAAAAAGAAAAAGTTAAATTTAAAGATATAGGATCAGTGGAGTCCCAAGTTTGAATTCCAAATTGTTTTAATTGAGTTGACACTCCCCTTTCTTCTCCAAATTTTCTAGCTATAATTGCGCCTAATGAACTAATTATTTTTGCTGTTTTAGTAGATGGAGATGAAAATAAAGCTCCTAAAAATGGAGAAAAAGAAGATGATAATGAAATGGTTACGTCATCGTCTAAGATAAGTGGAGTATTAGGAAGTAAAGGTTCTCCATTTTTATTTATAGTTACTTTTTTTCCCTCGGGTATTTTTATTCTATACGCCATAAGCTAACCCCTTTTTAAAAATTTGCATTGAAGAGAATGGATCAAATTCACTGCCTACTCCGCCTCTACTATCAATCAATACATTATTATTTTGTTCTCCTATTGTTCTTTCGGCTATTGTGGAAAGCAAATCTATTATCTTATTATTTTGTTCTATTATTGTAGAAGATGTTTCTCTTTCCAATTTTCTAATATCACTAGAAATTTCTTTATCAAATTCAGAATCGACGTTTACTACTGGATTTTTAGTAGCTATAAGCGTATCGTCTGGATGAGTTCTGATTAGCTTACCTTCTGGAGTAATAATAACATCTTGAGCGTTTTCTGTTTCTTTTACTTCTATTCCATATTTTCTTTGAAGGTAGCTTCTCTTCGCCTCTACACCATACCACCTTTGTAATTCAGAGACAATTTGTTTAAGCGATGTGGGTATATCGCCTTCTATTGCACTTGTTAATTTAAGTATTTGTGAATGTGTTAAACCTAGCCCCAGGAGTTGTTCTATGTTTCTTCCTATTTTACCAAACTGGAGTGGATGGGCAAACTTAGCACCAGTTAATTGCGCCTTAGCTAAAAATTCACCTATTATATTGAAAAAATTCTTCACGGGGTTAATAATATACGTAGTTACCCAGTCTGATATCTTGGTTTTATATTCATCGACTTTATCCTTTAAATTATTAAAAAATTTAACTATGGGATCTGCAAACCGTGTTTTTACCCAGTTAACAACTCCTTCATATTCTTCTCCTTCTATTGTTCCCCCATGTATTAAAATTGAAATTCTTTTCCCTATTCCCCCGAAGAAATTACCTATAGGCCCAGTAATATGATCTTTTATCCACTTTTCCGCTTTCTCCTTTATTTCTATAGCTTTAGAAATTAAGTTCCCAATAGTTTGTACTATGGGATTAATTATCTTTTCTTGGAACCAGCCCTTATCTAATCCCAATCCGCTTCTTATACCCGAAAGAAATCCTTTGAATATATCTCCTAAAAAACCCGTGATAATTTTAAATAAATCGAATATCATTGAACCGGTTTCCTTAGAAGTTTCACGTTGTTCCTTTTCACTCATTATGTCTTCTTCTTTTCCAAAGACTTTTTTAAAGAAATTTCTTACTGAAGTAAACAATCCTCCAAAGAACCCTCCTAAAATTTGAGGAATAAATGAAATATAATTTAAAGCACTTTCTTTTATTTTAGTCCAAATAGTTTTATCTTCGTCTTTCCAAATTTTCCCAAATCTTTCCCTCCATCCTAGAATTGCCTCCCAGGCTCCTGTAAAAGGAGAAATAATTATTCCTAAAAGCTCATCTTTATACTCATTTATTTTTTCCCATATAGGAGGCCAAATATCTTCTAAGATCCACTTCCATATAACCCCGGGAACAAAAGTTACAATATGTCCTATGGTTTCTCCTATTTTACTTCCAATTGAGTCGTCGCCCTTCCATATTTCCTTAATTGAACCTATTTTTTCTTTAATTCTATCGATTAAGCCACCAAATATATTATCAATTAGAGTGGGGAGTATTTCTTTAGCTTTTTCCCACACATTGCCGCCTATTTCTTTTATTTTCTCAATGCTTTGAGCTATCTTTTCTCCACCTATAAAACCTAGAATCCCTCCTATAGCAGCGCCTAAAATCCCTCCAGCTATAGTACCTAATCCGGGGGCTATCAGTGTACCTATACCTGCGCCTAGCAATGCAAATTTCCCCGCATTTTTAAATGCATTTTCTAATCCTTTACCCGTTCCTCCTAATACACCACCAAGGATAGCGGATATTTTGCTAACACCCCATTCTTCAGCCTTTATTGAAGCTTTAATACCATCAACCACCATCCAAATTATACCTCCAGCAATTGCAGCTAAAGGGAGAACTTTCATTAAACTAGGAAATAATCTAGCCGCTACTGCTCCTATCCCAGTAGCCCCCAAACCCAAACCAGTAAAAAGTCCCTTTCCATCTTTTCTTCTTTCTTCTTTTTTATCTTCTTTTATTATTTCATCTAGTTTTTCTCCTAAATATACAGCACTGGCGCCCTCGACCCCCATTTTTTTAAGTTGTCCTTCATTCGGAGGCACTATCTCATATTTTTTCTCTCTTTTTTTAAATAAGTTATCTGTTATATTGCCTAGAACATTTTTTACAATAATTCCTGTTCTCTCCTGTTGCTGTATAAATCTTTCCTTCACTCTACCTAAAGAATCTGATATATCAAAAAGATGCTTCTCTATCTCTGTACCTAAATTTTGAGTATCTTCTCTTCTTGTTAAAATTGGTATACTATCACTCATAAGGAAAACCTTTTATTATTTATGTTTTGTTTTTCCATTAATTTTTTCCACTTCTTAAATCTGTCTCTAATTATATGAGCTGGCATTCTCATATAATCAAAATATGTTTCACTGAAATTACTATTCCCCAAATGAAATAGTATATCCTGAAGTGTCCTGTAACTCCAGGGTCGGTATAAAATCCAATAATCGAAATTGAAACCTCCTAGTAACTTTTTTGTTAGTTAATGGAGATTTGACTTTTACTTCTCTTTGTACGCCAAAAAACAGGTCTTTATTTAGTATATTTCCCAGGACATCCCATAATCTCTGAGGTATTCGTTCATACGCCTTTCTTTTTTCATTTATTGTTATTAATTTTTGATTATTAATTTTTTTAATCAGTAGCGATTGCTGTATTAATATATATTCTCTAGTTCTTCTAATTTGATAATTATTATATTCTTGCATTTTATCTTCTGAAATGTATTCTATTTCATTAAATTTTCTCTCTCTTTTCATTCTATCATTATGGCTTATTATTTGTTTTAAAGTAGCAAATTTTTGATCTTCCTGGGCAAATTTTGTCTGCAGATATTTGCTGGTTTCAAGAATATGTTCAATTCTAGGAAGTATAAATTGAACTTTTATATTCTTATCTTTTATAGAAATAGGCTCACTGAAATTATCGGGCAACGGTTTAGTTTCGATATTAGTTATAGGAATAGCTACTTTTAAGGGCTCATTGCTATTTTGGATTTTCTTTAATTTTTCACTATCACTTTCTTTTAATTCGTTTAACTCCTCCTCAGTAGGTTCATAATTATAGCTTATGGTAGAATCCCAAAAGTTGGCATGAATATTAAGTAAAATTTCTTCTACTTCCCTCTCGTGAAATTTCCCAGCATCAAAATCTTCATATAGAAGATTATTTATTACATCAATAATAGTTTCTACCATATTATCATCATTCATCAACGAAAGCTTAAAAGCCTCCTCCCCGCTATAGTCTCTGACATGAACAATGGGTGGAGCTGAAAGTTTTCCACAGGTACTTAATTTTACTTTTATATAGTCATTAGGTACGATGTCTGATCTTTGATCTTTTTTCTTACTTTTTTGTATCTCTTGCTGTTTATTCTCTTCATCGTTAACAAAGAAATCCTTTACTTCATCACTCATGGTTTATAATCTCCTTATTCTAATCTCATACTTGATAATCCAGAAGAAATTCTAGACTCTATAGCCGCAGACAACGGTTGTTTAATATTAGAGAAATCAAATTGAATTTCTGAAGAAGAAAATTCGGCACTTACTGTAAATCCTCCAGATGTATTATCGTAAGATAAATCAATAGCATCAATAGATGCTAATAGCATATTATAAAATGTAACAGATAGAGTATTTTTTTCTAGTTCTTTAAGTGTAACAGGTAAGCCTAGAATGCTAAAAATGTCAAAAAACACATGCTTACTGAAATTCATTATTCCTATCTTATTATGATCACCGCTTTTAAAAACTCTATTTTCCTCATCGTATATTTCATTAAACCATCTTTTAAGATAAGAAAGTACAGCAAAGTCGGTGGTTTCATTAAAAGTAATAGAAAAGGAGTCTTCTAAAGAACAAGATCTGTAATACTGTAATCCGGAATTATGTTTTTCTAATTCTAACGATTTAAAAGGTAAAGACATACTAACCACATTGAATTGAATATCTTGATTATCAGTAAAATAGAATTCCCATAAATTAGGATTTTGAATGTCGAGTGCTCTAAGTTTTCTTAGATATTTATTAAATAGAATCATACTATTATATTAGTAATTTTTCATTTACTTGGAGAATAAAAAATCCCTCAAAAAAGAGGGATAAAAAATAAAATATGGAAAGGCTTTAAAAAATTATAAATTGTTATCATTCATGGCCAAAAAACTCATAGTAACTGTTACCGTAATGGGATCTCCCGAGCTATAATCATATCCAATATCACTTATATTAGTGGGGCAACACCCTTCAAATAACCATTCTCCAAAACCTGTAATTTTATCACCTTCAGGGGTCACAGGATATACTGTTATAGGGACTCTTAACCCACCGGTATCTGGCATCATAACACCTGTCTTAGTATTACTAACCGCATTCTTCCAAGCAACAAGACCTTTATATACCAAGTAATTTCTGTCGATTCGTATATCAAAAGTAAACTCTTTAGGAGAATCAGGCTTACCTCCTATTTTCTCTATCATTACCGTTTTGTAATGAACTTCATATTTATTTGCACCACTAGCAGGGATAGTTAAATTTTGAACACGTAATAAAGTAGGTGCTAGTTCTGATAGATATTGAGTAGGAGCTATTGTCATTTCAAATAAATTCTGTAAAGCATCATCTCCTAAATCATATAGCTGTTCTATACTCATAATTTCTAAATCTCCTTTCTTTTATATTAGTAGAAATTTTACCCCACAAACTCACTTACCTCTACAGTTTGTCCTATGTTAACAAAGTTAAACCTTATCTGCTCTGAATAGGGAGTTACTTTAAGAATTACATCATATACAAAATATCTTTGCGCTAACATTTCATCAGTGTTATTGGTTTCATCACAAATTATAGCATAATCAGATATTAGATTTTCAGCAGCTATAGAAGCCATAATTGTGTTGCCTTTAGATTTAGCCATTTGCCTATGTTGTGTATCATTAAGTTTCACAATTTGTTGTACTAGAACTTGTTCTATTATATTCTTAAGTATAAAATCGAACAATCTGCTATGAGCAATCCAAGAAGTGTCAGAAAGTTTGGTCGGTGATTGGGCAGTTCTCTGTGATACTATTAAAGCCCCAACTCCCGGATCTAATATTATAGGATTAATACCATTCTCATCAAGTTGTTCCAATTCTGTTTCAGTAGGGTCAAATTCCATTTCCTCTATTCCCGGGCCTAATTGACCTCCATATCCATTCTCATCGATCCATGCAGGAGCTCCACCATTAAAAATGGGCGCCATTTGAGCATATTTTCTACCTACTCTTCCTATAAGAGATGTCCAAAAGGAGGATCCGCCATAAAAGTTTTTAACCTTACCATGATTCCAAGAAAACGATAATCCCCTGTTATCTATTCCGTAATCTTGTTTAGTAGAAATAGCCGTGGATACATTCTCGCTCATAGGGAGTTTTATAATATAGTGCGCATATTTTTGATAATTATTTCGTAAATTATTAAAAATAGATGGAATACCATCATCAGCTGTACAGTCCATAAAAATATTTGCTTCATATTGCCTTGGTTTTTTAAAATAATCCCACCCATCAGTCAACTCTTCAATCGTAGGATCTGTCCTAGAGCCTCCAGCAAATTCGACTTTCTCAGAATCGTCATTAAATGTCAACGTTGTATCATAATTTTCATTTACTATAACTTTAAGAAAATCGTCGTTTTCTAGAACATCTTCTATATATATTCCTCTACCAAATCCGTCTACTCCCTCGCTATCTAAACATACCGTATACTCTTTTTTTAAATCCCAAAGGCCCTTATCTTTTTGATAAAGTTCAATTTCAAATGCTTTTAACTCATTAGCCTCGTTTTCCCTTAATATTGTTTGAGTTACAAGTACTGCAAGGTCATCAGTTTTATAAGGACTTCTTGAAAGAAGAACAAAATATTGTGAACTTTCAGAAAAAGTATAGCTTTCTATGTCAGAATCAGTAAGTCCGCTTTCTAATGGAGCTGTTCCAGTAGAAGAAACTAATACCCCCCCATAAGTATCACTTACAGCATAGGGAGCTGAAACCCACACCGGGGCTTCCTTATTATATTCTATTACCTCTTGTACATCAGGATAACTTACCGAAGGTTTACCCAAAAGATTAATAATTCTCTGTTCTTTATTAGGATTTATAAAAACGGGTTTAGTAGGCCCTTTTGATGCTCGTATTACCATTGCACCCGTTGTATTCACAGAAAGGCGTACTGTACTAGATTTATCTATTTCACGAACATCTAATCTCCAGCTATTTGATAATGCCATATATTAGTCTCCTTTTCTTTTCACGTATATTACATTATATTAGTAAAAGAACTATTAAAAAGTTAATCATTTGCTATTTAAATCTTCAACTAAAAAGTTATATACTTCATCGTAAGTATAATTTTTCATATCCTTAGTATTAGCAAAGTTAAACAATACTCTCTCGGGGATACATATATTATCATTTGATTTTATAGCAAATGTACCTATCTCAAAATCTAAACTAGCACTGTGAATATTATTCCGTTCTAACCAGTCTTGTTCATTGTACTCGGGTTCAAAATCAAGCCCTGTATAATTTAATACTGTAGGAAGAGATACTGTTTGTCCATTAATATCTATATATGTCGCCTGTTGAACATTTAAAATTGTTTTATTATCTGCATCAAAGATAAGTTCACTAAAGGCGTATCGTAAATCACTATCTTTATGTAGCCAAATAGATGCTTCATATCCAATTGTTACAGGCGCCATTTTTATTTTTTGTGATAATTCGGGTATATAAACGCCTTTTGTATATGCAGAGGCATTCCACCAAGCTCTTTCTCCTGGTTCATAGCTAACAGCTTTGAAATTTAAAAACGGTAAATCTAGTCGCCCATTATTATTATCGCTTCTTTTTCTCATGGCGTATGCATTGCTAGAATACTGTACCCTGTTAACATCATTATTAAATAACATAGATGAGAAATGGCTTATTAGAGAAAGATCAATTGCGTATGCTATATTCAGAAAATTTTTATCAGAGTAATATGATGATACTACTGCCATATTATATTAGTAATTATGAAGTTAAGTCTGTATAGTTATATTCATAAAAGAATACATTCATGCCCACAGTCGAGTCGTCTTGTCGTACTGTTACCTTTATTAAATACGAGGTATTGGATTTAAGAATAAATTCTAGTGCGCCTAGAAACCCAGGTACTGTACCTGCAAAACGGCTCCCGCCTCCCGTACTGCCAATTTCATGAACAGTAAGTCTTGTTCCGTCACTGCTAACAGCAGGATCATAATATGCAGTCAGAAGACTGGAAGTTTTAGTAGATTGCCTATTCATGTTAAATATAGTAAGAGAAGTGCCGTCGTTTGAAAGCGTGGAGTCTTCAAAGACCTCTATCATTGCACCACCATTACAAGTTACATCATATCGAAAATGAACCGCATTTTCATCGTCATCTGCTGTTTTGAAATGCCAGTATTTAGGCCCTGCTATGTCTACATCTACATCATAATCATTTACTTCAAATACCTCCCCTTTATGTGCAAGTACATGTGCCCAAGTCATCGTTATAAATACTCCACTACTATCTGTTCTGAATCCCCTGGTTATAGCCACAATTTTATACCTCTGATAATTTTTTCTTTACTAGATCATAAGGAATTATTTTTCCATATTTATCAAAATAATCACTAAATATTTGACCAAACATGAATAGTTTATTCATATCGTCCATTTCTACTATGTTATCTTGTACTAATTTAAGCCATATTTGCATCTGTACTCGATTCCAATCTTTGACATTATATCTACTAAGTATTTCCTTTAATTTTTCATACTTTGAAAATATCTTAATCATCTAAAATTGTACCCCCGCTCCAATTCCTAACTGTAAAGGATATCCAATAAATACCCCTACATTTATTGTTTGAAATAATTGTATGTACGGCATTCCGTAGAATGTATGGATAATTGTTTCATTTTTAAGTTCTATCCCTGTTTGAAGAAATATACCGAATTGAAATGGTTCAATTTTTACTTTTTTATTTGCTATATCTTTAATAGCTTTTTCATTCTTTTTAAGTTGATCCATAAGAGGAGTAATAACCTCTTCTTTTATTTTATCATAATTTTTAAAAAGTTTTTCTTGATCCGATAAGCACTGTTCCAAATCGTATCGTTCCCCAAGATACAATTTTGCCATCTCTATATAGGCTTCTTTAAGCTCCTCGTAAGTATCGGGGACAATAAGAACAATTGGGTCTTTATTAGGGTTGGGATGGTCTATTTTTACTTCTTCGGCTGTAAGATGATTTAATGAGATATATAAAATCATTAAAAATGATAAAAATTTTTTCATAATATTCTTGTTTTAAATTCCCTTAAAATATTTTTTTGCTTTTTTATCTCGCTCTTTTTTATTTTTAATAACCTCCCGTCTATTCTTTTTTATCTGTTCTATTTCCTCATCCATTTGTTTTATTTCTTTTTCTACTTCTTTAATTGTTTCATTATTAGACTTTTTAATAACTTCTATTTTTTGCTTTATTTCGTTCTTTTTTACAGAAGTATTAGCAAATAATTTAATAAGAAAAAATATTATTACGCCACTAACAGTTGCAACTACAAACCAGTATTTCTTAATAAAAAGAAAAATTTTTTTAATTTGTTTCATTAAGTTATATCCCTTTTAAGGTACGTGCTAAGTTAGCCATTCTTTTAAGTTCAGTAGTTACTTTGATACTAGACTTGCCCACCTTTGTTGGATTTGATATAGTCTCTCCGGTTTCTGCATTAATAATCGCATTGAGTAATGCTGCTGGTATATTTTCCTCTTCCGGTATACCAAGGGCTTTAGATAACGCTCCAGGGTGCTTTACAGCTTTTTGAATCCATTTATCCTGTTCTATAATTCTGATTTTATCTCCTTTGGTAAGAATAATATTGGATTCTGGAATATGAACGCTTTTTGAAATAGTAATAAATTTACTAAAGGATTCCTCTTTACTTAATACATCTTTAGCAATTTTAGTAATTGCTTTATCCACTTTTTTCATAAATTTGTTTGCGAGAGGATCATCACTAAAAGCTAATCCTTTTATCATTTCAGCAAAAGCAGCTTGTTGTTTATTTGTACTACTAAGGTCTTTACTTTCTATGTCTTGTATGATTTTTTTCACATCAGCCATTTGTATCTCCCTCTTTTTACTTATCCGTTATATTAGTAATTCTATTCTGAATATTTGTTTTTTTTAATCATCATACAATGTTTTTTCATCAATAATAAAATCGTCTTCAAAATCAAATCGATCTTTAAATTTATTTACTAAATTAAAAGTAACTTTTCTAAATTTAGCTTTTACAAATTGTATCAATCTTAATAATTGCATCCATATTCTCTCAACAGCTATGTAAAATATATTAGAATAGACTATCGACTTTTCAACATCCACCCCTCTGAATTGTCTTATTATCGTAACAGGAAGAGTCTTAAACCCCATCTTATTTAACATATCTTTTAGATCTTTAGTAACTATAAATACAATGTTATCATATTTTTTCATCGATTTAATTATATCAATACCTTCCTTTAACCCGGCAGGTGAAAAATGAGTTGGAATAAACAAATTTCCATCATATTGTCCAATTACATAACTATTCTTATATTTATATACAGAAGCGGAGGTTTCCAGATAATATTCAAATTTGTCATATTCCAAATAGCTATCCGGTCTGCGTTTTTCCATAGCTTTTTTATAATTTTGCCATATATCATAGACGTCCCCTTGTATTTCATGTCCAGGGAATGTAGGAATCATTCTAGCTTCTTGTAAAAGAGAAATTTCTTCCTTTAATTTTTTCAATTTTTTATTGTATAATCTTTCTTTAATATCTACTATTTTATCGCTTATATCTTGTTTTTGTTGGTTCAAATCATCAATTTGTCGTTTAATATCTTCTATCTCGTCGGGATCGTCAGTTTCAAGCTGTTGTGCCCTAAGTTTAATTATATCTTGTTCAATTTGAAGTATTTCTTTTTTAAGATCAACAACCTCTGAATCTTCTTGTTCTTTAAACTGTTCAGTTGATGCCTTTATCATTTTATAATAATTAGATAAAAAGATTTCTTGTTCTCTAGTCTCTACAATAAATTTTTGATCTCTTATTACATCTAGAATAACATTAGGGGGTTTTTTAAGTATATTCATTAATACCCCAACAATTACTAGACCGCTTCTTCCTACTCCTCCACTACAATGAATTATAACATTTCTACCTTTATTTAACAGATCGATTATTCTATGTATAACTAGATCAAAACTTTTTAAGCTCTTTGGTATTCCCAAATCTTCGATTGGATAATGAATAAAGTTTATATTATTTTTTTCATAAAAAGAAAATAAATTATAGAAATAATAATCTGTTATTTCTTCTCGTGTCATAAGGACAACAACATCAAAAATATTGTATTTTTTGAGAGTTTCTATAAAGTCTTCAATATCAAGAACATGAGGTTTAGAAGAAAAATATAAGTTTGAAGGTAGTTTTTGAAGTTTAATTTTATTTAATTTTACCGGAGAGTATAATCTTATCACCTTTTTTACCTTTTAATCAAATAATTTTTTAATATTAAATTTAAATAGTTTATTTTTTACCATAACTTAAACTCCACTCACACTCGTATGGGTTTTTATTACTATATTCATATTCTCTTGTCTCTGAGTTCCATATTTTGCCGTTTTTCCAAATTCCATCTTTCCAAACTCCATCTTTCCAAACTCCTTTTTCCCAGGTTCCATTTTGCCATATTCCATTTTTCCAAATTCCATCTTTCCAAATCCCATCCCTCCAAGTTCCGTTCTTCCAATCTCCATTTTCCCAAGTTCCAAGTTCCCAAATTCCGTCCTCCCAGAATCCATTTTTCCAAATTCCACTTTTCCAAATTCCATATATCCAAGTTCCATCTTTCCATGTTCCATTTTGCCAAACCCCGTTTTCCCAAGTACCTCTTTTCCAAGTTCCGTCTACCCAAGTTCCGAATTTCCAAGTTCCGTTTTTCCAAGTTCCGTTTTTCCAAGTTCCACTTTCCCAAGTTCCGTCTTCCCAAATACCATTTTCCCATGTTCCATATATCCAAGTACCTTTTTTCCAAGTCCCTCCTGTCCAAATTCCACCTTTCCAAGCTCCCCCTGTCCAAACTCCATGTTGATAAAGTTTATCCTCCATCGTAATCCCATATACATTGTACGCTATAAAAGCTACTATTCTCCGTAGTTGAGGCGATACTTTATTGTAAAAAAATCGAATATCTTCTACATCCCTTTTCCAATCCAAAGCATCTCTAATCCAACTATAACCATCTTTATAGTATATCTGCAACTTATTAAAAACCGTATCAGTATTATGCTGCAAATCATAGGCATGATCAATGGCAATGATTTTTTCATTTTTCCTTTTGGCTTTTAAAAGCATGTAATAAGATTTAGCAATATCAGCCCATGCTGAACCACCGAATTGTGATTGCCAGACAAGATTCAAAAATAGGTATTCAAATATTTTTGACAGTTCCAAGTTTGTTATCTTTAACTCTTTTTGTGTCTCTGTAATTGCCCTGTATGAGCTTTTTCTTTTTGAATCTGTTTCTTTAGAAAGAACGTTTCTTAATCTATCAGCCCCGCCCGATCTATCATCGAGTAAAAAGTCAAGCGGTGTTCTACTTATTTCTGTAAAAGTGATATATTTTTTATAATATGTCTTGATAAAGGTTCTAATGTTCTTATTTTTTTCAACTAATTGTTTTAATGATTCGGTTGCTGTAGCATCAAAAATATGACGAATCTCGGCACACAAGGCATATTTTACTGCCTTCAACATGTGGGTATGAAGATTTTCAATAATCTGTTCGACCGCTTCGTTTATCGCAAAATCAGCCTCAGGCATGTTTGTTTCTATATCTTTCCCATAAGTAGTCAAGAAATAGAAATCATACAGAATTAACTCAGGATCATCAGGCATCCTGTATACAAAATTTGAGAAAATTTCTTTTATTTTTGGTTTTACTCGAATTATTTTAATCATTGCTGGCAACCCCTTTTTTCTATAATTTTATTATTTTGTTATCTCTTTCTATAGCTTAAACTCCACTCACACTCGTATGGGTTTTTATTACTATATTCATATTCTTTTGTTTCTGGATTCCATATCCCCCCACCTTTCCATATCCCGTCTTTCCAGGTTCCTTCTTTCCAAGTTCCATTTTCCCAGATCCCATCTTCCCAAGTCCCCATTGTCCAGGCTCCATTTTCCCAAGTTCCACTTTTCCAAACTCCATCCTCCCAAGTTCCACTTTTCCAAACTCCATCTTTCCAAGTTCCAAGTTCCCAGATCCCGTCTTTCCAGGTTCCATCTTCCCAATCCCCACCTTTCCAAATTCCATTTTTCCAGGTTCCATCTTCCCAATCCCCATCTTCCCAAATTCCATTTTCCCAAGTCCCAAGTTCCCAGATTCCAAGCTTCCAAGTTCCATATTTCCAAATTCCACTTTCCCAAACTCCATCTTTCCAGGTTCCAAGTTCCCAGACTCCATTTTTCCAGGTTCCATCTTTCCAGACTCCATTTCTCCAAGTTCCATCTTTCCAGGTTCCATTTTTCCAAGTTCCATCTTCCCAAGTTCCATTTTTCCAAGTTCCATATATCCAGACCCCCTTTTTCCAAATCCCGTCATACCAAGTTCCAAATAACCAAGTTCCGTTTTTCCAAATTCCATATATCCAAGTTCCATCTTTCCAAGTTCCATATTCCCAAATCCCATTTTCCCAAGTTCCATTTTCCCAAGTCCCATCCGTCCAAGTTCCGAATTTCCAAGTTCCACTTTCCCAAACTCCATCTTTCCAGGCCCCACTTACCCAAGTTCCACCCGCCCAAATACCGTTTTCCCAAATTCCTTTTTCCCATGTCCCATTTTCCCAAGTCCCTCCTGTCCAAGTTCCTCCTTTCCAGGACCCCCCTGTCCAAATTTTATCTTGATCAACTGAATGGGAAAGCCACCCCTCCATCGTAATCCCATATACATTGTATGCTATAAATGCCACTATTCTCCTTAGCTGGGGGGAAACTTTTTCATAAAAAGAACGAATATCATCTACATCCCTTTTCCAATCTAAAGCATTTCTAATCCAACTATAACCGTCTTTATAATATAACTGTAATTTATTGAAAACCGTATCGGTATTATGTTGCAAATCGTAAGCATGATCAATAGCGATGATTTTTTCATTTTTCCTCTTGGCTTTTAAAAGCATATAATAAGATTTGGCAATATCAGCCCATGCTGAACCACCGAATTGTGATTGCCAGACAAGATTCAAAAATAGGTATTCAAATATTTTTGACAGTTCAGAGTTTGTTATCCTCAACTCTTTTTGTGTCTCTGTAACTGCTCTGTATGAGCATTTTCTTCTTAAATCGGTTTCTTTAGAGAGAACATTTCTTAATCTGTCAGCCTCGCCCGATCTATCATCAAGTAAAAAATCAAGTGGGGCCTTACCTACATCTGTAAAGGTGAGATATTTTTTATAGTACATTTTAATAAAAGCCCCAATGTTCTTGTTTTTCTCAACCAATTGTTTTAATGATTCAATTGCTGTAGCATCAAAAATATGACGAATCTCGGCACACAGGGCATATTTTACTGCCTTTAGCATGTGTGCATGAAGATTTTCAACAATTTCATCAGAAGCCTCTTTTATTGCAAAATCAGCCTCAGGCATATTTGTTTCTATATCGTTCCCGTAAGTAGTCAAGAAATAAAAATCGTACAAAATTAACTCAGGATCTTTGGGCATCCTGTATACAAAATTTGAGAAAATTTCTTTCATTTTTGATTTTACTTGAATTATTTTAATCATTGCTGATAGCTCCTTATTTTATTGCTCTTTTCTATAACTTAAACCCCACTCACATTCGTATGGGTTTTTATTACTATATTCATATTCATTTGTCTTTGGATTCCATATTTCCCCACCTTTCCATGCTCCATCTTTCCAAACCCCATCTTTCCACACTCCATCTTCCCAAATCCCATTATTCCAAATTCCATTATTCCAGGTTCCGAATTTCCAAATTCCATTATTCCAAGTTCCGTATTCCCAAATTCCTCCCTTCCAAATTCCTTCTTTCCAGACCCCCTCTCCCCATGTTCCATCTTCCCAAGTTCCATCTTTCCAAACCCCATTTTTCCAGAATCCATATTCCCAAGTTCCGTTTTTCCAAGTTCCATTTTTCCAGATCCCTTCTAACCAAATTCCATTTTCCCAAGTCCCATTTTCCCAAGTTCCATTTTTCCAAACCCCGTCTTCCCAAGTTCCATCTTTCCAGATTCCATCTTCCCATCTTCCATCTTTCCAAGTTCCATTTTTCCAAACCCCGTTCTTCCAAGCTCCACTTTTCCAAGTTCCTTTTTCCCAAATTCCTTTTTCCCAAACCCCATTTTCCCATGTTCCGTCTTTCCAAGTTCCAAATTTCCAGACTCCACTCATCCAAGTTCCATATTCCCAAATTCCTCCCTTCCAAATTCCATCTTCCCAATCTCCGTCTTTCCAGACTCCATTTTTCCAGGTTCCATATTCCCAAGTCCCAGACTCCCAAGTTCCATTTTCCCAAGTCCCAAGTTCCCAGATTCCAAGTTTCCAAGTTCCGTTTTTCCAGGTTCCGTTTTCCCAGGTTCCTTTTTCCCAAGTCCCGTTTTCCCAGATTCCCCCTGTCCAGGTTCCTCCCTCCCAGGATCTTCCTGTCCGGATTCTATCTTGATCAACTGAACGAGGAGTTCCCCCCTCCATTGTAAGCCCGTATACATTGTATGCTATGAAGGCTACTATTCTCTTTAATTGAGGAGAAACTTTTTTGTAAAAAGATCGAATATCCTTCACATTCTTTTTCCAATCCAGTGCTCTTTTAATCCAACTATAACCATCTTTGTAATATAGCCGTAATTTATTGAAAACTATATCGGTATTGTGTTGCAAATCATAGGCATGATCTATAGCAATGATTTTTTCATTTTTCCTCTTAGCCTTTAAAAGTCTATAATAAGCTTCGGCAATATCGGCCCATGCAAAACCTCCGAATTGTGAATACCAAATAAGATTTAAGAATAAATATTCAAATATTTTTGACAGTTCCGAATTTGTTATCTTCAACTCTTTTTGCGTTTCTGCAATCGCTCTATATGAGCTTTTCCTTTTCAAATCAGTTTCTTTAGAGAGAACGTTTCTTAATCTGCCAGCCTCCTCCGATCTATCATCGAGTAAAAAGTCAAGCGGTACTTTACCTATTTCTATAAAGGCAAGATATTTTCTATAGTACACTTTAATAAATGCCCCTATATTCTTGTTTTCCCCAACCAATCGTTTCAATGATTCGGTTGCTATAGCATCAAAAATATGACGAATCTCGGCACACAGGGCATATTTTACTGCCTTTAGCATGTGGGTATGAAGGGATTCTACAATTTCATCAGAAGCCTCCTTTATTGCAAAGTCAGCCTCAGGCATATTTGTTTCTATATCTTTCCCGTAAGTAGTCAAAAAATAAAAATCGTACAGAATTAACTCGGGATCTTTAGGCATCCTATATACAAAGTTTGAGAAAATTTCTTTTATTTTCGGTTTTACTCGAACTATTTTAATCATTATTATTACTTCCCTTTTTATAACTTTCTAATAATAATTATCCTTTTCTATAACTTAAACTCCATTCACATTCGTATGGATTTCTATCACTATATTCATATTCATCTGTCTCCGGATTCCATATCTCCCCACTCTTCCATATTCCGCCTTCCCAAACCCCATCTTTCCAAAATCCATTTTCCCAAGTTCCATTTTTCCAAGTTCCATTTTTCCAAACCCCTTTAAACCAAGTTCCATCTTCCCAAGTTCCATTTTCCCAGATCCCATCCCTCCAGGTTCCATTTTTCCAAGTTCCACTTTTCCAAGTTCCATATCTCCAAGTTCCATTTTTCCAGGTTCCACTTTTCCAAATCCCATCTTTCCAAGTTCCGCTCTTCCAGGTACCATTTTTCCAATATCCGTACATCCAGAATCCATCTTTCCAAGTTCCATTTTCCCAATCACCTTCTTTCCAAATCCCATCTTCCCAAATTCCATTTCTCCAACTTCCACTTTCCCAAGTTCCACCCTTCCAAGTTCCATTTTTCCAAGTTCCATTTTTCCAAATTCCGTCTTTCCAAATTCCATCTTCCCAAGTTCCGTCTTTCCAAATTCCATCTTTCCAAGTCCCGCCTTTCCAAGTTCCTTTCTCCCAAATTCCATATTTCCAAATTTCTCCTGTCCAGGTTCCCCCCTTCCAGAGCCCCCTCGTCCAGATTTTATCTTGATCAACTGAACGAGGAGTTCCTCCCTCCATTGTAAGCCCATATACATTGTATGCTATGAAGGCTACTATTCTCCTTAATTGAGGAGAAACTTTATTGTAAAAAGATCGAATATCCTTTACATCTCTTTTCCAATCCAAAGCATCTTTAATCCAACTATAACCATCTTTATAGTATATCTGCAACTTATTAAAAACCGTATCGGTGTTATGCTGTAAATCATAGGCATGGTCAATGGCAATGATTTTTTCGTTTTTCCTCTTAGCCCTTAGAAGTCTATAATAAGCTTTGGCAATATCGGCCCATGCTGGGCCTCCGAATTGTGGTTGCCAAACAAGCTTTAAGAATACGTATTCAAATATTTTTGACAGTTCAGAGTTTGTTATCTTTAAATCTTTTTGTGTCTCTGTAACTGCCCTGTATGAGCTTTTTCTTTTTGAATCTGTCTCTTTAGAAAGAACGTTTCTTAATCTGTCAGCCTCCCCCGATCTATCATCAAGTAAGAAATCAAGCGGTGTTCTACTTATTTCTGTAAAAGTGATATATTTTTTATAATATGTCTTGATAAAGGTTCCAATGTTCTTGTTTTTTTCAACTAATTGCTTTAATGATTCAGCTGCTGTAGAATCAAAAATATGACGAATCTCAGCGCATAGAGCATATTTTACAGCCTTTAACATGTGTGCATGAAGATTTTCAATAATCTGTTCGACCGCTTCGTTTATCGCAAAATCTGCTTCGGGCATGTTTGTTTCTATATTTTTTCCGTAAGTAGTTAAGAAATAAAAATCGTATAAAATCAACTCAGGATCATCAGGCATTCTGTATACAAAGTTTGAGAAGATTTCTTTTATTTTTGGCTTTACTCGAATTATTTTAATCATTGCTGACAGACCTTTGTTTTATCGCTCTTTTCTATAGCTTAAACTCCATTCACACTTGTATGGGTTTTTATTACTATATTCATATTCTCTTGTTTTAGGATTCCATATTTTGCCACCCTCCCAAGCTCCGTTTCTCCAAATTCCATCTTCCCAAATCCCATTTTCCCAGATTCCATCATTCCAAACCCCATCTTTCCAAACTCCATACAACCAAGTACCATCTTCCCAAACTCCATTTTTCCAAACCCCTTCTAGCCATGTTCCACTTTCTCGAGTCCCGTTTTCCCAGGTTCCATTATACCAAGTTCCATACTTCCAAACTCCATTTTTCCAAACTCCATATTCCCAGACCCCATCTTTCCATTCCCCGTCTTCCCAAGTTCCATTTTTCCAAGTTCCGTAAAACCAAGTTCCATATTTCCAAGTACCGTTTTCCCAAATTCCATATTCCCAAGTACCATTTTCCCAGGTTCCAAGCTCCCAGGTTCCATTTTGCCATATTCCATTTTTCCAAATTCCATTTCTCCAGGCTCCTTTCTCCCAGGTTCCGTTAATCCAAGCCCCGTCATTCCAAGTTCCATCTTTCCAAATCCCATTTTTCCAAATTCCATCATTCCAAGTTCCCCCCGCCCAAATTCCGCCTGTCCAAACTCTATGCTGATAAGATTTATCTTCCATTGTAAGTCCGTACACATTATACGCTATAAAAGCTACTATTCTCCGTAGTTGAGGTGATACTTTTTCATAAAAAAAACGAATATCTTCTACATCCTTTTTCCAATTTAACGCTCTTCTAATCCACCCATATCCAGAGCTATCTTTATAGTATATCTGCAGTTTATTAAAAACCGTATCAGTATTATGCTGTAAATCATAAGTGTGATCGATGGCAATGATTTTTTCATTTTTCCTCTTAGCTTTCAGAAGCATTTTATATCCATCAACTATCATATCCCAAGCTCTTCCCCCGTAATCACGTTTCCAATCTAATTCTAAAAACAGGCTACTAAAAATTTTAGCCAATTCCATATTTGTCATATTTAATTCTTTTTGTGTTTCAATAATAGCTTCATAAGAGGCTAGTCTGCTTGATTCTGTTTCTTTTGTAAGTACACCTCGAAGTTCTCGATTCGTAAGATCAATACCAGTACTTAATTCATAATTTCTAGAATATGAATTAACAAATCTATTTATTTTTTTATCCATTTTTGCTAATTCTTCAAGAGATTCAATATCTCTTAATCCATCGAAAATATGTCTAATTTCACTACATAGCGCATATTTTACTGCCTTTAACATGTGGGCATGAAGACTCTCTACAATTTTATCAGAAGCCTCCTTTATTGCGAAGTCCGCCTCAGGCATATTTGTTTCTATATCGTTCCCGTAAGTAGTTAAGAAATAGAAATCGTATAAAATCAATTCGGGGTCATCAGGAAGACGATAATCAAATCCTGATAAATATTCATTTAATTTTCTTATAATGATCATCAATCAATCCCCTTGTTTGCTAATAACAATTTATTTTTTCTTCTACAGAAAAATAAATATTCTCTGGTGCTTTATTAAAATAATATAATAACACCGGACATAGCCATCCTTTTTCATTTGTTTCAGAGTTGACATACCAATTACCATTTAAAGATTCACCATCCCAAAATAATTTACAATCTGCCCCTTGAAAAGGAGAATCGCTAAATATAAGTAACAAAACTTTCTCTCGTAAATTTTTAATACCTTTTTTCTTTGCTACATTTGTTATAATTTCTGAACTGCCCATAACAAACGGTTCTTTTTCACAAACCCCTGGTTCATCAAAAACCCAGTTGTTACTATACATATAAATTTCTAATTTTCTTTTCACTTTTTTTCTCTTTGATTTTATGAAGCTAATTCATAAAAAGCCCATTTCTGCCATTTATTCCCACCCAGATGTTTAGCACCCATATATATGCTCAACACCTTTTGAAAAACACGAAAACTCAATTGTTGTAATTTACGTCTTCCTCTATATCTTTCTTGCAACCAATTTAGAATAAATTGTTTATTCTCTATTCCTACATCTACGGGTTCAATTTTATCCAAAACGTTTTTTATAATATCGGCCACTTGCGTATCAGAAAATAACATAGATATACTTAAAACACGGTCACCAAAGGCTTGCGGTTTTTCAGGATAATTTGTAATAAAAACTACTCTTGAATTAAATTCAAAATTATATAAATTATCTTCAACAATTATTCCTTGTTCAGATGTAAAATCAACTATGTCCTCTTCACCTGATATCGGAGCTTCTGCAGAACTTATTTCTGAACTAGGTATCCTTCTTTCAACTTTTACTCGTCTAGGAGGTTCTGGATCTAGTACAGCTTTTAAAATGTTTTCAATTGTGGTATTTTTCATATCCTCTTTGCTAATTATATCATCTAATATCAATATTTCATTATCTTTATGATCGTAGAGCAATTGAAGAAGGCCTTGATATCCTTTTATCTTGCCTTTAGTATAATAAGTATTGGGTAAATCGCCTAATATCTTTTTTGCCCAGTAGCTTTTTCCAATTCCACCTCTCCCATAAATATATAAAGATAACGTATTCGGATCCCCGTTTTTAATATTATATAATTGAAATTTTAAATACTCAAATTTTTCAATATGCTCATTTTCTAAAAGCTCATTTTGGAATAGGTTTTCTGACTCAACATCGCTACTAACCGCTTGTTCTTCTACCCCAGCCGAAACATTTACATGAGGTATACTATTACTTAAATTTTCTTGCCCCTCCTCCTTGAAAATTTTACTACAATAAACTTGAAAAGTTACTTTATTTAAGCTCACTTTAGAACGCGGTTGCCCTTTAGACTCGTGATATTCATAATATTGAACTAATAAACCGTCCCAATCGGTTCCTCTTCTCTTAATTTCACTATAGATTCGTCCTTTATCTGGAGTGTTCGTCAACCACTCTCTTACAAAATCAAATTTTCTAACTCTTTCTCTGAAAGAAATAGATTCTGAAAACAATTGACTATATTCACCAGTTAATGCGACAATTACATGATCTAACACTTCAACTATGTTAAATTGCGGGGGAATTTTAATATATTTAGTTGCTTTTCTAGCAGGTTTTTCAAACCACGATACTGAATATACTTTTCCTGATCCATCTTTAATAGAAAAATCCAATCTTATTTTTCCACCAGAAGTAAGATATGCTTCAAATCCTACAAAATTACCTATACCTGTTAACGAATAATATGTTGGAACCATTATATCTTCAGATATACCAACAAGTTCTCGCCAACCTACCTTTTTACCTAGATAACTGAATATATTCTTAGCTGCTTTTTTTAACGAATGAACTTGAAAAGCTTCATCAATCCTTCTAGGATGAATCTTCGCTAGAGATCTTATCTCTCGTGTTATAAATCTCATAATTAAACTCCTTTAATTTGTGTATATTTTTTCCAAAGTTTCTTATTTAATAAATACCATTTTTTTGATGATCTTCCAATATTACTATTTATATATACCAGGTCTCCTTGTTTTTCGGATTCTCTAGCTAATATTTCATAAACACCTTCTAATTTAGGATGTGCTGGAGTAAATGTAAAACATTGAAATTGCGTTGAATACCTCTTTTGAAACTCTATTAAAATTCTGGCAACAGTTGAAAAAACCATAATGCCAAAATTGCCTTTTAAATTCCTCATAGTTGTAAAATCATTTGAAAAAGTAACTACATGTACAAAAACTTTTATCTCGTCTATAATATTACCTCGATTAACCGGTACTCGTTTGCCTCCAGACACCTTTTTAATATCTACAGTATATTTCAGCCCTTTTTCTTTATCTATTATAGTATCTAAGCTCACCCATTCGCCTTCGTCATTTTGTATCTGTACAATAGACGGATCTAGTTTAAAATTTGCTTGAAAATGTTTCAACGAATCTTTATTAACCACAAAAGGAAAGTATTTGCTAAATCTAATTTCTCTTATAATATTGATCATTATTCTTATCCTCTCTATTATAACAATTTTAAATATTATATTCCTATGATATTTTAGTAAAAAAATCTTAAAATATTATATTAGCCCTCTTCTTTGAAGTTTACCAGTTAACATACTTCCCATTTGTTGTGCAAAAAATGAAATTTGTCTTAGTAATCCATAAGTGTGTTTGTCAAGAAAATATCCACTAGGATCGCCATGTCGTGGCCCCCATACTGAATTTGGAATGTCAGTTGGATATATACTTGCATCTATTTGAGAAAGATTATAATTCATCCCTTGCCAATGAAAAGATGGGCTTGTACTAAATATTTGTACATTACTTACTTCTAAAATTTCATTTATTTCTTTTCGTCCTATTTTTTCACCTTCAAATGCATCTAGCCAATCAAAAAATTCAAGTATTTTAATTTGTATTTCATACGTTCTGCTTCTATTACGCTTTATTTTAAAAGTCTCGGGATCAACTTCCCCTTTAGGCCCCGGATAAAATCTGTATGGGCTATTTATATTATCGTTTGGTTCTTTATTCCCCAATTCTGTCGCTTCAGTAAGAAATTGAAATGTAACACTTCTATCAGCTTCATCTATAACACAATCAATAAGTTTAGCAGTTATATTCTCTGCGCCCATAACTCGATTCCTATCTTTTCTCCATACTTGTGTAAAATTACTAATAGTATCAACACTTTTTAAATCATTAAGTGTTACAAATTCTTTTAAAGCCCTCTCTCCAAGTAATATAGATTGTTTCTCAAGTAGCACTTCTTTTAACTCGATTTCATAATTTAAAAGAAATTTATTATAAAAATCACTAGATACAAATTCTTTAAATGCGTCATCGCTTATACATTCTATTATTATTGTTTCTATTCTGCTATCAGTTGTGAAATATAATCCATATTCATTAAGATTAAGAGGAGAATAAAGCTTTTCTAAATAGTTTTTTATACTTTTATGTAACAAATTTGAATTAGCAACGAATACTTTATTAATATTTGAAAGGAATATGCCCCGCATTCCCGGATTATCAGGGTCTTCTTTATGTATTTCTTTTACTTCTTTAGCAGTGGGGTTTACATAAATTGTATACTCTTTATTATTGAATACGCTTTTGATATAATCAACAAACTTCTCATTCAATTTACTTTCAAAAATTTTTGTAAATTGTTTCTTATTAATAAATCTATCCCCCGCTAGATTAACAGGAATAATTAGTGACCCTCTAATAGCACCATTATAATCCTCTATATTAATAGCTGGAGTAAAAACTGTTATTTTATTTGTATTGTGGTATAAGTCGGTTCCATGAAAAATATGAGCTATCCACGGAAACTTTTTTATTCTGTGATTGGTTATAGGCATTGTAGGCCTGTAACTATCGTACCAAACAAATAAAATTCTATACGAAGACAAAACTGCCCTACTTATTTTAACATATTTTAATTTTTCAAGACCTAAATTTTTTTTTAATTTTTCCCCTGTAGTCATTATATTTTATCCTCATCTTCTATATAACTATCGATAATATCTTGTACCTTTTGTGGAAGGGATCCATTATATGGAGCACAAGAAAAAGATTTTCTAATAAGTTGCTTAATTGATATATTCCCTTGAATTTCAGATACTTTAAGTACAAGATAGTATGAATCTTTTTCCCTTTCAGTATATATTTTATGTATAAGTAAATCATCTTTCTCTATATTATCTTCAAAACGTGAACTGCCTGTAATAGGCAATATATCGTAAAGAAAAACATTTTTAATTTCTGGAACTTCTTCAGTTACGTCCTTTCGCAATCTTGTTAAAGGAATCTCACCTGGAATAGAAAGTGAAACAGTTACAATGTCATGAGAAACTATTTCCCACTCTGTTTCGTCCCCGTACATGTTTGCTGTTGTCTTAAGACGAATAACTTGACCTTCAAATCCACTTTGCTGGATTTTATAATCGTTTATATTGCGAGTCCATTGCGCAAATGTAGAGGAAATTTTATCTTGATACCCCACTAAGCTAACCTATTTCTAATGTCTATAGTATATTAGTAATAGGTTTACAATTATTTTTTAATGATTTTTTCCCGTCTTATTGGAGTGGAAGAGCTCGCTAATTCTTCTTTTTTATACATCAGTCTATTATCAAGTGATAGAGAACGCATTTCTGCTCTTAGATTTGTACTAATTGTGATAAGAATTGAATCCATTTTTTTCCATGAGTCCAATAATTGTCCTAAAAAAGCTTTCTTCTGTTGTGCTTGAAATAATTTATCTTGCCATTCTCTATATTCTTTAGAATACTGAGCTCGAGTTTCTGATTCTATTTCACTCTTAGAAAGCCATTTAGAGGCAACAATATCCGGTGGGTTTAATTGCCTACGCATAGAAGTAAATTTATCATCCCACCATATTTGATATTCAACCTCAACATCATGCGCATCCGCTTTTAATCTATTGTATTCTGAGATAAGCATAAGTAATATGTCATTATATTGAGCAAGTGCTGTATTAATTGCTTCAGGATTTATTTCCCCGGCATCATAATTTATAAGTTGGGAGTATCTGTGATACTTTTGAATTTGCTCTTGTACAAATTCTACATATTTTTCAAGTGTGTTTTTCATATTATTAATATATACTTTTTTTACATTTTTTTAAACTAATCCCCTATACACCATCCTTCTTCTTTTGCTTTTTCTATCGACTCCGCTTTAATATATTTTCGCTTTCCATTGGGCAGCTTAATTTCCATCGTGATACCTTCCTCTATTTTATATACTTCCTCAATAGGAAATTTCTTTAATTGTTCTATATCATACACTATTTTTTTATTTGACCCGTCATTATAATTATCTTCGATTTCTGTTTGTTTAACAATTTTATCTATTTCTTCACCAACATTTATTTCATCATCTTCATCTTCTTCCGATTTAATATGGCTTTTCCAAAGTTGGGGAAAATCACTTGTTGTAGTAATAGCTTCTTGAATAAATTCTTTAGCTGATTTTTCTGAATTTATAAATTCAACAACAAGAGACTTATTTTCATTAAATCCCAGCATGTTTTTTACTGTATCAACCATAAATCTATAATGCGTTTCTTTAAAATCTTTTTCTTCGATTCCGTACATATCTTTTGCAATTTTTTTTGCTTTATCCCAAAGTTTTTCTATTTCACTTACCTTTTTGCCAGTCAATTTTACGAGTTCTTGTACGTATGGAGAAATTTTTTTTATTTTCTTATTCATAATAACAATCACCTCTTCATATAACTTAAACTCCATTCACATTCGTATGGATTTTTGTTGCTATATTCATAATTTCTTATTTTAGGATTCCATATTTTCCCACCTTTCCATACTCCACCTTCCCAAATTCCGTCTATCCATACCCCGTCGATCCAAGTTCCATCTTTCCAAGTTCCATTTTCCCAAGTTCCATCTTTCCAAGTTCCGCTTTCCCATGTTCCGTATAACCAAGTTCCATTTTCCCAGGTTCCATCTTTCCAAGTCCCATTTTTCCAGATTCCATCATTCCAAACTCCATACATCCAAATTCCATCTTCCCAAATCCCACCATACCAAGTTCCATACTTCCAAACTCCATTTTTCCAAGTACCCTTTCTCCAGGTTCCTTCTATCCAAGTTCCGAATTCCCAGGTTCCTTTTATCCAAGTTCCACCTTTCCAAGTACCATCTTTCCAAGTCCCACTTTTCCAAATACCGCTTTCCCAAATACCATCTTCCCAAGTCCCCCTCTCCCAAATTCCAAGTTCCCAAGTTCCATCTTTCCAAGTTCCATCTTTCCAAGTTCCATTTTCCCAATCTCCTTCTTTCCATGTTCCACTTCCCCAAATTCCCCTCTTCCAGGTTGGGGTATCATTCCTTTGATCCCATTCGATTATTGCATCACTTGAAATACTTGCTTCTATAAAAAAATTATTAAACTCTCTTAAAGGAGACACTTCTAATAGTGTAATCTTATCCCCTTTTTCTAAGAAAATAATCTTATTTTTTTGTTCTATTTTCACCGGTCTAGTTATTTCAATTACATTCTCTTTTTTCTTTTCTATTTGTTTTATAATTTCTTCTTTTTTTTGTTTTTTCCATTGACTATAACAAACCGCAAGTCTTTGTTTTTGATCAGGAAACTCACTATTCATTGTGCTGTCTCCTGCACATCTACTAATAAAATCTTGTTTACTTTCATCTTTTCTTGGTTCTGGTAATGGCATTACTCAACTCTATGTAATATATTAATTTTATCCCCTTTTTCTAAAGCAAAAACTATATTATTCGTCTCTATTAAAAAAGATCTTGTTACTGTTATAAGGGATTCTTTTTTTCTTATTTTTTCCCTTTCCATAATTATTTCTTCTGCTTGTTCCAAGCTCAAATTAAATTTATCGGCCATCACCCCTATCAACGTGTCCCTATCCATCCTGTCCATGTTTCTTTGTAAAAAAATTTCAATATCTGTCATATTATAATCCTTTTTTATAATTTAGCTTTCTTGTAATTCTCCATAAAATATCGTTTTTACCTCTACTTCATTGCCCAATTCCTCAACCAATGCTATTTCTGTTATACTATTTATCATTAAGTCGGTCGGGGTAAATAAGAATATATCATCTACTGTAAATGTTATAGTATCTGTAGAAGTGCTAATTCTTACTTTAAATATTTCATTATTTGTACTTGAAAAAAGTATAAGTTTTATATTATCAATATCGCTAAAATTTATGATTTTTGTTTGATTCTGTATAGCAATATTATATTCTAACTTTTCTGAAAGAGTCCATGTTAGTTCTTTTTTAAAATAATTCTCCAATGTCTCTTGTTCATAAACTTTAAATATAGCTTTCATTATTAATATTATCCACCTATGTATTCTGTTTTATTGTAATATACGTATTTTATCCCCTCTCTCTAAAATAAGAGCCCCGTCTTTCTGTTCTATTTTTACCGGTTTATTAATTTCAAGATTTAAAGTTTTATAATTTTCCATAGTAGTTATCTTATTATTATTTCTATATTTATTCCAATCTTTTAGTTCGATCCAAATCCACGGATCGCTTTTATCCTTTGCTCCGTCTATCATTTGTTGATATGTTCTATTCTTTACCGACGGCGGATCGGTTTCATTATCTTTAGCTTTTAATCTACGGAGAAGTAATTTAAGCTTTTCTTCATCTCCTCTGAATATAATTTCTCCTCTTCTAATTTGTGTACCATCACGTTTTTGCACCGGTACAAGGCGCCACTGATTTTCTCCTTGCTTATAGAGTCTTACTTTAAGAAGCCTGTTGAATTCTTCTATTATCTTTTTATTTTCCATACTATTTCCCATTCGTTCTATTATATTAGTAATTAAGCAAATAAAACTTTAATTATTTACAATCTAACGTTTTTTATAGCTTAAACTCCATTTACAGTCATAAGGATTTTTTACACTATATTCATATCTTTCTGTTTTTGAACTCCATATCCTTCCACCTTTCCATACTCCCTTTTCCCAATTTCCATCGTCCCAATCCCCACCTTCCCAGATGCCATCTTTCCAGGTTCCATATTCCCAAGTTCCAGACTCCCAGGTTCCATCTTTCCAAACCCCATCTTTCCAGATTCCATCTTCCCAAGTTCCTTTCGCCCAAGTTCCGGTTTCCCAGACTCCATCTTCCCAGGTTCCCTTCTTCCAAGTTCCGTTTTCCCAAGTTCCATCTATCCAAATTCCGTATACCCAAGTTCCAAATTTCCAAGTTCCGTCTTCCCAAATACCATCTTTCCAGATTCCTTTTTCCCAGATACCATCTTTCCAGATTCCATATTCCCAAGTTCCATCTTTCCAGGTTCCCCTTTCCCATAATCCATCTATCCAAACCCCTTTGTACCAAATTACTTGATTTGTCTTATCAATTTCGAATTTGGCGTCTTTCGATATTTCAGCTTTATGAACCCAATGCTTATAATCTTCAACTTCTCTTCTTATTTTTTCAAAAATAGAAATGTTTCTTTTATTTAATATATCTCGGTTAATATAAATATCAGGGATATAAGAAATTTTGTTATCATCACTATCATAAATTTTATGAGTTTTATTATTTGGATAAACGGCTATTGCATATTTTGTATCATTACTAATTAAATAAATTAAGATTATACTCTCATTTGTATATTTCTTCCAATACTCATCGGTTTTTTGATATGCAGTACACCATTTTCCCTCGATACCCCCTACATATTTGGAGGCAATAAATTTTGAAGCCTCATAATTTAAAGGAATATATGCCTCTACATTATTTGGAAGTTCTTTTAATTGAACATAATCCTCGCCTTCCTTTAATCCCCGTATTCCTTTTGTTTTGACAGATTTTTTTCTCTGAGTTTTAGATTCAATCCCTAGAACATTTTTAAAATCATCATAAGTTAAAGTTTTCCATTTGTTCCAATCAATCCTGTTTTCATAATTTGGATGTTTGTTGAAAAAGTTTATTAGCTCTTCCTTCTGCTCACTAGTCAAATTGGGCATCTTTCTTATAATATGATCTTTTTTTTCAAGTAAGTTTAAATTTTTAAATATTCTAATCATCTTTTATTCTCCCTTTTTACGCCATAAATATTATTATCTTTTGTAATAACTCAAACTCCATTCACATTCGTATGGGTTCTTATCGCTATATTTATATTTTTTTGTTTTCAGGTTCCATATCTTTCCACCTTCCCACACTCCACTTTCCCAAATTCCATCTTTCCAAACTCCACCTTCCCAGACTCCATATTTCCAAGTTCCATCTTCCCAAGTTCCGTCTTCCCAAGTTCCATCTTTCCAAACCCCCTCCAGCCAAGTCCCATCTTCCCAAGTTCCGTTTTCCCAGAAGCCATCTTCCCAAGTTCCGTCTTCCCAAGTACCCTTTTCCCAAGTCCCCCCTTTCCAAGTTCCATCTTTCCAAGTTCCAAATTCCCAGATCCCATCTTTCCAAATCCCGCCATACCAAATTCCTTTTTCCCAGGTTCCGTCTTTCCAGGTTCCCTTTTCCCAAGTCCCCTCTTTCCAAGTTCCGTCTTCCCAAGTTCCATCTGTCCAATAACCATCAAGCCAAACTCCATTAACCCAAGTTCCCCTTTCCCATACTCCATCTATCCAAATTCCTTTATACCAAATTACTTGATTTGTCTTATCAATTTCAAATCTAGCGCCTTTTAATATTTTAACTTTATAAATCCAATGCTTGTAGTCTTCAACTTCTCTTCTTATTTTTTCAAAAATAAAAATATTTCTTTTATTTAATATATCTCGTTTAATATCAATACCGGGAATATAAGAAATTTTGTTATCCTTACTATCATAAATTTCATAAGTTCTATTATCTAGATAAACGGATATTGCATATTTTGTATTATTACCAATCAAATAAATTAAGATTATACTCTTACTTGTATATTTTTCCCAATATTCCTTACTTTTTCGATATGCTGTGCACCATTTTCCTTTGATGCCTCCTACATATTTAGAGGCAATAAATTTTGATGCCTCATAGTTTAAAGGAATGTATCCTTGCATATCGTCAGGCAACCCTTTCAGTTGAATATAATCCTTGCCCTCTTTTAATCCTTTTATTCCACTTATCTTAACAGATTTCTTTCTTTGAGTCTTTGATTCAATTCCTAGAATGTCTTTAAAATCTTCGTATGTTAAAGTTTTCCACTTATTCCAATCAATTCTATTTTCATAGTTAGGATGCCTACTAAAGAAATTTATCAGCTCTTCTTTTTGTTCACTAGTCAAATTGGGCATTTTTCTTATAATATGATCTTTCTTTTCGAGTAAATTTAAATTTTTGAATATTCTAACCATCTTTTATACCGCATATCTCTCTAATCTATTTTTTATTATAACTTAAACTCTATAAGTTTTTTCTTAAAATTCAAAAATTGTAATCATTTTTCTAACCAAGCATCATCTTAATCTATCTTTTCATATCTTAGTACTAAATGATCGTATTTTTTAGCCCCTCTATTTCTTTAAATTCTTGTATATCAAGTATAAAGCCATCAAATAGCTCCACCGGTTCATCTTTTAAATTTTCTATATCAATAATAACATCTTCTTCATATAAATCTTCATTCTCATGTCGTGCATACCATAAATCTTGAGTTTTATTATATGCTATATAAAAATTGCTATAATCTATTCTAAATTCTTCTTCATTTATTATTTCCACAACACACCTCTTTTTAATATTGATATGGAAACTTTCTATAACTTAAACTCCATTCACATTCGTATGGGTTTTTATCGCTATATTCATATTTTCTTGTTTCTAGATTCCATATCTCCCCGCCTTTCCATGCTCCATCTTTCCAATTTCCATCTTTCCAAATTCCCATTACCCAAATCCCATCATTCCAAACCCCACCTTTCCAAGTTCCAAATTTCCAAGTTCCATTTTTCCAAATTCCGTCTTCCCAAGTTCCGTTTTTCCAAGTTCCATTTTCCCAAGTTCCAGTTTGCCAGGTTCCGTTTTCCCAAATCCCATCCTTCCAAGTTCCGTTTTTCCAAGTTCCGTTTTTCCAAGTTCCACTTAACCAAATTATTTGTGTAGGCCCATCAAATTTAAATTTAGCCTCCTTTAATATTTCAGCTTTGGTAATCCAATGCTCAAAACCGATTTCTTTTTCAGAAATAATAAATTTTGACGCTTTATAATCTAAGGGGGTGTATTCTTGCACATTATTAGGGGCTTTCTTCAATTGAATATAATCATCACCCCTCTTTAATTCTTTTATTCCGCTTATTTTAACAAATTCCCTTCCTTGAATTCTGGGATCAATTTTAAGAATATTCTTAAAATCTTCATATATTAAAGTTTCCCACTCGTTCCAATCAATTCCATTCTCGTAATTTGGACACTTATTAAAAAAATTTATTATTTCTTCCTTCTGTTCACTAGTTAAATTGGGCATTTTTCTTATAATGTGATCTTTTTTTTCAAGAAGGTTCAAATTTTTAAATATTTTGATCATGCCCCTCAACCCCCCATTTTTATAATATAAGTATTATTATTTCTTGTAATAGCTTAAACCCCATTCACAATCATAGGGGTTTTTGTTACTATACTGATATTTTTTTGTTTGAGGGTTCCATATCTTTCCACCTTTCCACACTCCGTCTTTCCAGATTCCATCCTTCCAAGTTCCATCTTTCCAAGTTCCATCTTTCCAGATTCCATTTTCCCAAAACCCATCCTCCCATGTCCCATCTTCCCAAGTTCCATTTTCCCAAACTCCATTTTTCCAAATTCCCTCTTTCCAAACCCCCTTCAACCAAGTTCCATCTTTCCAAATTCCGTCTTTCCAAACCCCATTTTCCCAGATTCCATATTCCCAAGTACCATTTTCCCAGGTTCCATTCTCCCAAGTTCCATCTGTCCAATAACCATCAAGCCAAGTTCCATCTTTCCAGGTTCCACTTTCCCATACCTCATCTATCCAAGTCCCTTCATACCAAAATACCCGATTCGTCTTATCAATTTCAAATCTAGCGTCTTTTGATATTTTAACTTTATAAATCCAATGCTTGTAGTCTTCAACTTCTCTTTTTATTTTTTCAAAAATAGAAATATTTTTTTTATTTAATATATCTCGTTTAATATCAATACCGGGAATATAAGAAATTTTGTTATCATTTTTATCATAAACTTCATAAGTTCTATTGTCAGGATAAACGGCTATTGCATATTTTTCATTGTCTTTGATTAAATATATAAAAATTATCCTATCACTTTTATATTCTTCCCAATATTCCCTAGTTTTTTGGTATGCTGTACACCATTTCCCCTCGATACCCCCTACATATCTAGAAGCAATAAATTTTGAAGCCTCGTAATTCAAAGGGATATATCCTTGCGTATCGTCAGGCAAATTCTTCAATTGAATATAATCCTCGCCCTCTTTTAATCCTTTTATTCCACTTATCTTAACGGATTTTTTCCTTTGAGTCTTAGATTCAATCCCTAGAATGTCTTTAAAATCTTCGTATGTTAAAGTTTTCCACTTATTCCAATCAATTCTGTTCTCGTAATTTGGGTGTTTATTGAAAAAATTTATTAGCTCCTCCTTCTGTTCACTAGTCAAATTAGGTATTTTTCTTATAATGTGATCTTTTTTTTCAAGAAGGTTCAGATTTTTAAATATTTTAATCACGTTTTACTCCCCCATATTATTATCTTTTGTAATAACTTAAGCTCCATTCACATTCGTTTGGGTTCTTATCGCTATATTGATATTTTCCTGTTTCTGGATTCCATATCCTTCCACCTTTCCATACTCCCTTTTCCCAATTTCCATCGTCCCAATCCCCACCTTCCCAGACTCCATCTTTCCAGGTTCCATATTCCCAAGTTCCAGACTCCCAGGTTCCATTAATCCAAGTCCCAAGTTCCCAGATTCCAAGCTTCCAGGTTCCATCTTTCCAAGTTCCGCTTTCCCAGGCTCCATTTTTCCAGGTTCCGCTTTTCCAGACTCCATCTTTCCAAGTTCCACTTTCCCAAACTCCATTTTTCCAGGTTCCATATTTCCAAGTTCCATCTTTCCAAGTTCCATGTTCCCAAATTCCATCTTTCCAAGTCCCGCCATACCAAATTCCTTTTTCCCAGGTTCCGTCTTCCCAAGTTCCTTTTTCCCAAGTTCCCCCTCTCCAAATTCCATTCTTCCAAGCTCCTTTTGCCCAATAACCATCAAACCAAATCCCATTAATCCAAGTTCCCCTTTCCCATACCCCATCTACCCAAGTCCCTTTGTACCAAATTACTTGATTTGTTTTATCAATTTCGAATCTAGCGTCTCTTGATATTTCAGCTTTATGAATCCAATGCTTATAGTCTTCAACTTCTCTTCTTATTTTTTCAAAAATAGAAATGTTTCTTTTATTTAATATATCTCGGTTAATATCAATACCGGGAATATAAGAAATTTTGTTGTCATCACTATCATAAATTTTATGAGTTTTATTATTTGGATAAACGGCTATTGCATATTTTGTATTATTATTAATCAAATAAATTAAGATTATATTCTCACTTGTATATTTTTCCCAATATTCCCTAGTTTTTTGATATGCTGTACACCATCTCCCCTCGATACCCCCTACATATCTAGAAGCAATAAATTTTGAAGCCTCGTAATTTAGAGGTATGTATCCTTGCGTATCATCGGGCAACCCTTTCAGTTGAATATAATCCTCACCCTCTTTTAGTCCTTTTATTCCACTTATCTTAACGGATTTTTTTTTCTGAGTCTTTGATTCAATTTCAAGAATACCCTTAAAATCTTCGTATGTTAAAGTCCTCCACCTGTTCCAATCAATTCTATTTTCGTAATTTGGGTGTTTATCGAAAAAGTTTATCAGCTCCTCCTTCTGCTCATTAGTCAAATTAGGTATTTTTCTTATAATATGATCTTTTTTTTCAAGTAAGTTTAAATTTTTAAATATTTTGATCATGCCCCTCAACCACCATCTTTATAATATAAATACTATTGTTCTTTGTAATAACTTAAGCTCCATTCACAATCATAGGGGTTTTTGTCACTATATTGATATTTTTCTATTTGAGGATCCCATATTTTTCCACCTTTCCATACTCCATCTTTCCAGATTCCGTCTTTCCATTCCCCATCAATCCAAGTTCCATCTTTCCAAGTTCCGTTTTTCCAAATTCCGTTATACCAAGTTCCAAATTCCCAAGTTCCATTAATCCACGTCCCCTTAATCCAAGATCCATCCTTCCAAATTCCACTTTCCCAGGTTCCTCCACCCCAAATTCCATTTTTCCATATTCCGTCTTCCCATATCCCTTTTGTCCATCCCCCTTTGTTCCAAATTCCACTTTTCCATGTTCCATCCTCCCAAGTTCCATCTTTCCAAGTTCCGTCTTTCCAAATTCCATCTTCCCATAATCCCATTATCCAATTTCCATTTTCCCATATTCCATCTTCCCAAGTTCCAAACTTCCAAGTTCCACTCTTCCAAGTTCCACTCTTCCAAGAACCATCTTCCCAAGTTCCATTTTTCCAAATTCCATTTTTCCAAATTCCGTTATACCAAGTCCCTTTATACCACGCCCCATCTAACCAAACTATTTGCCTAAATTCGCCATATTCAAACTTAGCATCCTTTGATATTTCAGCTTTGGTAATCCAATGTTCAAAACCGATTTCTTTTCTTACTTTTTCAAAAAGAGAAACATTTCGATCATTTAATATATCTGATTTAATATTAATGCCTTCTATAAAAGAAATTTTATCGTCATCTTTATTATAAATTTCATAAGTTTTATTGTCGAGATAAACAGCTATTGCATATTTTTCATTGTCTTTGATTAAATATATAAAAATTACCCCGTAGCTTTTATATTCTTCCCAATATTTATCGGTTTTTTGATATGCAGTACACCATTTTCCTTCAATGCCTCCTACATATCTAGAAGCAATAAATTTTGATGCCTCGTAATTCAAAGGAATATATCCTTGTATATCGTCGGGCAAATTCTTCAATTGAATATAATCCTTACCCTCTTTTAGTCCTTTTATTCCTCTTGTCTTAACGGATTTCTTCCTTTGAGTTTTGGATTCAATTTCAAGAATGTCTTTAAAATCTTCGTATGTTAAAGTTCTCCACTTATTCCAATCGACCCTATTTTCATAATTTGGGTGTCTATTGAAAAAGTTTATTAGTTCTTCCTTCTGCTCACTAGTCAAATTGGGCATTTTTCTTATAATGTGATCTTTCTTTTCAAGAAGGTTCAGGTTTTTAAATATTTTAATCACGTTTTACTCTCCCTCCTTATGTCATAAATATTATTATCTTTTATAATAACTCAAGCTCCATTCGCAATCATAAGGGTTTTTGTCACTATACTGATATTTTTTTGTTTGAGGGTTCCATATCTTTCCACCTTTCCACACCCCACTTTCCCAAATTCCATCTTTCCAATCTCCATTTTCCCAAGTTCCATACTCCCAAATCCCATTTTCCCAGGTACCTTTTTTCCAAACTCCTTTTTCCCATTGCCCGCCTTCCCAAGCTCCGTCTTCCCAAATCCCATCTTTCCAGATTCCTTTTTTCCAGGTTCCGTCTTTTCAGACTCCATTTCTCCAAGTTCCATTTTTCCAGGTTCCATATTTCTTCATTTCTGGTCGCTCTTGTGACTCAAGTTCATAAGTAGCATAAAATCCTCTTCCATATTTATCTCCTGTACCAGGTTTAAATCCACTTGTAAAAACTTTATTTACTAAATCTGAAACGCTAGTTCTATGGAAAACTATTGCCATATTTCCATAAATCTTTTCTTTAAAATTTATAATCTTAATCATCTTTTAAGATCCCTCTTCTCATAAGTTGGTCAATTACATTTAATTGATGTTTATCGAAAAAAACAATAGCGTTAGGATTTGTAATTGAAGAAGGTACGTTACCATAATATTGTCTTCCAAATAGATGGCCATGAGTGTAATATGCCCAAGCTTGTCTAAAACAAAAATCCCCCATAATTCCATTTACTCTACTATTATAATCGCCTACATCAAGATACGGTGCACTTCTTTTATGTCTTTCTACAAGTCTCTTATATTCTTGTTGATTACCTCTAGCCCTTCTTCTAAATTTTTCCCTTGTTTCAGGATATAAACTTTTTATTTGCGATTGTGGCGGTCTAGCATTCCACTTTTTTCCACTGCCAACTCTACCCACCCATTTCTTAGTATTTAAGCTCAATCTATCCGTTTCGAATATTACATCATAATAATGAGCTACACTTCTTTGATAGCGTCTACGTCTACCTCTGCTATCTGTTCTAGTAAAATAAGGATAATACTGTGGCCATGATTTGCTTTCAATAACATATTTCGTATATACTCTCGGGCCTCCAGGAATATCATGTCGTTGTACTTCTTTCACTTCTTTTATAACAATACGTTTTACTACATCACGTTCTTTATATGTAAATCTATTTGGATAATATTTATCTGTAATTTGAAGTACTTCTTTAATAGTATAATCTCCCATATCAACTAACTTTTTTCTCTAATTTTAATAATTTAAAATTACTCTGTTTGTCTTAACTTCAAGTATTCTTATCACACTATCCTCTCAAAATAACAACCTTGCTATATTGTTTAAATTTTTCTATAATTTGTTCTTCTAAATCTTCACTCCTGCTTATCATATCATCTCCAGTAAGCTCAGTCGGTAAATCACCGGTTCCTTGATTTAATAATCTTCCAAAATATCCAAGTACATAAGATTGACAAAGTTTGATAACATCTTCTTCAAATTTGAATTGTACACCGCTCCAATCATTTGCCCATTTAGCCCAGGTAATAGATATTTTTCCGATAGCATTCGTATACCCCTTCACTTTTCTATTTGTATAATCTACCCATTGTTTTAAAGCTTTAACATTTTGAATTCTTGCTCTGCTATACGCCTGTTCAGCGTAATAAACTTGAGTATACCCGTAATCGTTTCCTGTATTCCATTTATTACGAGTTTGCCCTTTTATTCTGATATTAAATTGGTCAAGAAGCGGATTACCCGTTCTACCCGCTCCTCCAACTCCTTGCCATACAAGACGAATATCAACTACCCCAAAGGTTTGTTCATCTGGAAAATCTATTTCAAAAGAAGCAGAAGTGCTATAATCCTCTCTCTCAAGTATTGGAAACCATTTATAGTAAACATTTTTTAAAGGGGGGAGAATAAGTAAGTCTAAAATCTGATCTTTAGTAAGCCCCATATCCGATTCACTTATAATCGGATACCCAATACAAGTTAAAATTCTTTCATAAATATTATCGGGAATTGAAAGTATGGCCATATTTAACAAACTCCTTTACTATATTAGTATTAAAGGAGTTATTTTTTACTGTTATATTTAATTATCCACTCTTCTATTTTGTTAGCGGTGAGTTTACCATCTATATTCACATTAACAAGTATATTTTTCTTAATATCTACATAAACCAGCCGCCCATTTCTAGAGTCCTTAAATACTCTTCCATCTATATAATAATATAGATATTTACCATCTAATGTGAAAGGTCTATGCCGGCGTATTGATTCAAGTATTTGTTTCATTTCATCATTTCGAATTTTTGTTCCTCTCTCTTTTACTGTTTCACAACACCACTCAATCGCTTTCACAAACTTTCCTTTTTTTAATTCTTTAATAACTTTTTTATCACTTTGAAAGAATTTAAACTGTTTCTTTAATTTTCCAATACTTAAATCGGTGTAAAATCTATCACCTTTATAAGTTTGAATCCATGTGAGTGATTCAAACCGTTTAAAATCTCCGTCTTTTTTATATACTCTCTTTACTTCTGTTCCAAACCATTTAACTCGATCGGGATTTATATTTTTGATTTTATTATCTTTATCTTTTATCGGTATCATTTTTAATATATCCTTTCTTTAATTTATATTTTCTTACATTCATTATAAATATGAGAGTTAATAATATATGATATACTATAATATAAATTTTAAATCGTTATATAAATTTTCTTCGTTAAGCCATTCTTTTTTATTCTTCATTTTATTAGCTCCTTATATTAATATAAGAAATTTTTCTTAAAAATTTAAAAAAAATAAAAAAAAAGCCTGTCCAATCGAATGAACAGGCTTTATTAAGGAGTGCCCAAATAAGCTTTAAACTTTTATAAATTTTGAAGTTGAACTCTAGTTAGATACTTAGGATTAATAGCTTTCCAATCTCCATAATGGAAAAGACCGGTTTCGCTATATCCTTCCTTATATTCTAAAACCTGTGTCTGGTACAACGGTATCAGTGTTCCGAAGATTATACTGTAGTCCCCACCATCAGCATTTGGATTCCTCCAAACACCAAGCATTTCATTGGTAGGAATAACATCTGTAGGTGCTTGATAAACCGGCTTCCCCATCCATGTACCTACTCTATAAATACCTATTTCAGGTTGTGCACCATCAGAGGTATACTGATCGTGTAAAGTCAGGAATGCCGATGCATCATTTCCAACTACCCATGCACTAATCCCACCGCGCTGTAATTCAGAATAAATCTGGTTAGCAGCTTGTTTTGCAACTTTAGTAAGAGACTGCGCATGAGCTTTTTCGCTATCTGCACCTCCAGTTGCCCAATCAGCATTAAATGTAGTTATAGCATTCTGCTCGCTGTACCTATATCCGAACTTAACAGCCATAAAGTCCAATGTTTTCTTCAATTCGTCACCAGCCCCTGCTATCAACGCCTCTTCAGCATCGATATCAAGAGTAGTTCCAAGAAGAAGCTCTGCCATCTTAGTCCAGCTTACGTATAAAGGATAAGGATGCGCTCTAAACTGATAATCAGTTAACTGAAGCTCAACAGATTTAATATAATCCCTTCCATTAGTCTCATCTTCTGTATCAGTTCTGTAGTACACCTTGATCTCCTCACCGCCTGTAATAGCAGAAGGGGTAAAGTTCAACGTAATTGCTCCGGTGGAATAGGTAATACTATTTGTAAGTGCAGGATTAAGTCCGCTTCCAGTTATATTCCCGCTACCATCATCAGAACCAACTGGCTTATCGTCTATCATTACGATAACGGTATAAGGACGTACAGGATAACCGCTAAGAGTAGCGCTATAATCAGTATCGGAGTCTTCCGCAGAAGGGTCAATTATCTGCTCCTGAGCTTCATTTGCATATCTCCAAGCGCTAGACTCGTGAGTTACAGTACCAGCGGTAGCACCTCTTGCAGTTGAAGAATATACCGGTCTAAGGTAATAAATCGAATCACGAGCAGTAATCATAGGATAATCAAAAAAGATCTCTCCACGTATACTGTTCGGATATCCAAGACGTACAATTCTTAGTACGTTTTCAGGAGTTGTTTGAAAGTCATTACTGATTTGAGTCTCAGTAAGAGCTTTAAGGTGATTCTCCTGATTCTCAAGAATAATGGCTAAGTTACGGGCTTTCTCTGGATTTGTATCCATAAGCTTGTCCATATTCTTGCCTATATCTGCTTTTTTCTGCCATTTCTCAAAGAGCCTATCTGCATGCCTTTTCCTTTCAGAAAGTGCTACAGTTCGCTCCTCCCGGAGAAAGGCTTCCTTCATTTGCCTACGCATAATAATTTCTCCTCTTCTTTCTTTTTTTGAGATTTTTAATTTTTACTTTGAACGTTTATTTGAAAGAAACAGTTCTATATTTTCTTTTATTTTTAAAAGAAAATAGTTAAGTGAAGAATTATTTTTAATCCTCCACATTATATTAGTAACAATTTTCTAAAAAGTTTTTTTTTATAATTTTATAAATTTACAAGAGTATAAGGAACATTTGTTCCATCGTCAAAATAAATATATTCGTCAGTCAATTCAATAACATCATCTGCTGACAAGACAACACTCGAATCATCTTCACTTGAAATTGTATTAAGAGAAAGTTCTATATCTCCATATTTATCTACTTCAACAGGCCAGAGCCAAGAATGCCCGGCATAATCAAATGATATGTAATCTCCCCTAATTGATTCTTTAACCGATCTGTTATTATTATTTCTTTTTTCACTAACTAGTTCAAATTCAGGTGCTTGAAGTTTCAATCCACTAACTACCGAATCAAGGACTTTTTTTACTACATCAGCGGTAATTTTTCCCCCACTTGGACAATTAAATATTTCAATATTCCCCGATACAAACTGACCCCCATCGTCATTTTCATATACACTAAGTGTTCCTTTGGTGCAATCATTTGTAATAGAAATACTTTGTTCTACCCCCTCATGAAGTACTTCTATTTTATCCCCTTTCGTGAGAATGATATCAGTATCAGGAATACGAACCGGTTTATCAATTTCGATAATTATAGATTTTCTTTTAGCTTTAAAAGTATCATGTGTGCCGTTTTTTCTTTTTATTGCTTTCATTTATCTCCCTCCTTTTTATTCAGCACTTGACCGTCTTTGAGCTATTACATGAATCATATATCCAGCAGTTAATGTAAATGTAGAATCACCATTAGCAATCTTAACCTGCCCCACGTCAGGGTAAGATATTTCAGCATCGCCAAGATCAACTACTGGAGCACTTTGATTAGGATCGCTTGTTCCGGGATTTGTTACCATAAACACAGCAGCTAAGTTATAATCTGTCTGAAAATCAAATATAATTTCGCCACTCGCTGCATCGGCAGCAGTTACCGTATGGACATATCCCATTGAAACACCGTTTGTTACAGAAGTTGTTACCATACTCATACTTTTATTCTCCTTCTTTTATTCTCTTCTCTATATATTGTATTAGTAAATAAAAATTAAAAGTATAATTTTTTCGTTTCATTTTTTATAATTTAATTTCTCTAATTATTCAAGTGCATCTAGCACTTCTTCAAAGTCTATATATGCCACTACACTTCCTCTAAAAAGAATAGCCCATTCTTTTCTACTGTTTCGAATTTCCTCTTCTGTAAAGTCTCTAAAAATTTCTTCTAAAACGTCTCCCAGATCTCCATAATAATCTAAAGATTTTTTACCTTCTATCCACACTCTTGATTTAAAATCATGGAAATCTGATACTTCATTCAAAACTTTTTTAAGTCGGCTTTTCTTCTTTTTTGCCCTGATTCTTTTGTCTTCATATATTTTATTCTTAATAAGAATCTTTTCTACATCGCTCGGCTTCATCAATAAAAGTCTGGCAGTAGCTATAATAGCATCTTCCCGTTCTAAATCTTCATATTCTTTGTAATCATAGTATGCATCAATTACTTCCTGCTCAAAATCAATCTTATCTTTTTCTTTCATTTTTATCTCCATGCTTATACCCACCCCTCTCTTATTGTAAGTCTCGTTTTTCTATTTTTTAATTGCTTATCTTCCTCTTCAATATTGCTCATTCTCAACCTTTTAATCGAATTTGGATTAGGAATATCCTCTACCAAATCTTTTAAATTAAGATACTTTTTCTGTGCTTCAAAAAGGGTACCACATCCAAGAATTTCTTCTTTAATTTTTTCCACATTAGGATTTTCAAGCAAGAGATCCTCATAATAATCTCTTACCTGTTTATTATCTCTTACAAAACGATAGTCAGCTTCTCTGTTACTTTTTCTTACAAATGAAGATTCTTTTTTCTTATCTTTATCTTCCTCTCTTTCCTCATCTTCTTCATCCTCGTCTTCTTTTTCATCTCCGTTTACTTCTTTCACACGATTACGATTCATCGTTTCCTGCATATAAAATCTTATTCTTTTCTTCAATCTTCTATTTTCCTCAAGTAATTCTTCCAATTTCTCCTCTTTACCTTTTAAATATACCGCCAATTCTTGATACTCCTCAGCAGAAACCATTCCGTTCTTCTCTGCTATTGCCATTTCATACATTTCTTTAATTTTTGATTCTCTTGTTTTCATATCATCAAGAAGCTGTGTTGCCATTTCATACTGTTCTTGAAGATCTGATTTTTCCTTTTCAAGGGTTTCTACTTTCTCTTCTAATTCTTTATGAGTTTTTTCGGAGTTCTCTTTAAGTTCATCAACTTCCTTTCCTTTATCTGCTAACTCATATAATTCCTGTTGAATTTCTTCAATTTTTTCAGCCGCTTTCTTTACATAATCTTCACCAAATTCTGAATCACCACAATAGTCAATAACCTCTTTATAAACTTCGAGTTTCTCTTGAAGTGATTCCTTGTTTTCAGCTTCTTTAAAAAGGTTTCTTACTCCTAATCTAAGATTCTTTTCTTCTAAGCTCTTAGTTTTAGAAGTTTCTTTATTTTCAGTACTCATATTTTTATTCTCCTTTTTACCTTTTTCTTCTTTTTCTATTATTATATTAGTATTAGAATTTGAAAAACTTTCCTTATTTTTTTCTGATCCGATAGCATTTTCTTTTCCAGCATATACTCCATAAGAAGGCATCTCTACCCAATCGCAAAATCTTTCAATTTCAAATCCCTCAAGTTGTACTCTCCCCTCACTATCAACATCTCCATACGCACTAGAACTAAGTCCAATATTTCCCCCCGCTTCGATAATCTCGTTAGCCAACTCCCCGTTATCTCCTACCAGATATGCATCTACATACAAAATATTTTCTTTGATATGCGGATTCCGCTCTACTGCAAAAGTATAAGTAACATCAGCTTCATTTTCAGGATGATTAGCTAACCCTAAGGTAACGGGATTTTCTTTTATAAGCTTCTCGGCTAGTTCTTTACTGTAGATACGTTCATTAAGATTCTTTTCTCCTAACCGCCACACCGGCAATTCATAGGCCGCCCTACACTTATATTCTTTACCATCTTTTTCTATAATTTTAGTGGACTCGGTTAAGGGAATCTTTTTTAAATTAGATCCATTAACTACATAACTTTCAACCAGCTTTTGTCGTGTTTCCATTGTATATTTAATCCTCTCACTAATTTGTTTTTTATCAAAACAACTCCTTTAAAAGGGGAAAACTATCTATTTTTATCAAGAATTCTTATTTTATCACCTTTTTCAAGGATGATAATCTCATCTCCTTGATCAATTTCTATATTTTCTTGAATTTCAATAATTGTATTTCTCTTTCTTCTTACTTTTTCTCTTTCATTCACTAGGTACCAGGCATAAAATGTAGCGTCAGCATAAGATATCTCAGGATTTTCTCTAAGAACAAGTTCATGCACATGACCGCTATCTCCACAATAGACAATCGCTTTGGTTTTTTCTTTATTCGCCCATTTAGCAGAGGCATTTACAAATCTATGCATAGGGCGATATCTCCGAAACCATTTCACGGTAGCATCAGCAAGCTCATCTAATGAAGCGAATTCATTTGTACTTACTAAGTAATCTTGTTCTCTCATATTTCAACTCCTAAAAATGTTTTTTCTCTATTAAATACTTTATATATTATATTAGTATAAAGATTTAAAAATTATTCCTTATTAATACCATATTTTTCCTTTAATTTTTTAGGATCAATTGATAAAAGTTCCAATTGTAATCTATGATCGGGGTTCATATTATAAGAGCTATAATGATGCCTGTCGTTACTAATGTTTTCATATATTCTTGTATTTTTTCTAGCTTTATTCCAGCATTCACGTATTGTTTTCGGAGTCAAACGTTCCTGTATCTTATTCCTATTTGCAAATTTTTTACTTTCAAACATATAGTCTTTAGACTCCTCTCCTTCATCAGGCTTTTGCTGTTGCATTTTTATTGTATCGTCAATCCATTTTATTATATCATCATCATTCAGAAATGAAATTTGTGAAAACACTGCTTTTACAACATCGGGAGGCAGCGCCTCTCCTCGTTCAAGACCTATTGCATCCCCTATGTTATCTAGTACGTCCTTGGCAAGTCTAAGCGTATCACTCTTCATCCTTAATCTATCACTACTCTCCTCAACTTCAGGAAACGGCATACTTAATTCAAAAGGCGTATCATAATCAAAATCATTACTAATTACAAATTGTAAACGGATTAATTGTGAAATTTGTTCCAGAATAACTGTTTGGATCTTAAACACTGAACGTGCAAATGGTTTATGTTGTCGTAATAAAGCCTGACCACTTGTACCAAAGCTCGCCCTATCTACTATTAGATACCCCTTGGGAATATCCGTACCCATGATAAGATCATCTCGCAGCATTTCAATATCTGCAATAGCATCAAGATCCATTCTGCTTTCAATATTATCCATATTTAAAAGGCCTTGAGGAAGCCACACTTCACCACCCATAGCGAACTGTTCTTTATCAGTTTCACTATAACCAAGGTTGTGATACTCACTTTTAGCTTCATCAACAACCTCCCATATATCTCCTTGATCCATATTTTCATCTACTTTTACTTCAAATTTTTTGATTGGGAAATTATAAGGTCTTGCTAATGCCATAAGATTTTTCCCGGCTTGAAGTTGTCTATATGGGCCTAAACAATTAATCATAACAGGTCTACCGAAAGGAGCAAATTCATTCATAGTAGTAAACATTCTAAAATGGCTAACATTCCAAGGAGGCAAATAAACTTTATTTGATAACCAAAAACCAAATAGATAAGATTTAAAAAATTGAGAATAATCATTATTTTCTTTCGTATCTTGCAGCATTTTATAAATAATATTAAGACGAGTATCTTTTTGAATATGAATAAGAAACTTATTGTTTCTTCTCTGATCTTTTGCTACATTAGATGCATTAAATTCAATTCTATCTGATATATCCTCTACATTTACAGGAGTACTATCTGTATAACCGCTTCCTTTTCTATAATCAATTGAGTTTATCCAAAAGGAGTCGCCATATAATACCAAATTATGGGCCACGTCATACAATTTCTGCCCTTCTCTAACTCCCAACTTATCTAGAAAATCATATATATAATTTTTTACTTTTTTATCAGCCTCTACGCTTAATATTTCATCATTTACATCACTTTGTACAGTTTCATCGGCATAAAGATTAACAGCTTTTGAAAAAATAGTGTTATTATAATAAGCATAAGATAAAGCCGCATACCTTTCAAGTCTATTTTTAAGTGAAGATGAAGTTTCAAATGTATCCTTTAACCAATAATCATAAAGACGTAATATGTCGTCGGGGAACTTAACCGGTTTTATTTTCCCAGTTTTAACATCTCTATATCCTGGATGCACCCTTTTCTGATTGCCACTATTTGTCTTTACACTGGAAATATTAAATATACTTTTTAGCTTATCAATTATGCTATTATTTGCCATATTTCCTCTTTTTTTTACTAAATCTTAATACATACCATATTAGTAATTATCAAAAATATTGTTTCCTTCTACTCGGCCTTTTATCAAATTTTATCTCGTTATCTGTAGTCCCCCATTGAAATGGAATAATAATTTTATTATTCCCATATACTCTGTACATTGAATTTTTAGTTTTACACATAGGACATTGATAGCTCTTTGGTCTTTCCTCGTCCATGTGATAGTAAAGGTCTTCGTTTAATCCACATATTTTACATTTATAGCTATATGCTGTCTTTCCTACTTCAAAATCTCTACATACTTTCATAAATAACTTTTAATGCCTCCCCTCTTAATAGTTGCTATTTAATATACAAATTTACAGATGGACTTTTCGAGCTTCCCCAACATTCCAAATCCACCTTTAATTCATTATCTTTTGAAGTATCCGATAAATTTTTATAACTTCCCATTTCTTTTTCCTTAAAAAATTTACTTAAATTATCATATAAATTCCAGGCCTCTTTCTCTGTTAACTCTAATTCCACGTCTCTTATTTTTATGTCAATCATATAACACTCCTTAATTTTTTTTCTATTTCTTTACTTATTCCATAGTCCTGTATAAAGAAATCAAAATATTCCCTTATTGACGCTTTTTTTCCTGTTATATTAGTATTTTTATTATTGCTCCTGGACAAACTTTTATTATCTAGAACAATATTCTTTATATAAATGTAACTGTACTTCTGTTCAGCTTTTTCTTTTGATGGAGCATTAGTAACCGTCCATATCGAATATCGAGCTTCTATATTATCCGGCAATTTATTTGGGTATTCTACTTCATAATAGTCTAAAAATTTGGGAATTTCGATAAGTTCTTCCTCTCCTGTAAACATATCAATACAATTAAGCCTGCAATGTATTCCTTTTTCATCTGCTCTTGTAATTGTATTTACTCCAACATACTCATCATCAGGCACATGGATATGCCCCATTCTTTTTTTCCCTTTTAATTGGGAAATATCAATTTCAGTTCCGTAAAATTCTTTGTGAGCAAAATGTCCAAATATATAATCGTACTCTTTCTCTGGAAGACCTTCATACCACTCCCTCATAGTCATGTCATTATAATAACGACTTGGAATCCATGGAAGGAATAAAATATTAAGATTACCTAACTTCGATTCCTGTGGTTTAATAATAATTTCTACATTATCTATTCTATCAAGAGGTTTTATAGCATACGTCTCTTTTACTCTGTTATATTCATGTATACCATTTCCCGAGAGAATAAATACTTTAGAAAATCTTAACTTTTGTAAAAACCAATACGCTAAATCATACTCACGAGGAGTTGGATGATTACTATGAAACAAATCCCCAACATGAATTGCTATATTATCTTTATTATTAAAATCTTGCTGTATTACCCATTGAAAATAATCTTTTTTAGCGCTAAAGAAAGGCTCATCATATCGAATATGATCATCACCGAATATGATAATTTTATTTTTCATATTATTTTAACTCCTATCTTTCTTTTTTTCATTCACAATCTTCAATATTAGTTAAATCTCCAGTTTTTGGTCCAAAATCAAATCTTCTATTTTCTATGCGCAGACTATTGCCAGCAACTTCAAAATCGATATTCAACAATATAAATAATGCTTTAAGTTTTTCAAAATCGGTCTTTAATTTAATGATTGCGGTTATTTCATTTAACGTTCTTTTCATTTCTAGATACCCCCGTTTTATTTTTAATATTAATATATACATTTTATGATAATTTTTTATTATTGTTCATTTTTTTTATAAGTTTTTACCCATTTATGAATTTGATCTTTTCCAACTGAAACTATTTGAATTTTGCCATTCGTCTTTTCTATACATTCCTCTTCTAATGGAAAATAAACTCTGTCGCCATCCTCTAATAAATTTTCTAAATCCTTTTCAAATTGATCTATACATTCTTGTATTTTAAGCATATAGCGAACAAGATGTCGATATATTTCAGCTTTTGCTTCTTCTTCAGTTTTTTTATGCACCATAACAATTCGAATATACGTCTTTAATCTATTAAAAAGGTATCGATATGCAAGTCTAGAATATAAATTTTTAGGCGGATCATTTTCAAATTTTTTTATTCTATTTTTTTCTTCTTTTTTTTCCATGTTTTCTGATTTCCTTTTTAAAAAAAAATTAATCGTAAAGTCTAATCTTGAATTCTCCGGGTCGGACTTCAACTATTCGAGCTCCTGACATGTTTGCGATCTCTTCTTTCTTTTTTTCTAATTCTTCTCGAGTTATTTCTTTTTCATTAAGTTTCACCTTATCTCCCATTATATTTCCTCCTCATCCCATTCTAGGGAATTATAATTTATTACATAAGTAGGAATATTATACTGCTTTGCAGTATCAATCATATTGGCAGTGCCTTTACTTTTTTCATCCCAAAAACATATACAAATTCCAAGCCCTTTGTGCTCGTATATATTTCTGTATAAATACTTTGCCATTTCATTGTTGCGTAATATTCCCGCTCTTCTACCATATAAATCCCATTGTACTGGAAATTGTTTAATTTGATAATTTCTACTCTTTGCATACTGTACACTAAGACTGTCAACCCCTTTAGAAGATGTTCCTGACACTATTTCAACATAATTAAATCCTTTTGAAAAAACGTATATCTCAAATAAAACTTCATCAATTATATCCTCGAGAAATTTATAATCACTAAAATTTTTTGATCCTGTTACAATCGCCTTAAGCATAAAAACCACCTTTTACAATATATTAGTATGTGGTTCAATTTTTTATTTAAAAATTTAAATTTTTATATTTTTTAATTTACTCCATAATTTTCTTATCGTTTGTTCAATATCGTTAATATTATCAAAACTCCATCCTGTATTAGTTCTTAGAACAAAAAAAAGTCCCCCCTTAGAAATATCGCCATACTGACTTTCCACCTCCAATGTTAACTCCTCCATATCTGAAGTAGTTCCTAAAGTATTGCCGGCTTGAGTAAATCCTATCGCCACTTTTGTAAGTGCAGTATCTTTATCTTTATCCTCTAAACACACCATATTACTTCTCTACTTTTGGAGATGGAGGGCCTTGAACCCTCGTCCTAGTTAAAGTCGTCTTTTAAAGCACGGGGAGAGCATCGTATCTCTCCCCGTGTTATTTTAACAGTCGAACCAATTGCATCCCCAATTCTATTTAAATTCTAAATACCTTAGAAATATTTATGTAATTTCCTAATCGAGCCGCTACAGTATTACTCTTTCTTGTGGCAATATTAGTTACAATATTGTAAAATTCCCATGCGGTAATTTCATTTATTATATTGAATAGATTTTCTCTAAAATTTTCATTAAAGTCTTCAGCTTTAATTTTTTCTTTTAATAATTCAACACTGCCTTGTTTTTGAAGTTCTTTAAGAATTACTTTCTTAACTCCAGTTGAAATATACATATTGGCAATGACTGCATTAAGATATGGATTAAATTTTTCATGAGTAAGATTTTTATACAGCCCCGCTACTCTTTCAAATTTATCTAAGGACACTCTTATATCATCTCGAATAGATGAATTAAGAATATCGGAGGATCGTGCATTAATGTGAATTTTTTCAATTGTTTCCCCTGTTATTACTCCATTACTACACACAAATCGATAGGTGCCGAAGTATATATCAAGCGGGGGGCCTACGTAACTTGATTTTACTATAACAAGAGGGGAGATATCCTCACCATCTGGCGGTTCAATATTGTAATCAAAAAGATATTCTTGAAATAATGACCCATCATTTTTTACTACCGAATCTCGAAGTTTATATACTACTTCAGCGTTATCAAATTCAGCAGTAAGCCAATCCATAACATCCGGATATGGAATAGTGGGATGATTTTTTCTAATAATACCTAACTTCCTCCCCGTATCTTCCCTCCGTACTAGTTGAAATTTTGTTTCCTCATGTGGATTTTCTGTTACTAAATCCATACGTGAAATAGGAAACGCTATACTTTGTTTGACTTGATTAAGATCAAGTCCTTGTACAGAATTAAAATTATTCATTTTTACACTCCTTAAAAAGATTTTTCTTTAATTATAATATAAATTTTTTTTAAAAATTTTTTAACTAATATCTTCATTTCCCTCTCCTGAATTTTCTATCTCTTCTACATTATCTACAATTTTCATAAATCTATATGTTTCAGGTTCAAACAAATAGTTTATACGTCCTGTTGCCCCCATGTTCTGTTTTAAAATATCAATTTCCATTATATCTGGCATTATAGATGTATTAGGATCATTTGGAAGATATAAATTAGCAAAGTGCTTCTTTCTAAATATGCCCAATATTGTTCGTGATCTTTCATAAATAGCCCCCGAATTTTTTATTTCTTGTGATTGGGGTCTAAATCTTTCTAATTGATCTATGCTTGTAATATTAACTCTTTCATTCTGTCTTCTTCCCTGCACTACCCCCACTATATGAACATTATTTCTTCTTGCCATCTCATGTAATAAATTCATAGCATCTTCATATTTATCCGCTTTACTTTTACTTCCCTCGTTAAATTCTTTTAACATAGTTAACAAATCAATCGTTACGATTACATAATCAACTTTACTTTTAACTTTAAAATCCCGTATCAGTGATTCAATATTATGAATGTACAAAGAATCCTCTTCAATAAGCTCAAAAAATTGCGAATCTTTAAATCTTTCTTTTAACTCTCTTACCTGTTGAATAATTGAATGATTTACCTCTTCAATGTTATCTCTACTATATATTTGTGGGTATAGTTCTTTTACAGGAATATTTAATATTTGTGCAACTAATCTATCCATAGTAGATTCGTACGTCATTTCAAGAGTGAAATACATACTAGGAATCATCTTATGCATCTGTCTATTTACAAGAAATAAGGCAAAAGCACTTTTACCCACTCCGCTAGGGCCAAATATTGTTGTTATTCTTCCTGGTTGGAATTTTTCTAATAGCATGCTATCTAAATAACTATCGCCTGTACTATAATCAAATACAGTATCCTGCCTTGAATACAAAGTTAATTCATAATCACTAAACATACGATCAGGAGTATACAACTTTGTTTCTTTCTTATTTAATTCATAAAGTTCTTCTTGTATACTTTGAACAAGTTCGGTTATTTCGCCAATTGAAACCTCTGCTTTAGAGCTTTCTTTAAGCATACTAGGAATTATTTGTTTTATAACATTAAACTTAAATCGTTGCTCTTTTAAATCTTTAAGGTATTTTTGAAAATTTGACTCATCTTTTTCAACATTAAGATCAAATAAACTATCAATAATAGTTTCTTGTATTGATTTATTTTTTTTGCTTAAATCAATTAAAATATTTCTTTTATTAATTGGTAAATCCCGAATATAAAGATTCTTAAATGTTTTAAATAACTCAGCCCCTTCTTCGGATAAAAAAAACTTACTATCAATATCAAAAATATATCTAGGATTTTCAATACAACACGATAATATATTTTGTTCAAGATAAACAATACTTTTTTCGTTCATATTATTCCCATAACTTTAATGTTCCAAAATCATCTTTAATTCCATAATAATCTTCAAAAAGAAAAACTGACTTAATCGGTTTCGTTTTTCTTTCGATCAAACTTTGAATATCCTCGTTAAATCCATTCTTAGATATATTCTCTATTGCATCATTTGATATAATAATAGTTGCTTTATTTAATTGATCTATTCTTCTACGAAGGAAATTATCTAAGAACGGAATTTGATATCCACTTTTATAAATGGTAACTTTATCCCTACCAAAAGCTCTGTCTATAATAAGACAATCACAATCATAGTATTTATCTTCCAAATCAAGTTCACTAAAAGTATTTTCTTGCAATTCTTTTATTAAATCATTTAAAAAAGTAAAATAAACACTTACGCCTTTCTCTATCAACTCTTTTGCTATCCAATTAGCAACTGTTGTTTTTTGAGTTCCAACTTTTCCGTATATATACAGAGTTTTATCATAAAAAGTGTCCTTAAATTCCCTTATAAATTTTTTCAATTTTGGTATATTACCTTGTTTATCAGGCCCGATATAATCGTTATCTATATCATATTTCAAGAGAAATTGAGAAGGAAATATATTGGCTTTTTCTAATTTCTGTAACAGATTTATTTGATACTGATATTTCTGTAAACATGAGCAAATTGTAACTACAGGTTCATTAAATGAATTTGTACTATATATGTATCCGTTATCACACTTTACACAAGGTCTAAATTTCGGTAGTTTCATTTTTCAAAAGTATCTCTTTTTCTTTAAAAATTTTTAATTATTACTCCTTGTTTAGATATTCGCCTAATGTAGAGTAAATCTTCCTTTTAAGAATTTTTTCTGCATCAACCGAAATACCATCTTCTATTTGGCCGATGTTACGGAGAAGAAAATCATCTACACTAAAGATACATTTTACTACAGCTTCTGCTTTCCCATCTATTACTTTATCACCTTTATATTCTAAATGACAATTTCCAATAAATGGGATATAAGTATCATCATTATTAAGATAGTTTAAAACAATAAGAATCGATAACGATTCCAATACACTAATTACATCATCTTTTTTAACTCCCGATATTAAATGTATTCTTTCTAATATTTCTTTACCTTCTTTATTTACTTTCATAACTCTCCCGTATATAAAATATAAATTTTTTTATAAAAAAATTTAATTATCAGAGTAAATATAATTAAACTTCTTACGTAACTCTTCTAATATAGGCATATCAACTACATCTTCATCATTTTGATCACTTTGTAAAGATTGTTCATCTCTCCAAGTGTATTGTGGAATAGAATTTTCAAGTTCTGCTATAAGAGTATAAGCACTACCAACAAAACTGTCACTTGCATCTTTTGCATTTATTCCCATTAATGATCTGTTCCAATCACCGTTATCTTCATACACCATTCGACCATTAGTATGATCTATTTTTGTTCTCCCCCTTTCATTTTTTACTTCAACAAGTGAAAGTAAATTATTCTTAAGAATAACATTTCTTCCAATTCTGATTCTATTATTATATATCCAACTAATAACCACTCTGTAGGGAGTGGTATCTCTATCAACTGATAATTTGTCAACTTCTATATTATTCCGTTTTAATCTTTGTAAAAGAGCACTACTTTGATATTGATCTGCAGTAACTTTATAAAAACTTATATGCCCTTCTTTTTTTAAATCGAGTATAAAATTGCATACAGCGTCAAGATTTATTTTAGACTTTTCGGGGGATATTGGTATCGTAAAATCTCCTACTACAATATTTGAACCCGAATCAATATCAATCTCTAAATGGCACATGCTTATACAAGCCATATCACCGCTTTCAGCTAAATCAATATGAATTGTACGTAATGCATGAGGGGCCCTATAAAACTCATAACAACGTCCTGATTTAATAAAGAACAAGTCCCTTACTTTGTACCATATTAATTTTTCAGGGTCTTTATCGTCCGGCGCTACAATAGAGGTATAAACATTATTAAGTTTATTTGTAAAAATATTTTCAACCACTCTTTTATCATCTATCAACTTTGGAAGACTTCCTGCAGGCCATCCTGCAAAATCAGCTACTACTCTTTTTAACCCCGTTGAGTTTTTCAATGCTTCCACCATATCAATCGGGAATTCTATTATCTCTTCTTTTGCATATCGTTCATACTCTTCATCATTTAATACTTTTGGAGGCCTCGCTGCATCTCCTTTAAAAACCGGAATAGTTTGATTTGTTTTCTGCCACTTTGGGTATTTTTCAGGAAACATATCCCAATGCTTAGCATTTATGATGAGTACTTCAGGATCGGTTTGAGCGTCCCCCTCATAAATCCACTTATCAATAGGGGATGTAGAAAGATCTAATGGGGAGCTGTCTAATATAACTCCACTTAAATATCGATGAGCAAATCGTGAGTTAACTCTTTCTCTCATATCCGAAAACGCCCCCCAAATCTCCTCAATAGCTATTCCACGATTAATCCAAAAGGAAATTTCTGAAACAATTCCTAAGATAATATTCATACCGAGCAAATCTTCTCTACTGCTTGCAATTGTTATATGAATATCTCTACTAAATTGGAAAGCGCCCATTCTACCCGCACTTGTATAGGCTATTTTTTTATCACCGATTTCTTTCTGTTTAATTTCAAGTCTGTCCTCCCTCCATACCCTTTCAAACATTGGAGAAGATTTCAACAAGGTATAAAATGGCTGGAGTAATAACTGGTTTACCTTCCTTTGTGTGAAGCTCATAAGAGCAATTACAATAGCCCCTATTTCATTGAGATTAAAAAATCGTTTCGGATTTTTCATATAATGCAAATGAACAACAATATATGTTGCTATAAGTGTAGACAGGGTCGTTTTTCCCCATCCAATACAGGTGCTTAACGCCAATACCCTTTTTCCATTTAATGGCTGCATGTACTGTTTAAATGCCTCCTTTACTTGTGGATATATCTTGTCTGCGATTACGCCTATCCACTTTGGAGTAAGAAACTCTTCTACCGTAGGAGGTCTTATCCTGTAGAATAATTGCCATAGATTCCTAAGTTTATAGGCTTTAACGTTATCAGGAATTGACGTATCTGTAAGCAATACTTGTAAATAATCAAGAATATCATTAATATTATCATCTAGATAGCCTTCTTTTAAAAGTATACTACTATCATCTGATAGGTATGGAGACAAATATTCATAAATTTCTTTATTCACAAAATATTAGTAAATATATCAATTCCCTTTATTTTTTTTATTGTTTTCTTGATACCTGACATATCGAATTATTTTATCTGCCGTTCTATTTATAATATTATTATAATTTGTCTTATTCAATTCATAAAGCACTTTTTCTACAAGTATATGCCAAGGCTTAATTCTATCATGCCATACTTCAATACTCCCGTATCCTTTTGGCATAGTTAAAATGTACTTATTTTCGCCTTTATCATTCTTAATCATTGTATTACGAATTCGTATTTCGTCTATTTTATCTTTATTAACATATACCACAATTCTTAGCATTTGTTTAATTTCTCACTATAATGCTTATCGCACAGCGTAACTATCCAGCCTAAATCATCTCTCAATTTTCCTTTTTTCCCACAAATTTCACATGTATTAGCAGATTCTTTTTCAGCTTCTTCAATATATTTCCTCATTTTTCCAATTTCAAAATTTGTATAAAATCGTAACATGCCAAATTTTTCTTTTACTTGCAACACTACAAAATCATCTAATCTTGAATGATTCTTAAGTTCCTCTTCTATTTTCTCACATAAATTCCAAATAATATTAAACCACCCATCCCCACATTCAAATCCAAATGCCATAAGACTTTCAGTCAACCTCTTTTCAGGATGAAAAAATGTAAATCTCTTAAATAATTTTACACTGTTTTTTTGATTCATCAGTATACCGCCTTTATAAATTTTTTAATCCCAAAAGGTAAATAAATATTCTCCAAAAAGTTTAAATCCCTCTTCAGCTTTATCATTAAAATCTTTTATCATTTTTCTATTATAATAAAACGGTTTATCATCAAAAAGATACTCTTTCCTTCGTGTACCATCATTACTTATTAATGTATATGTTAACGGTTCATGTCGATTTGATTCAATCTTTTCATACGGATTACCATACTTCTCTTCAAAATATTTCTTAAATTTTTTATCACACAACTCATTATCATATAATACCCATTCAAAAGCAAATAGTATTTTCTTCAATACACTATTATAATTTTTAAAAGCTATTTTAAAACTCTCGTCATCATGACATGTCTCTTTAGGATTTTCAAAATAACATGTTGCTATTCCCCGTTTTTCCATTTCTGCAAAGGCTTTAAATTTAGGATATACTTCTTTTACAAAAGAAGAATAAAAATTCCGCAAGTACAAATCATCATACCCCCTAAGCAACTTTTGAAAAAACCATTTTACTTCTTTAAAAATACAAGTTATTTTATACCAAACAAATTTATGTATCCACATCAAGGAACTCCTGTTAATTCTTTAAATTCCGGCAATGATAAAATCCAATCACAGAATATACGCCATTCTGGTAATTTGTGATTTTTTCTCTGCCGGTAAATAGTTTTTAATTGTAAATAATTAGTAGTAATACGCATAACCATCTGGAATCCGCTAGGCAAATTTGATATTATTTTCATATAAATATCTTCTTTAGAATACCAATCCCCCCCCCCCCCCTTTTTTTTTGTCCTCTATATAAATTTTATCTTGAGGGCGTATATTAGATGCTTCTTTAAATGTTAATCTTTCATTATTATTAATTTCTTGTAATTTATTATCAAAATCATTGTATAATGTTATCCATTTGTTCACTATATCTATTACTTCTTCATCTACCCACTTATTGCAATGTTCTTTTATGTTCATACTAAGAATCCGATGCATTGTTGATTGACTTGATACTATATCAACGAAATGATATCGCTGAAACTGTTTAAGCCAATACAGAGGAAACTCTATATCGGCTTGCACTACGATACCTTTTAAATAGCAGTCATGCCCACTATTACTTTTAGATCTTCCAAGTTTTCTAGCCCTTATAGAATCTTTAACTAAAAGAACAGGAGTAAATTCTTTTACTACATCTCGCATCGGATATCCACTAGCAACAATAGAAGTTTCTAATCCGTATACCCTGTCATTAAATATTCTCATCTTATATCCCCCCCTCTATAAGATATTATTTTATATACTCTAAAAGTTTTTCTACTTTACATTTATTATATATAAAATTATCAATGTTTTCAATTTTCTTATCAAGCAATTGAAATATAAACGCAGGTATAACGCACTCTTTATTAGCCCATAAAGCTATTTCTTTTCTTGATTTATTCCCTTTCTGCATCTCTTCAAGCTTTTTTGCATCCGCCCCCATTCTTGTTTTTAACTGTAAAAGTCTATTATATAAATTATTATAGGCATCTTTAAACTCGGGGAAATACGTAAGAAATTCATTCCCTTCATTAGCAAGAATAAGATTGAGTAATTTTTTATCTGTTACGACATCTTCACCTCTTAAATGATGCGCAGCTATATATGCTGGACTCTTAATTTTAATACGATTCCAGTTTTTATCCACTATTACATAGCCCTCACTATCATATTGTAATTCTTTAGCTGCTTTAACACAATCTTCCAATGAATTAAATGAATATACTTTCGGAATTGGGAATCTATCAAGTAATGGTTTACTGTAATATTCGATACCTGTACTATTTACCTTTGAACATAAGTAATAAATTTTAAAATCCTTATAGGGGACAACTATCCTATTAATTGGGGTTGCTATTTCAAAAAGATGCGTTGACTTTTTATCTATATTCTGGAAAACTCCAAAAATATAATCACGTCCAAACATTTGTTCTAGTGTATAAACTACAAGATCGTAAAATGAGTTTATTTTTTTCTTTTTATTTAATTGAACGGGAAACTGTAAACTTGCATCTCGTGCATCGATAGTTCCGTTAGTCGATATCATCCATTCATTTTTATAAAAATAACATGCGATAAGAGAGCCATCAATTTTTTCTTGTATACTAGCTGATCCCCAATCGATAACGGCTGCGTTAGATTCTCCATAGTTAAAAAATTTATGGAAAGGGTGCTTAATAACACTCCAATCGCTTTTATCAAATACAATTCCTCGTGCCTCCTGTACTAAAGGAATATTAAAATCACTGTCTATCTGATTATATTTAAATAATACTAAATCGTCTTTCTCTATAACTTTAAATGCATAAGGTTTTTCTTTTAATATTTCCTTCCAATCGTTGGGATGCTCAATTAAAAAATTCTGTAAATATAGATTCATTTTTTTTCCTCATTTAAAAATCGTGACCAGCTACATCAAGTACTGTCAATCCCTCTTTACGCCACATGTCTATAGTTTGCCTTCTGTCGTCTATAACATATAACACGTTATATTTATCCTTAATATGCTTTTCAAACATTTCTTTTTTTACCATCCAATCAGGTCTATGATCTCCTTCTTCTCTAATAAAAATTCTATCATAACGAATATGATTTTTATTAAGCCATTCACTTGTTAAATCCCAAACTGTTACTCCCGATTCATACTTTATATTCTCTCTACCTGTTACAATCATTGTATACGATAGTGAATGTCGATTTTGAATATCGTTTATTAAAGATGCAATTGGTGTATTTAATTTATCTTCTGTGCATTTATAATAATCAAAAGGATCACGGTATTCATGAATAGCAAGAGTCCAATCAACATCCACTAAAATACAGTCGGGTAATTCAACTTTATAAGGAATAAGAACGGGTGCCTTATGTAAATATTTTCTATACATATTAATGATAACCTTTTCTCCCACCGCTTCTTTTCCTCTTATCAAATCTCTTTTAATACATTCTCGATAATCAACATCACAGAAAGAATCATTAACTTCAAACTCAACAGAATGCTCTCTGACATTACTATTATACTCGCTTACAATTCGTCTGAGTCGTTGTTCATGATATGGATTCAAATTTGTATCATCTACAATTACTGAATACCCGTTACTGAGGTAATAATATATAATCGTGTCTCTAATCCTTAGGATATGTAATTCTTTTTCTTTACTCCATTGAGATATATCGATCATCTTTCTTAAATCGTCTTTATTAACTCTTTTTATTGATCCATTGGCTTTTAAAATTTGTTCCTTTGCCCAAGTAGTTTTTCCAGATGCGGGGAGCCCTTTCAACATTATCAACTTTTGCTTTTTAATATTCACCATTTCTTCCTTTAATTTATTCGTTTATATGTCTAATATATATTTCTTTATCCAAATTTTTAATAAAAAAATATACTTTTTTTAAAAAATTCACTATATAGCATAAGAGTATTATCGGAATCGTTATTTTAAAAATTTGTCATTCAAGTAAAAATGCCCCACCATTTTTTACTTCAAAAACTCTAGCTCTATAATCACCCTCCAGTAATTCTTTAACACTCTGCTTATGAGTAATAAGAATAACCTGATTAAGTGCTTCTTGTTCTATAAGATTCTGAAGAACATCAAAGGTCTTTTTCGCTATATCTTCATCCATGAAGTTATCGCATTCATCCAACAAAAGTACCTTTAATCCTGCCAGCCTCGTAAATGCATTCTTAAATCCTATGGTAAATAAATTTTTTTCTGCTCCGCTTGCAAGTTTTATTTCTTTATCGTTTCCATATACAATAGAAAGTCCACTGCGATTTTCTTTTATTTGTACATGATATCTTCCGTTATATGCTTTATCCAGTATTTCATTCATTCCTGTTTCTATATCGCTTTTAAGTTCGTTTATTATATAATTAGGAAAATCCTTTTTTAGAATATCTACAGATTTTTTATATTCGTTTACTTCTTTCAATAAATGATCATGATCTTTATTAATCTTTTGCTTTAATTTTTCATCCTCATCTTTTTGTTTCAGTATCTTTTTATTTTCTTCCTCTATCCATTTATTCTTATTAAGAACTGTTCTATATTCTTCAATTTCCCGGCTTATTAAATCAATTTTGTTTTTTATATCCTCAATTTGCTTATTCTTAGATTCTATATCTGCTTCATCTGGTAGTTGATCAAGCTCCTTTTGTAAATCTTTTTTTAAAACTTCCTTTTCCTCGGCATAATCTTCTATTTTTTTATTAACATTAACTAATTCATTACTTCTTTCTTCTAAACTTTCTTTACTACTGTTAATAACATCTTCTATTTTCTTTTCTTCATATTTAAGTTGATTAATTAAATTATTTTTTAATTCCTTCTTTCTATCGTTTTTTTTCTTTTTCTCCTGCCAAGTTTTATAATCTTTCTCAATAGCCTCTATTTCTTTATTAATGGCGCTTACTATTTCTTCTTTTTCTTCATAACGTCTCTTATAATCATTTATATCGACATTAGAAAAATCCGCTCCACAAGTCGGGCACTTACCCATTTCCACCAATTCTATATTCTTTTTTATATTCTTAAGCTCATTTTTTTCTTCATAAAGTTTTTCTTTTTTAGAATTAAGAACATTTATATCGAAATCCTCTTTAATCCTTTCGAGTTTAATATCATCTATTTGTTTTTTTAATTTATCTACTACATTATAATTGGGATTAGTTATAACATTTTTTAATTCGTTTATCTTACTTTGCAAAATATCTTTCTTGTCCAATAATTCTTTAATTTCTCTTTCTTTACTTTCATAAAAACTTTTAAATCGATTAACATTTTGTAATTTTGATTCAAAATCGTTTATCTCATTTTCTAAAGATTGTTTCTTACTTTGTAATTTTTTAACATCTGTTTCTTTTTCTTTATATGTATTCTCATTAAAAGGGAGTCTTTCTTTTTTATATAAATTATAGCTTTTACTTTCAAGAATTGCTATCTGCTTTTCCAATTCCTGTACTTTTAATTCTAATGACGTTTTTTCATCTTCTAATTGCTGAATTTCTTTTTGAAAATTCAAATCGTAAATATTTTTTAAACTCTCTCGTCTTTTAGCAGGAGTTGCTGTTACTACATCCATTTCACCCTGAAAAGCTATAAGAGCCGGTTTAGAATAAGTAGGATCAAAATATTGTGAAAGTACGTCCACTACATCTTTATTTCCGCTGTACTGCTGTTTATTTCCATTAGAGGAAATTATTAACTCTTTCAATACATTTTTTCCATCATAATGATTCTTAATTATAAAATCTTTCCCACCATATTTAATCTTAGTCTGGATAGTAAAAGAATTACTATGCCAATTTAAATCATCTTCAATTTTACCTTCATTGTGATTAAGAATGAGATATGCTAATGCTCTAATAATATGTGACTTCCCTGCCCCATTAGAACCACTAAGAATATTGAATCCTTTTTGAAATTCTAACATCGCATTTTTTAATGCGCCATAGTTCTCAATCGTAAGATTTTCTATAAACATCTTCTCAATTCCTTTACTATCAAGTTTGTCATCTGTTTATTAATATACTTTTTTTCTTCTTTTTTTAAATCTTTTAAATCTAAAAGGCAATCTTTATATATATCTTCTAAATATAATTTGATATATTCTCCTATCTGTTTTTCATCTTGTATTTCTCCTTCTTTTGAAAAGAGGCTCTCTGTCCTGTTCTCATTTACATATCTACACATTTCTTGAGCTATATTCTGTACTTTCTCTGAAACCTTAACTTTAGGCTTCTTTGCTTTATTTTTTCCCATTATAATTTCCTCAAATTTTGGATGCTTATATTTAAAAAGAAACCATTGATGATTAATCGCATAATTTCGATTATAAGGTCGTATAACAACACCTTCAGCTATGTTCTTTTTGTTATATCCTGGAGGAGTTAATAAACTATCTTTCTCCAAGTCTATTTGTTTTACTTGATCTATAAAATCTTTAGCTGAACTTATATTAGAAAATAAACAGAGAAGCGGCACTCTAATTTTATCCGGATACACATCAAATCCTAAATCCTCGATTTTACTCAACAAAAGCTCCTCATCTTCTACTGCTAGAAATTCTTCGTTTGCGTATGTACCGAACCAGCGCCAATAAATTCCCTCTCCATAATAAATTCCCTTTTGTACTCCTTTACCAAAAAGCTCTCCTATAAGTTGTATTATCTGTCCATTTTTTATTGCAAATTGTTGAATCGCATTAAGAAAAATATAAAGGTCAGGATTGTTTTCTTTTTTAAAGGCTTCTTTATAATTATAAAAGTTTTCATCTTTTAATACTCCGCTACGTCTAGCATATTCTCTATGCCCGTCAGGGTAAAAGATAATTGACAGATTACTACCATGAATTTTTTCTGTCACTTGAAAAATTTCATCTTCAAAAGTATACGTATTAAAAAATTTTTTAATCATTTTCTCTTTACAACTATTTTCAATATCTTTCCATTTTTTAAACATGTTTTCCCTCCTATCTATTGTTGTTTCTATATAAAGAAAATTTGTCTTTTCATCTTTTCATTTACTTTTCTATATACAGTCTCTATACTTTTACATCTGTTTGGCCCCACCGATTTAACTGTTTTTATCTGATATTTCTCCCAATTATCAGGAACTTTCATCGCTGCTTTTTCATAACAGGATAATAAAAAAGAACCTTTAATAGTATTCAACTTCTCACACAATATATTAAAATCCTGCATTAAATATCCAGAATAATGACCTTGATCAGTCTCGGGATAAGGCGGGTCTAGATAAAAAAGTGTATCCTCAAAGTCCCAATAATCTATACACTGAATTACATCACTACAACTAATATAAACTTTTTCTAATCTTTTAATAAATTGTTGCAACATTTTTTTCTTGTTTAAGAAATTTAATGCATTACGTTCATCTTTTTTGCTTCTGCCCCATCCCCCTCCTGCTATACCTGAAAAACCTTGATTCATGCTTACAAAAATAGCCCACGCAACATCTACTTGTGTGTGTTGTTTATGATTCTTTAAAATTTGATTTGCTTTTCTATATTCGACTTCACTATAAGGGGTATATTCAATTTTTCTTAAAAACTCCTCAGAACCCCCTTGTAAACATCTATAAAAAATTATCAGACGTTCATCATGATCATTAAGCGCCTCAATTTTACTTTTTGGTTTATTCCAGAAAACAGAAGCTCCGCCACAAAAAGGCTCACAATAAGTTGTATGAGGGGGGAATAATTCAATTAGTTTCTTAGATATTTTATACTTCCCACCATAATAACTCAAAGGTATTTTATTATCCACTTATTATCCCTTTTTTACTGATTTATGTAAACAATAACCCCTGCTCCATCACCTTCTTACTTACTTTTCTATTTAAATGCACTTCTTTCATAACAGGATAATAAAAACGATCCCTCAATTGTATCCAGCCTTTCACACAGTCTATTAAAATCTTCTACAGTATATCCAGAATAATGACCTTGATCCGCTTCCGGATAAGGCGGGTCTAGATAAAAAAGTGTATCCTCAGAGTCCCAATAATCCAAGCATTTGATAGCATCACAACAACTAATATAAACTTTTTCTAATCTTTTAAAAAACTGTTGTAATACCTTTTTTTTATTTAAGAAATTTAACGTACCACATTCACTTTTCATCCTTCTCCCCCATGTCCCTCCTGCTAAACCTGAGAAACTTTGATTTATACCTACAAAAACAGCCCAAGCCACATCTACTTGCGTATATTGTTTATGATTCTTTAAAATTTGATTCGCTTTTTTATGTTCAGATTCACTATAAGGAGTATATTCAATTTTTCTTAAAAACTCCTCAGAACCTTCTTGTAGACATCTATAAAAAATTATCAGACGTTCATCATGATCGTTAAGCACCTCAATTTTACTTTTTGATTTATTCCAGAAAACAGAAGCGCCGCCACAAAAAGGCTCACAATAAGTTATATGAGGAGGAAATAATTTAATTAGTTTCTTAGATATTTTATACTTCCCACCATAATAACTCAAAGGTATTTTATTATTCATCTACCGCCTTCTCTCTATTAATTTATGTAAACAATAACCCCTGCTCCATCACCTTCTTACTTACTTTTCTATATACAGTTTCTATACTTTTACATTTATGTTTATTTGGTGACGCCGATTTAACTGTTTTTATCTGATACTTTTCCCAGCTGTCAGGAATTTTAAATGCACTTCTTTCATAACAGGATAATAAAAACGATCCCTCAATTGTATCCAGCCTTTCACA